GTGCGGTGGGCGGTGCGATGGGCGGTGCGATGGGCGGTGCGATGGGCGGTGCGATGGGCGGTGCCGATGGGCGGTGCGACACGGAGTGGAAGTCTTATTCATCATCTTCGGCGCTAAACAAATTATCCATTATAATAACGACTCCTTCATCTTCGGCGGTGGTGTCGGCGGTGTTGGTGTCGGCAGAGAACTTGGTAAAGTGAACAGCCATATAGCTCTGAAGACTGAAGTAAGTGAGCTCATCACCTTTATTCAACTTCAAAAGCTTGAACAAATTGTCGTCGGGGTTAATCTTGCGACCATTGTCCTTATCCTGAAGCTTATGGTCGCGGATGTAGGCGAGGACCTCACGAGTCACCTCGGTGCGGAACAGAACACTACCCTCGGGTTTACCCAAGAAAGAGGCCATCTCGTTGGAAATCAGAGTGGGCTTGACGAAAACAGCAGCTGCTTCAGCGTCGGCGACAGCGTCGGTATCATCAGCGTCGGTATCATCAGCGTCGGTATCATCAGCGTCGGCGTCAGCGTATTCAGTTACTATCATTTGTATCGGGTCAGTGGTGTCGGCGGCAGCGGCGGTGGTGTCGGCGCATGCGTGCTTCTGTTTGTTGTGGCGATGAACCCGATGTTTGACATAATCCTTCAAGTCATAATAATCGCGGTCCATTTCGCGATACACGTCGTCATTTAATTCGGCAATCTCTTCTTTCATCTCGTATAGGTCATTACTGGCTTGACCTACTTCGTCTTTCAAGAATTCCACCGTCTCCTTCACATCCGACAATTCAGCATCCACCATTCCGATACTTTGTTTCAGCGTCTTGCACATCTCGCGCGATTCCTTCACATCTTCCATCATTCCAAAATGACGCGCCGTGTGATACTCATTGGACCGTGTAATAAGTTCGAACAACTCGTCATTAACGCTTTGGACTAGTTTCGCACTGACAGTGCTTTCAAACTCAATCTCGCGGCAAATTGCGCGTGTAAATTCTTCACGTAAATCTCCGGATGTCTGGTATTGGTGTTGTTCAGCGTAAACACGCGACTCTTGGATTTGCGCCATAAGCGTATGTTCAACATCTTTCACGCGTCGGGTTAGATTCGCCGTCGTCTGGACGGCATCTTCCAGTTTCGCCATAAGGTCGTTTTCGCGTTTCACGAACAGTTGATAGTCGCTATCATAGATTTGGTTCGTTTCTTCCAGTTTCGCCATAAGGTCGTTTTCATGTTTCACGAACACTTCGTAGTTGCTATCATAGATTTGGTTCGTTTCTTCCAGTTTCGCATTCAGTCCGGCAATTTCGTCTTCCATTTTCGCGGTCTTCGATTGAAATTCAAGACGAAGTGTGTCAATATACGCGAAAATGTCATCATCGGCGTGACACGCCAACGCGGAAACAGTCTCACGAACCGCGTCGCATTTCTTGTTCACATATTTTCTCAATTTTCGCACATGCGTCGACAGTTTGTTGTTTTCATCATTGTTTTCGCGGTGGATGTCGATTTTCGTGTCCTGAAGTTCTTGATATATATCATCCGTTCCGCGCGTGAGTCGTTCGTATGCCTCCTTTTGTTTCTGGAGTTCCTCTTCTTGTTGGTCGCATTTGGCGAATAGGGTTGCGATATTACTCCACAGAATCGTCTGTTCTTCGTTATTTCCTCTACCGGCAACTACGGAGGAGGAGGAGCACGGGAATAGAGGAGGTGGCTGCGACGTATAATATTTGGCGTTATCCACCGAAAGCGAAACCAGCTTTCCAATCGATGTTTGAGGAAAAGGGCGTGACATTACAATGATGTATATAATAATACAAGAATACGAATCAGTGATATATATAACAATCACATTGATTTATATTCAATTTTACGCTATTCAAATACCAATTGCCCATCGTCATTCCATCGTCATTCGCATTGTTTTCTTTACGAGTGTCGTGGTGGGCGCGGATGATTCAATAAGCGAAACCAAACTCAGTAGCACCGGGTCTCTCGCTGCGTTTGTTATGAAATCGACAAAATGTGGCAGATTGTTCGTTTCTTGCGAAAATCGGATTGCGCCTATGCCGCCGCCGCCGCGCCGATTATGTTCACAACACCACGATATAAACGGAAGCGCATACACTGAGAGAATTCCCCCTAAAATATAATACGCATATACGTTTGTATCTTCAGCGTATCGTTTGCGACACACCTCCGTATTTTCCGCGGATTGAATCGTGATGTTTGCGTATTTCAGGTCCATAATCTCGAGCACTTTTACGGCTTGATGTGCGTAAAACACGGCATTGGTTGTTAATTTCTCTCGCACGGCGTGAATGAAATGTGCGCGGGTCGCCGCCGCCGCCCCTTTATTTTCCACGGCAACGTGATAGGTATCAAACATTGTATTGATGATGCGCGCCCATGTTTCCGTATACGTTTCAAACAATAGAATATCGTCGTGCGGAATACAAAAAGTGCGGCGAAGTTGTTCGTTTGCGCTTTTCAGGTCTAGGTCGATGAAATCCATATTGAAATTATGCATGGATTCGTGGATGAAAACCTTGAACCATTCTTCCGCGCGATACACGACAATCTCGCCGTGCGTCTCGCAGTTTCGCGTAACTCCGGTGTTCACGTGGATTGCCGAGAGAATTGCGTCGTCGGTGGGACGCTCCTTTTTAAACGGTGTCATATAAAAATACACATTGAGGCCTTTCTCCGAGCAATCTTTATCTGCGAGACCTGTAACGAGAGAAAGCCACATAAACACCTTATATGCGTAAATTTGGTAGACCGCGATTTCGGACGCACATACACTATCGGCCGCTGATGTTTGACCACCACGTATTTTGTTACACGTGGCAATATGCGACTCGGGGAATGTTATGAAATAAAGTGAAATTGCGCGCCCGTTGATGGTGGATTGGAACTGGATACAATACTCGGATTTCTCTCGGATGTAAGCATATACTTTATACGGAATATATCGGTCGTCGTCATTGCTGTCGCTGCCTGCGCCTGCGCCGCGACGTCGCATATCATAGGCGCGCTGTAGTTCCGAGAGAATGCGCGGATGCGGGAGGTCATTGGCCGAGTTTTTGATTTCAGTGAGTTGAAATGCTGGGCGGGGGTCATCGGCCTCCGCTGCGCCGGTCCCTGTGCCCGCAGTCATTTTCTGATACACGAAGAATTCCGCATTGCGTAATTGGTCATAAAAATGGTTCAGAAAATCGGTTGTCTTTTCTTTATTCTCGGGTAGTCGTGAACGGATGCTTCGCGGCAATTGTTTATGATAATCTTTCGTAAGTGTTTGAATGACTCGTTGGATTCCTGTTGAATCTTTCTGTAATTCTTCTTCAATCCACATCGATGAATGTATGTATTATGATACTATTTTATAATAATACATAATATAATACATAATATATAATATAATGTTCGAACTCATCTTCAAGAAATACTTTAAGCCAGGAACGCTCCACATTTTCGTGTTTTCGTTTTTAGTCTTTATTGTATTAAATATAATCGAAAATGTGATTCATTACAATATTGGGAAATATCACGACGTCAATGGCAACTCCGTAAATGGCAATGGCACTGTAGCAGGGTTCCACTTTACAAATCCGTCCAATAACGACTGGGTTCGCATCGTCGTTATTATGTTTATTTTCGCGGTGTTACAAGGGGGTTTTACAACGTATTTCAGCGTGTGCTAGCCGTGCTGAAATAGTCAGCGTGTGCTAGCGCCATAAGCGCAGTCAGCGTGTGCTAGCGTGAGTGAAATTAGCGCGTCCGCAATTTGTGCCTCACCCGCATAAGATGCTGATAGACCTCCGGTCGCGCACCACGCTGATAGTGAACAAGTTTCGCATTCCGCGTCGCCAGTAACATATCCTTTAAGTTCTGATTTTGAGAGAATTTCGCAAACATCGCGTTCTCCAGCTCTCGTTCACTTCGCCCGTGATTGAAGAAATCGGGGTCAATCGTAATCCGTGATGGGCGAATAATGGCGCTATGGTTCAATTTCCCGCTTTTACTGCCTGCGGCTTTTGCGAGGACTGGGTCCGCCGATAACTCCGACCTAGAATCCAGAGAGAATTTAAGGTAGAATTCGCGGTTGTTATTCTTGAATTTACTGCCTTGATAATAATGCTCTACACTCTGCCACGTGTGGCCGTCCAACATAAACGGCTCATTCCAGAAATTCGATAGTTTGCGGCGCCAGTTGTCAAATGTAGCGAGTTTATGAAAATGGATTTTCTCCGTCTCGGGGATTTTCTCGCCCGCGCCCGTCCCCGGCAATGCGTTGGGGTTGGATTTCGCATAAAACTGGAATACGATATCGGGTGTATACAAATTGGCGGCATTTCTATCTCCTCTGGTGCCAGTGGTATGGATTTCCTCCAATAAATCATCCAGGCTCTCGTTTGGTATATCGTCCACTCGTATACCGAGTTCACGTTGAAATAGTTTGAATTGCGGAATGAGGCAGAATGCGCCAGACTGCGTTTCCAGGCATTTCGTCGTGATAAGTAGCTTAATATCATAAGGTAGTTCAGAGAATGCGAGAACACCGTGCGTTTTATAGGTGATGAGATTGTAGGTGGTCGCCTTGGAATTGTTTATGCCGCCGCCGCCGCCGCCGCCGTTTCGCGGGCTACGACTACGGGCGCGACCTCCTGTCGTGGCGGTGGCGGCGGCAGCACTCGAAAGAGACGTTCCTTTCCCCACCAAAATATACGCGGTAGGCTCAAACACACCCCGCTTCCGAATATCCGCGTCCACTCCGCCGCCGTTGTCTCCTCCTGCGCCATTATCACATTGTAACACATTATCGATATCGCCCGCTTCATATGCGTCACGCGAAAATAGGACGAATTTCATATTCAACACACGCTCCATTGTAGCGATGGCCCACGCGTCAGGCCAGTAAAGCGACGTCATCATCCGTTCCTTTAATTGTTGCGCGGACCTCACTTCGCGCATATAATCGTATTGCGACGAGAGAAGTTTCGTATACTTCATCTCATCGTGTTTCATATTATGCTCTACGACGAGCTTCTTCGCACCCGCAATCATAAGCTGTTGTTGGGCGCGGTCGTGGATGGCGGATATCCGGCGTTTGACGTCATTATAATTATTCACGAGGTCTTTCGTCTCTCGCGTTTGAGTCCGCGTCAGGGCGTGATACATTGCGAATTTCTCTCGGTATCCCCGAAATACTTCGTCCGTAACTTCATCGGAGAGTTGTTTACGCAGTTCTAGGATGGTCGTCGTTCGACCTTGTGTGAGAAGTGCGTCCCGAATCACCGCGAAAAAGGCGTCACTGGCGCCCTCATTATCTATGAAGTTGAAATACTTATTCCGGAGATACTTTTGAATCCAGAGGTCGGTGGCGGGGCTGGGTTTATATTGGCGGCGCTCCATTTCGGATTGTTCTTTGGTTTGAAGTGGGAGAATGGATGCGCCGGATAATAGATGTTTTTGCCTGGCGTCTAGGCCAAATGTGGCGCCATAGGCGTCGGCGTCGGCGTCGGCGTCGGCGTCGCTACTCGTGTCATCGCCATCCGCATCCGCCGCTGCCCCTGTCACCGGCTCCTTTCCGAGAGATTTCTTGATTTCATTGACTTCGGCGGCGCGTTTCTTCGGGTCAACGGCTGCGGCTTCTGCGGCGGCATTCGCGGCGGCCTTGTCTCCCTTTTTAGCACGGGATTTCCGTAATAATTCCGTATTTACAAACCCATATAACAGCGGTGTCAATTTATGGATATCTAGGTCACCCGATTCGTCCATCTTCACTTGACCCGACGGCATTTCATAGACGCCAATCTGTTTCATAAACTCCATTTCTGTATTGAATAAATAAATAGGCGCGTATACGACACTATACCGTTTCGCGAAATGGTAGTTCAATTGACCTAGACCAATCACGACCTTTTGCGGGTCGCGCAATAACTGAACCTGGAATAATGGTGTATTGTAATTGAAGTCTTCTTCTTCTAAATGCGAATACTCGTGATAATTGATATTGGTGTTGAGTTTGGATTTCACCATCGTGGCTGGCGTGTTATGTAATTATTATATACCGATAAATAATAATTACAGGTCTTTCCGCATACGTGTCAATCATAGCCTAATCATCTCAATCATAGCCTAATCATCCCAATCATAGCCGAGTGGACCGTAGACGAGGCGAAGCCGAGCGTAGGGGAACGAGGCGTTACCGGTAGACAATCGTCTTCCGCTCCATCCCCGTATCCGTATCTGTCGTCGTCGTAACAAACATCAGCTTGAAGCACCGTTCCTTCGCTTTATTCAATGCGGTAATCACGCGTTTATACCGGTCCACATTATTGTCCGAGGTCCCGCCCGCCCCCAAATGAAGCGCATCCGCCTCGTTCCCGTAATCTAGGATTTTCTTATCCTGCCAAATGTCGTGAATCGAAAGAAATCCAGGAATATTCATAATAAAGATACCCGCGTTGCGTCGGTGGTAATAGTTGCTTAAAATCACGTCATCCGAGAGACGGCAGATTTGATTGTCATCCGCGGTATAACGCGTCATATATTCCACAAAATCATCGCCAAATGAATTCAGTTTCACACAAACCGACCCATACCCTTCCGCAATGGTCGCGGTATCCTTATGTGTGCGTTTCCCGTTCAGGGCCATATTCACGAAATCAAATCCCGTAGACGTCCATACATTGTCGTCGTCGGCGGGAATCATTTTCTCATACGTTTCAATCATACGTTTGGGGTAGGCGATATCATCGTCGAGATAAATAATGCGGGTGTTGTCGGGGTCGTATGTGCTCGCGTGTTCGCTGGTGCGCAGATACATCACCGCTGGCAAAATCTTCGTCGCAGGTCCATAATCCGTGGCGATTTGATTCACGGTGAGAGATTTCCGAATATACTTTGGCACGACATACGACTCTCCTGTGCGCGCAAACTCTTTCGGGATATTCAATAAAAATAGGTCGGGTTTGCGGGTTTGGTCCAGAATACTATTTATCATTGGTCCACATTTATTGATGCGGGTGGGGCTCGTTGTAAACGATACAATAATCTTCATTTCGTGGGTCGTATTATGTATTGCTATTATTATTCAAGTGACACCTCTATATTTGTTTTATTTCTTCGCCTTTCCAGATATCTCGTCTAGCATATCCAGATGCCTAAAGATGGTTTTATTCGTAATACTGGGTTTGGATTTGAGTTTCAATTTGGAAATCTCGGTGATTTGTTCTACGCGAGCCTTAAATGATTCGGAGGCGTCGGAGGCGTCGGAGGCGTCGGAGGCGGCGAGGACTGCGTGGCTATGTTTCACCATAATATACAGATTTTCCGTGAGTTCATCCACTTCGTTCGTCTTGCCTTCCTGACGCATATTGGAATACATCAGGTCTTGAATCTGGCGCATCAATGCGATGACCTGCGTCTTCTCCACAATCCCGTTTTTCATCAAATTCACAATGAAGAGCGACATTGCCTTTCGTTTCTCGTTCGCCTTATTGATATCGCAGAATTTGTCGTAATTCTTCTTGGGGTCACAGTAGTCAATCGTTTCAAACAGTGACATAAATGACGCTAAATTGCGTTCAAATAAGTCGCGAAATACCGCGAAGGGACTCGCACTCGACGCGGCATCCTGCGCCATCAAGTCGCGAAACAGGCGCGCATAAATCTCGGAATAGAATGCGTTTGAACTCGCAGTATTGAAGATGGATACTGCGACGCGATTCATCACCGCAACGGTATTGTGCTCTTCAGATGTATCATCGATAGACGCTGCGAATAAATCCGCGATTTCCTTTAGAATGTTGGAAAACATTGTCGTGTATGTTTTGTCGGTGAGTTTGTTGAGATAGGACCGGATATTGTCAATTCCTAGCTCGATACCTTCCTTCTTCTTCAGTTCCGTCTTTTGAAAGGATAGAATCGTCTCCCATTCGTTATTTGGGATTTGTTGTGAGCGAGACGACGACGACGACGACGACGAGCCGGAAGAAGACCGCGTAATCGAATGAGTGCCACTACCCGCGGCGTCGTGGCCGAATCGACTCTGAAATGTATTCGCACTGCTTCCTGCGACATGATACCCGGGCGCTGCTGTAGTACTGCCGTTGTCTCCTCCTCCAGTTAGCACCCCGGTTGACCGGAATTCACCCCCCGCTCGAACAGGAAATACTGGTGTTTTTATATAGGTCGCCGCACCCACCAAATCGGCTAAATCCGAAACAGACTTTATAACATCATCGGGTAATTTCAAGTCAAACCCCATATTCATAAACGCCGCATAATCGGGAAGGTCGTAACGATGTGTTATTTTTGCCATAGGATGCGTTCGTGCGTTCGTGCGATGCGTCTATTATAATATATCTCGTTGTTTTATATCAATTATATGGCACATCCAGTAAGTAAAGCATTTGAATCATACCGCCATTCTGGCGGTCTCGGCCATTTTGGCGGCGCGGAGGCCTACATCCAGGCCAATCTCTCGGTGCGCGATATTGAAAAGAATAAATATGGCGAAGTATTCACTCCGTATTCTTATATCTGCGATTTACTCGACCAGCTTCCTGCGCGGGTCTGGCGCGACCCTGGCCTACGCTGGTTAGAGCCAGCGTCCGGTATAGGGAATTTCTGTTTGGTGATATATATGCGCCTGATGGATGGGCTTGCGGACGCAGACGCGTTTCTGGACCCGGTCGTGCGCCACGAACACATATTGCGGAATATGCTTTTTATGGTAGAACTCAACGAAGAGAATGTAGCACGCACGAGAGATTTATTTGGGCCGTTGGTGAATATACAGTGTGCGGATTTTTTAGCCGGAGGCGAGGCCGAGTGCGTCACATCATATGCGAATGTCATCATCGGCAATCCCCCATTCCAAACTCCGAGAGATACCGCGCGCACCAGCAGTAAGGGCGGTCAAACCTTGTGGGATAAGTTTATTGTAAAATCTCTCGGAATTCTTCGCCAGAACCTTCCTCATCCTGGTGCGGGAACGGACACCGAGAGATTTCTCTGCTTCATCACCCCACCGGCGTGGCGAAAACCGAACAGTCCTCACGGATTATGGGCGATGATGACGACCGAACCGTGTTCTCTACAATACCTTCATATGATAGACAAGAAAACCGCAATCCGGGATTTATGCGTCCAACAACGAATGGATTTGTTTATCGTCGGCGTTGCCGTGAGCGACGACGGCGGCGACGGCGACGGCGACGGCGACAGTGACAGCGCGCCGTGCCGTGTTATCACAAGTGCGTCCGACGGAAATACTTTGAATATAATATCTCCGAGAGATTGGCCATTCCTGCCCAACGCAGAATTTGAAACCATACAAGGAATACTCGACCCAAAAGGCCCGAGTCCACATCGAGTCCTTTATGACCGCTCCGCTTACGGCAGTGACCTCCCACATATGTCGCCTGAATACCGCGCCGGGGAATTTATTTATCCGGTCGTCCATACAATGACGCGGCGGGGGCTGGGACTTTGGTATTCCAATACGAAGACGCGGGGTGCTGGGCATTTCGGGAAGGCGAAAGTCATTTTGAACTTCAATGAAAAATTGTACCCGTATTTTGACTACTCGGGGGAGTTTGGGATGGGGCAGTTTTCATTCGGGTTGCCTGTGGGGGGGTCAGTGGCGGCGGAGGGTGAGGCGATAGTGCGTGTGCTGAATTCGCCGCGGTTTACGGCGGTAGTGCGGGCGACGAAGTGGGGGGCGTATCAGACGGATAGGCGGATGTTTGAGTATTTCCGGGAGGGGTGGTGGCGTTCGCCGTTATTTACGACGACGAGTTGAATGGATGCTTCAATGCTTCAATTGAATCCACATTGTTCGATTTTGGGCGGTTTCACGGGCTTCAATTTGGATGGCCTTGGTTAACGCCCTAGCCTTTAGGGTTGCTTTGGCCCTTAAGGCGCGATCGGCACGAATTACTGCTTTGGTTGCTGTATACATTGTGTTTCTGATACGGTGACGGAGATGACTGTGAATAGGTATTACCTATAAAAGCATTTCAATTTTATTCATTCCTGTAGAAATACGCGCCATCATTATCAAACCGACTTAAACATATCTTGCTAACATTATCAGACATAACCGACTTTTTTCGCGATTTCACCCTTACGATATACTATGTCATCTACCGACGATACTCCTTCTAGTTCCGGCTTCGCTGACTCCACTGCCGACTCCACTGCTGACTCCGGCTCCGCCTCCGCCTCCGCGTCGTGTCCCGAATTCAAGAAATGGGAAGACGTCGACGAAATATCCCCCGACCTTCTCCGCGGAATTTACGCCTATGGTTTCGAAAACCCTAGTCATATCCAGCAAAAATCAATTCTTTCGATTATCCAAAAACGCGACGTCATCGCGCAAGCCCAGTCCGGCACAGGCAAGACTGGCGCATTTACCGTCGCAGCACTTCAAAGCGTCGATGTCACCCTCGCCAAGACCCAGGCACTTATTCTCGCACCTACACGCGAACTTGCTAAACAAATCCACGACGTGATTACCGGCATTGGCGCAATGATGTCAGGGCTTACGACACGTCTGCTTGTCGGCGGCACTTCCACCTCGGACGACGCGGCCGATTTGCGTAAATGCGTCCCACACATTATCGTGGGTTGCCCTGGTCGCGTATTTGATATGATTCGCCGCAATCATATTCAGGGTTCCAACGTAAGTATGCTCGTGCTAGATGAAGCCGACGAGATGCTTTCCGCTGGATTCAATGACCAAATCTATAACATTTTTCAGTATATGCCGTCTGATATCCAGGTCGTTCTCTTTAGCGCAACGATGCCGCCTGATTTGTATACATTGACCGAGAAGTTTATGCGGTCGCCCGTGAATATCCAGGTGAAAGCGGAGCAGCTTACCCTCGAGGGTATCCAGCAGCACTATATCGCACTGGACGACGATGTTCAGAAATACCTCACGATGAAGGACTTGTTTAAGACGATTTCGGTTTCACAATGTATTATCTTCTGTAATTCCACGAAGCGTGTAGCAGACCTTCACGAGGCGATGCTTTTTGACGGGTTCCCTGTTTGCTGTATTCATAGTGGTATGGAGAAAGGTGAGCGCGATAAGGCGTATCAGGACTTCAAGGCAGGCGTTCATCGTGTTCTCATTTCATCCAACGTGACTGCGCGCGGTATTGACATTCAGCAGGTAAGCACGGTGATTAACTTTGATATGCCACAGGACGTCCATATTTATCTCCACCGTATTGGTCGTTCGGGGCGTTGGGGGCGCAAGGGTGTCGGTATCAGCTTTGTCACTCGTCGCGATATGCGCATTAAGAAGGACATTGAGGTGTATTACGGGACGATTATCACGGAGTTGCCGGTGAACTTTATGGAGGGGATGTAAATAATTACTAAGTATTCCAATAAATGAGTTTAAAATGAGTTTGATTATTCATTTTATACTGTAATGTCATATAAATACAACAATGTCGTGTTCTTTTAGTGTTTGTTCGTTATTCACCGATGTTCGCGAATCTGTTTCTGACCTACCGCGCGAACCTGAAGATGTAAAGGCGTTACTTATGGAACATTTAGGACTCGGGCGTTCGGGAGCGACCGCGACCACTGGCACGACCACAATGACGGTAGCGACTGGCACGGCATTCAAGCACCCGATTTCATATACCGACCCCGATAAATTACACGAGTTACCCAGCTCAATCATTGAAGACCTGGAAATGCTACACCCGAAGAATGCCGCCGCCGACGAACACGACGATGCCAGGGCAGAGGACGCTGAGGCCGACGCCGAGGACGCCGTGAAAGGTCTTTACCACTATGTCTTCTCCCCTACATCCGTCTACGGCACCGACCATCTCCCCATCTGGAGTAAATATTATACAACTGATATTGCGTATCTAAAACACACCCAGACGCTTCTGGAAATGTTTGATAATGAACTCCTTGAGCGCTGTATTGCGCAAAATACGGCCCACACATCCAGCGTAGATGCCTTTGCCGCGATGAAAGACACGTGGAAGGATTTCCGAGGAACCGGCAAAATCGCGGATTTCAAAGAGAAATTCAGTTACGTCGAGACCCCTTTCCTCTCCAAGTTGAACGGGTCGTCGTCGTTTCTCCAGTTTTTAAGTCTGTATAATATTTCATCGCCGGTTATTGCGCTGCTGACACCGCTTATCGTGTTGATTATTCCATTTTTCGTCCTAATGATGCGCGGACTTGCCGTGTCGATTTCAGAATACGTCGATATTTTGAAGACCATCATCAGTCAGCATTCTGTGGGGCAATTTCTGACGCAATTCGAGACGGTTTCGGTGGAACAGAAAATGTATATATTGATGTCGGTCGTGTTTTACGGTATCCAGATTTACCAGAATGTTATGGCGTGTATTCGGTTTTACAATAATATCAAACTGGTCCATACCCACATTCATACCATCAATGGGTATCTCACCGCGACTGGTGTCAATATGTCGTATATGATTCAACTCATCCAGACATATCATCTCACAACCTACGAGCCGTTCCGCGAGGAATTGGCGGAAAAATACGCGCTTCTGGAAGAAGTGACCCGCGCACTCTCCGATATTTCGCCGTTTTCGGTATCCGTGAGTAAATTCTTCCAGATTGGATACATAATGAAGAACTATTATTCGCTGTTTTCACAGACGGACTTAAATGAATTACTGGAATACAGTTTCGGATTTAATGCGTATATGGAGCATTTGACGGCGTGCCGTTCATTTGTCGTGGATGGAATGATACACGCGTGTTCGTTCACGGAGCCGGAAGCCGAGGCGGTGGCGGAGGCAGCGGAGGTAGCGGAGGCGGAGGCGGAGGCGGAGCGCCCATTGACACCCATCGCCGAGGAGACCGAGGAGACCGAGGCCGAAGAAACGGACGCTCCTCCCACCGCCCTACTGCCGCCGCCACCACCGCCTCCCCCCGCGCTCACCGTTAAGAAAACCGGAGTAACAAAACTCATATCCCAGGTATACGCCCCCCTTAAGGCACGGGAAGCCGCCGCCGTCGTCGCCAATGACATCGTCCTGGATAAACAACTCGTGATAACCGGTCCAAACGCCGCAGGCAAAACCACCGTCATCAAATCCACGCTATTCAATATCATTCTTTCCCAGCAAATCGGATACGGATTTTATGAACGCGCGGAAATCACACCCTACGACTATCTTCACTGCTACCTGAATATTCCGGACACGTCGGGCCGCGACAGTCTCTTCCAGGCCGAATCGCGCCGGTGTATGGAAATCCTGCGCTGTATTATGGACAACCCAACGAAACGCCATTTCTGTATTTTCGACGAGCTTTACTCGGGAACCAATCCATACGAAGCCGTCGCAGCCGCATACGGGTATATTGCGTTTATCTCCAAGAATCCACGGGTGGACCTTATCCTCACCACGCATTATATTGAACTCTGCGAACTTCTGGAGAAGCGGAATGCTGGCGCGATTACCAATCTTCATATGTCGGTGTCGCCGGATACGGGCGCATATTTGTATAAGATTGCGAACGGAATTTCGTGTATCAAAGGGGGGTTGAAGGTTCTGCGCGATTTGGATTATCCAAACGAAATCGTGGAGAGTGCGAGACTGATTATTCAGGGGTAGGGACATAGTGATAGCGATGCCCCCCGATATACTTTCGCAATAATCCACAATAAATGAAATAATCCGGGTCATCTGTATACGTCACATTCCGCAATCCGAGTATGTCGTTATAAAATGACACGCATTGGTCTATCGTCGGTGGCTTCTCTGGGGTCTTGGATACCGCGTCGTATATCGCGTTCAAATTCGCGCGGGCTTCTTCGTGCTTTTGCGTGAATTGGGCTTCATAAAAGGAAACATTCAAATAATTAATGAACTTGGCGAGAAGACACACGATTTCGTTTGGCTCACTCATTATGTATACTGTAACTATCTATACACTAATCATTATACATCATATATATTTATGCTGTATTGTCCGCAGTCCCTGCCGTCCCTGCCGTCCCTGCCATCGCCTCCGTCTTATCAATCACTACATTCTTCGCCACCCGCTTTATAATTTTGGATATATTCCCATCCTTCTCGCCATCCGTTATCGTCTTGGATAATTTAAAATATTGGACGTTTTCGTTGCTGTTGCTATCCATACACCGCGGATGTTGTGCGGCCCACTCCCCCATCAACCGCACATTCTTGTGTTCCACGGAGAGCACCGCGTTCGTCATTTTCTCATAATCGGGGCCATCCTGTTCCCATTTATCCGCGTCCTTCACATACAATGTCTCCCGTTTGATGTCGCTACAATGGACCGGCCGTTTATGTAATTCGGTTTTATTCAGGTTTGTTATCAATATATTCGACATCCCTTCTACGTATCCGAGCTTCCCCACACTTTCAAGGTCGTCCGTATCCAGTTGAATCGAATTCACGAAATCCTTCATATTCATCGCGTCTTTACACTGCTCGTTCAAGAACAACTGGAGATTAAACGTTTGATTGTAACAGTTTGTCATATTGTTGTTGTTATTGTTCATATTGTTAACAACGGTCATCGGATTCGCCGCCGCCGCAGCAGCCGCAGCCGCGCTCGCTTTGTATAACTCCAATATCTGCGTCTTGAATTCGTGATTCATATGCATCATCGTGTTTATCATATTCTTCAGTTCTTCGGTGTTTTCGGCCTTGGACGCCTCAACCACTTTCATCATACACGACATCCCATATTTCTTATTATGCCGCCATAATCCGGTTCGGTTGATATAAGGGCGTTTACAATACTTACAAGAATAGGCGCCGGTCACGTGACCTTCGGGGGCGGCATCGGCATCGGCATCGGTCACGTGACCGCCGAATGGAGGGTGGTAGATGACGTTATTTTCGGTATCTTCTTGGTCGAGGGCGATATGGACGATTTCGTTGATGGGTGTTTTTTGGGGGGTCGACACTTCGCAAATTTCCAAAGCCGGTTTTTGGGGGATGCCTTTTACGCCCGGACCCCCCGAAACACCGGCCACGAGACTGTGAATCATATTTTTACATTTGGCGTTCTCGGAACATAACCGTTGATGCTTTGACGAATAAAGATGTCGCTTATAATCAAATCTGTTATTGGTTGTGGTGTTACAGGTGTCGCAGTGGAACATATGCGTAATTTCAGTCTTGCGTAAAATGGTGCCTAAATGACGGAGGGCGTATACACAAGGGTGAGATAATAGGTCGGGGTGGGTGGACGCGCCGGGAGGCCAAAAAGTTACCGTCACAAAATATTCGGCCGGACGAAAAAAGTTGTGACTGGTCAGTCACAAATCACGCATTTTTCGTGTTTCAAAAGTATCCTGGCCTACCCCCGTTTTACCCAAGTGATGGAAATGTTGCGTATTGTTGCGTAGTCGGCAACCGTTTCAGCAACCAATGCCCCGTGCCATTGGGATATACTACCCGTATGAATGGCCACCATTGGTGGCGATAATCTAATATTATTTTTTCTATTTTTGAACCTAATATTTTTGGCTGAAAAGTGTCCGTTCCGATGTTTTTCTGGTTTCCAACCAGGACTTTATGAATAATACCAATTTTCTAATTTTGACCCTAATATTTTTGGCTGAAAAGTCTTTGTTCATATATAATCCTAGGTTCCCAACCGGGACTTTATGAATAATACCTGATTTTCTATTTTCTAATTTTGAACCGAATATTTTTGGCTGTGAACTGTCCGTTCGTATATAATCCTAGGTTCCCAACCGGGACTTTATGAATAATACCTGATTTTCTATTTTCTAATTTTGAACCGAATATTTTTGGCTGAAAAGTGTCCGTTACAATGTTTTCCTGGTTTCCAACGGGGACTTTATGAAAAGTATGATATAAACCCATCCGCCTTATTTCATACATTATTCCGTTCAAATTTCAAATATAACATCCCAGATTAATATATTAAAACACACACAACGAGAGAATGGGCGAGTTAAGTTTTTTGACCATTATTGTTAGTTTAGCCGTTTGCTCTCTTTTGGTATATGCGATATTTCAATATATGAAGGTTCGTTTGACGATACTGGAACAGTCGCATAAAGAACAAGCGCTTATTTTACAGCAATTCATAGAAGAATCGTCGACGGATATACACCGTTTATATCAGATGAAGTCGTCGGCGTCGCATAATAATGACAATGCTGCGCAGTATGGCGGCGGACACCACGGAAGTATTATTCTGGAATACGCCAATGCCAATGCCGATGCGAATGACACCAGTGAATATCAAGAAAAACCCATTGCTTATAATGCGCCCCATTTGATTCATTTAGATACAGCGATTTTTCAGAATAAGCGACACACTAACCTCATTGAGATATCATCCGATAGCGAGGACACGACGGAAAGCGAGGGCAGCGATTCCGATAGTAGCGACGACGAGAGCAGCGATTCCGAGAGCAGCGATTCCGAGAGCAGCGGCAGCGATGACCATACCGAGAACGCAGAACCCACAGTCGAGCCTGAACACTCAATAATAGACGAAGTTGTAGTTGAATTGGTAAATTCAGTCAGCGCGACTGCGTCGGCTCCTGCGCCCGAAACCAAAATGATTACTGTGGATTTAGGCGCAATTAAAGAGTCTTCTTCTACATCACCGGAACACCAACCGCTCGATGTATTGGCTATGTTATATAAAAAGAGTGATACACACGAGGAACCGGATGTAGTCGCACCGGCCACTAGTAGTGTCGCGCAACCTTTAACGGGAATGTCTGTTATTGAATTACGCAATTTACTTAAGGAGAAACATCCCGAAAAACACGCAGAAATCCAGAAAATGAAGAAGGCGGAGCTAATTCAATCATTACAATAGTATTTTTATTCTCATAATATACATAATACAAGATTCCATTCCATTTCATTCCATTCCATTCCATTTCATTATGTCACAACCTCATTGGGCCAAGAATTACAGTTCCAGTCATAATGTCTACTTTGATTTTCCGCCAATTATGACGGATGGACGCAACTTTTCAGGATGGCAGCCTGGCAACGCCGTAAATGATTCGATTCGTCGCGCCGAGAATATCAAGACCAACTGGGACTATCGCAGGTATTTAACGAACAACGCAGACCAAATTATGACAATCAATCGCGTGGATACCGTGAATATGTCCGGTCACGGTAATATTGAAGTCAATGCTTACGAACAAGATAATCAGCGTAATGTGCCATTTATGTATTCATCTGTTATGGATACGAGAGAACCGTTTGGGTATGCGCCGAGCGACTTAAAAGACGTCTATCTCTCGCGCGAGGCGCTTCAATCCAGGATGGTTGCGCCGGAAATCACGCAGGAGCAAATCCTCGCATTCCAGCGCCAGCAGCAGCAGCAGAGCAACGGTCCGGCACAGGCACAGGCACAGGCACAGAGACAATAAACATATAAACCATATTTGTAATGATTGTATTATACATAATTATTACAAACCACATCTATAATAAATGCGAATCATCAGTTTCGATGTAGGTATGAAGAATCTCGCATATTGTATATTTAGTATACCCGATACAGTCGCTTTCGCCGGCGCTTCTCCGTCCGTATTGATTCATCAAATCCAAATCGAGAGATGGGATGTTATTGATTTACGATTCGAGCCGAATCTCTCGGAGAGCGCACATACAGAAGCACCGCCACCGAGACCGAAGCGGACGTGTTGTAATGATGGGAAGCTGGCCAAGTGGGTTGCTCGACCGAAGTTCATTGCGCCTACGGCTCCACTCACTTCGGTCTCGCTGGTTCCGCTCGATTCGGGCTCGACTCTGGGTGTATCTGTGCCGTCGGCGGGAGGTGCTGCGTCGACCTGCCCCCCCATCCTGTATTGCGACAAATGCGCCGAGAAATCCAAATATAGAATACCTTCACGAGAGATTTTACCTATCAAGCGCAAACCTGAACTTCTTCAAAAGAAGAAACTTGGCGAACTTATGGATATTAAGGCAAATCTCTCGGCGCATCTAGTCGCGCAAGCGTTCGGAGGACCGGCCGCGCCGCACAACCTCAAACTCCGTAAAGCCGATCTCGTCCAAGAAATAGTCACGACTCTCGCGAGAGAGTATCTAGAACCCTTTGATGAAAATAAGTATTCAAGTTATATTACCGGGGGAGTAGTGAGTGACAAACCCAAGAAGGCAAACTATATCTATGCGCATGACCTCGACCTAATCACCTACGGACGTAATATGATGAAGCATCTAGATGCGATTCTGTTTCCCGCGTCTTCAAATGGAGCGGGAGCGACAGCGGGAGCGGCTATTGATATGATGATTATAGAAAATCAAATCAGCACACTTGCCTCTCGAATGAAGACACTACAAGGTATGATTACGCAGTATTTCATTATGAAACATATTCCCCAGATTGAATTTATATCGGCGTCCTGTAAGTTGAAATTATTCACAGATTCTAATTTTGAACACGGCGGAGAAGAAGTATGCGTCGACGCATCCACCTACGCTGACCGTAAAAAATCGGGTATCATCGTATGCCGTTCTCTCGGCGAAATCTCTCGCAAACATAATTCAAGCTACGCGAAATGGATGCCCGTCTTTGAAAATCACAAAAAGAAGGACGACCTCGCAGATTGTTTTTTACAAGGATTATGGCGGGTCCATAGTGCGGTATGAATATTCGTAGTGCGGTATGAATAGAATAATAAAGTATTTATTTTATTCATATAAACAGCTATATCATTTATTTTAGTATAAAGATTGCTATTGTATTTGTATTATACACCATTTCATAAAACATAATGGCAGAAGAAATTGATTTAGGCGCATTGGATACAATGCCTACATTTACGATTGGCGGGGGGCGTTCATCATCGGGCGGCGGCGGCAATTTTGGCGGAGGAATTGAACTCCTGATGAATAATAAATTTAAGGACAGTGACCGTAGGGGTGGCGGCGGCGGCGCTGGCGATATTGATTTAAGCGAATTGGCCGCACTTGAAAATGAACTCAACGATTTGAGTAATGTTCCGAGGCGGAATGGTGGCGACGGCGGCGGCGGAGGTGGTGACAGCGGCGGTGGCGGTGGCGGTGGCGGCGACAATGGCAGCAGCGGCGGCGGTGGATTTTTGAGTGGAGTCTTTAATTTCAGTAAGTCTGGCGGAGACAGTGGCAATGGCGGCGGCAGCGGCGGCAGCGGCGGAGACGGAATACATTTAGGACAATCCACATCAAATACCGACGCAGACAATCGCACATGGGACGGATATGGCAAATTCAATAACATCCCAATGGACCCCGATGCCAATGTAGACCCGACTCCCCAATTATCCAAGGAAGAAATGCTGAAAGAGAAATTCAAGCTCCTTCGTAAGTTGGAGGAATTGGAGCAGAAGGGGGTCCAATTGTCAAAACGGTATTCAATGGATTCATCTTATGCGGAGATGAAGGGCGAGTATGATACGCAAATTGAAGAACGTGAACGTCATAATAGTATGAAATTCCAGGGCAAGATGCTTCTCGCGTGTATTACCGGATTAGAGTTCTTAAACAACAAGTTCGACCCCTTTGACCTGAAGTTGGAAGGATGGTCCGAACAAGTCAACGAGAATATCGGCGAATATGATGAAATCTTCGGCGAACTTCACGAGAAATACAAGTCCAAGGCCAAGATGTCGCCGGAATTAAAGCTAATGTTCCAGTTGGGCGGAAGCGCGATTATGCTTCATATGACAAATACAATGTTTAAGTCGGCGTTGCCCGGAATGGATGATATTATGCGCCAGAACCCCGAACTGATGCAGCAATTCACGCAGGCGGCGGTGTCGTCAATGTCGAATAATACACTCGGCGGCGGTGGTGGTGGTGGTGGTGGCGGTGGCCGCGGGTCCGGATTCGGTAATTTTATGAATGATATTATCGGCGGTGGCGGCGGTGGCGGTGGAGGCGGTGGCGGACGCAACTACAATGAACCTCCTCAATATCAGCAACAACGCCCCCCTCCCCCACCCATCGCGACCAAAGGGCCCGTCGCACCTCCTCCCCCGATTCGCCCAGGCGCGACAGCGATGCCGACCCCGATGTCGATGCCCGAACAGAGGTCGCGTCGCCCTGAAATGCGTGGCCCAACAACCGATGTATCGGATATGATGTCGCGCCTCAAGACCAAAACCATTAATATCCAGCCGGGCGGCGGCGGCGCCGCACAAGACCAAGGAAACGCGATGCTTCAGAATATTCTCTCGGGAATGACGAGCGGCAGCGGCGGAGGCGGCGGCGGCGGAGGCGACGACGACATCTCACTTGGCGCCAGTGTCGTCAATTTATCCAGTTTAGGTGATATTTCTCAAGACTCCGCAGCACATAAATCAAAGCGCAGGCCGAGATCCGAGAAGAATACGGTGAGTATGGACCTGTAGTAAAGGAATATAAACCTTATGTGATTATAAATAATAACAGTGGTCGTATTATTTATAATTATTATCGCCCGACAACAATGTCATCGTCCGCCCAATTCAAACCTATATGTACTCAAAATGATATGAGACTCGGTAAAAACCCCGAAATGAAATTATTCACCCTTGAATACAATTATACGAATCCCAGATTCAATATTCTCTCGCTCATCAATGTGAATCTACACAAGTTATTACACGAAGTGAATAAGGATATTATTGACACCATCGAGATTCATCCACATCCAACAGACTCATCCGAACACAATATTCTTTATAAATTCAAGGAGATAGGCGGCGATTTAGGTGGGTTTAAGACGTACATGTATGTCGCTACTAAAATCGCAAAGAGATATGCTAGCAATGGGAACACCGAGATTATTTTTACGAGCAAGAGTGTCCCCTATGAATTTCATACCGAACTCATCCAATTGAAATACAAACTTTTAGAATACCCGCTTTATATCCAGAAGTATATTTATCGGGAAGACGCCGTGGGCGCTGCTTCGCCCGTGTCAAATATTCAGGTTCTTCATATGTTCAAATTAAAGCCAGACACCGAATCAGAGCTCACTGTCGCAATGGAAAACGCAATCGGAATCCTTATCAAAAAACTGTATTTGCGATTGAAGATCGCGATTGAAAGCCTCCAGGCATAAACATTATTGTTATTGTTATTCATTTAGCGTAATATGTATTAGAATTATATATATTATACACGTATACACGTAAACGCATACACGCACACGAACGCATACACGGTAATGGATGATTTATTAAACGAATATATCCAATACCAGGAGTCCCACGAAACCGCAAGTTCGGCGCAATGCGACGCCGCCGTCAATGATGAACAGCAAGAATACGACGATTACGTCGAACGAACAAAAGAATACTATTACAAAATGTCGTGCGGCGACTTATTCCGCGCATTATGGTTCACGTGGTCGTCGTGTTATATCGGCATCTCCGAATATGCGAAATACCGGGTAGGCTGGAAGTCGCGCAATAACGCGATTATCGATGTCAGTAAACGCCTCGCAGTGAAGAATATGATGTATGTCAAGGTTTTCCAGGCATTTGCCACCAACCGCAATATCGTCTCTCACGAACTCAACGAATTCTTCAGCGAATTCACCGATAATGTGAAATACACGTCGGATGAATACGACATAAAAGAACTTAAAGAACTAGAGGCGCGGTCGTGCGAATGTTGGCCACATCAACAGCTACGCATTGTAAACGAATACACGCCGATAAAATCGGGACTGATGTCGCTGATATTTAAGGGGTATATCGGCGACGCACCGGTCGTCGTGAAATACCTTCGCAAAAACATTAGTAAAAACTTCAACTCGTCAATGAACAACCTCGTCGTATTCGCAAAACTCACCAAATATTTTCCGTATCTGCGAACTCTGAATGTTGAGAATCTCGTCCTTCAAAATATCGTCTCTATGAACGACCAGGTGTGTTTTCGCAAAGAGTTAGCGAATATTAAGACATACTATAACAGCTGGAAAGACTACGAATATGTTAAAATACCGATGCCTTATTCGGATTATACCGAGAAAGTCAACCCGGATGTTGTTGTAATGGAGTATATTGACGGAATCAAAATAACCGAAATTGCGCCGGAAGATAACGACGAATTCGGGAAAGTGCTCGCATCATTTAATGGGAAGGCGGCATTCTGTACGTCTATTTATCACGGTGACCTTCATCCTGGAAATATACTGTTTATTAAATCGTCGTCGTCGCCGACGCATAAAATCGGCATCCTTGATTTCGGTATTATTGGGCATTTGTCGCGCACCGACCAAGAAGTACTGTATAAATCAATGAAGTATACGTATCAACGAAAATATCATAAAATCATAGACATTATTATGAGCTGCGAAATATCAGAGTGTATTCATACTGGCGAAGAGTCGGTTGTTCCAGAGAGAAACAGTGAACGATACAATGAACTGCGCCGAGAACTGACAGAGGTGCTTGTTGCGTTTACGACACCTGAAATCAAATTCTTTGGCGTATCTGAAATCTATGAAATCAACTACATCTTGAATAAATACGGACTGATGTTTAAACGGTCTCTGTATCGCTTATTTATTACTGTCGCGATTATAGATTCAATCGGAACACGCCTTGGGGGTGAAATGAGCTATATGCAACATATGGCGGATATTGTGGTGGAAATGTTTAATATCAAGATTGACGAACCGGATACGGATGATGACGAAGCGGACGAAGAGGACGAAGTGGACGAAGTGGACGAAGTGGACGAGGGCGCGGACGAGGAGGACACGGACTAGAACGGAAACAATATTAAACCCTAGTGGTTATTATTGTTTACAAGATGAAAATCGGAATCGTCGGAAATGGCTTTGTTGGCCGCGCAACCCAAATCTTCGCCAAGAACTATTTCACACAAGACCCTAACGCCGAGATATTTGAAGTACTTCCGGATACGGTGACTACACGGGCCAAACCGAACTCGGTGATGACATATTCGGCGGAAGCACAGGACGCCGCACCGCCCCACCACACCAGACAGGTCACACAGGTCACACAGGTCACACAGGTCACACAGGTCACACAGGACGCACAGGTCACACAGGTCACACAGGACGCACAGGACGCACAGGACGCACAGGACGCACAGGACGAACAGGAATCGAACGTAGTTACCGCCGTTGGGGGGCGGACCCCCCCTACCAATGAGAACGTAGTTACCGCCGTTGGGGGGCGGACCCCCCCGAACGTAGTTACCGCCGTTGGGGGGCGGACCCCCCCTACCAATGAGAACGTAGTTACCGCCGTTGGGGGGCGGACCCCCCCGAACGTAGTTACCGCCGTTGGGGGGCGGAACCCCCGTAGTCCCGCCGTTGGGGGGCGGAACCCCCCGTTCTTCAAACGCATCCTATTCAAACCCATCCAACTCTACATCTACGATATTCGCCCCGAAGCGTGCCAACCTCCCGGAATAACATTGGAAGAATTGGACCGTGAATGCGACCTCTTATTCTTCTGTCTCCCGACACCTCTTCACCATGACGGGTCGTGTTATACCCGAATACTGGAAGAGACGATTGCGAAGTGTCCCACAAATCCATATAAAGTCATCCGAAGCACCATCCCAGTCGGATTCGCCGCGAAACACGGATGCTATTTTATGCCGGAGTTTCTTACAGAGGCAAACTGGGAAGACGATTTCAGGCGGACGATAGAATGGGTGGTTGGGATTCCGGCCGCAGCCGTGGCTACGACCGCCGACGAATTCAAAATCCGCATCCAAAAACTCATCAAACGCAGCCATAAAAACCGCGCCATTGATTCGCCCGCGGTGGCATTCTGCGACACCAATGAAGCAGAAATGCTGAAACTGATGAAGAACTGCTTTCTCTCCGCAAAGGTCGGCCTAATGAACGAATTCTACGACTTTTGCGGCGCAACCAATACGGATTATAATCGCGTGACAGAACTGGCAAAACGGGACACACGGATGGGAACGTCGCATTTCCAGGTCCCGGGCCCGGATGGTCGGCGCGGATTCGGCGGGACGTGTTTTCCGAAAGATACACACAGTTTATACTGCCAGATGAACTCACATGGCATCAAGCCGCAAATCTACCCCGCAATCCTCGCGCGCAATGATACCGTCGACCGCCCAGAACGCGAATGGTCACGCGACGTATGGCGCACAACGATTCCGCTTCCAACCCCGGAGTCAAAAGTCGTGGTGGTGTTCTCGGACACGTCGGAGTATCTCAACGACATCATCCGCACCAATCTCGCGAAGAATAATGTCGTCATCCAGATCGTCAGCGCATACGACGACATCGGCAAGGGCTCCGTCGTATATCAACCAATACACAAGAACCACCTTGTCCGATACCACACGAACACCAGCGCACCACTGTTCTTTCCGTGTGTGGACGAATGCTATTACACGCCCCAAATGGGCGCAGACTCTTATACTACAATGCGCGAGGTGATGCGCGTCATTGATTTGTGGGCAAACCACGAACAAATGACACTGTATGTTGTAAAACAAAGACGCGTGGACAACGATGAACGCGAGAGCGACGGCGAGAGCGGAACCGAAGGGTTTGACAGCGAATGCGACGAACCTCGCGAGGTAGACTACGCCAAAGTCATTGAAGATTATTACCATACGAAATACGCAGATACGCGCAACGATAAACGACGACTGGTGGTTATGTTCTAATGCCCGCGTCGCCGTCGTGTGCGTTTTTGGGAGGATGACGAATGGGGGGTGGTCACTGGGCGGTGACGACGGGTTGTGGGGGCAGGAATGGATGACGTTGAAGAGGGAGTTGGGCGGTGCTTGCGAGTGCGTTTTTGGCCGCCTTGGTTAGTGACAGTGTGTTTACCAACACGCGGACTCTTTTTTTTTAGAAGAGCACCCGTGGCAGGAGATAATGGTCGTAGAACTGGTCTTTGTTGCGGTGTTGGCTCCAAGGCAGCAGCAGTGGCAGTGGCAGTGGCAGTGGCAGTGGCATCGGAAAGAGTGGAGGGATTTGCGTAAGTCGGTAACCCACCCGCAGCAGCAGCAGCCTTATTCGCTTTGTCGTGTTCACCGCTTATAGCAGCTGTTGGAATTGTAGATGAGGAATTAACACTAACTCCAAGTGCCTTGGACGATGATGGTGGCACAACCACTTTCAATGGTTGTTGAGATGATGATGGTGGCACAACCGTTGATATTTGTGCCTTGAGCGATACTGGTGGTAGAGATAATGGAATAAATTTCTTCTTACCCGCCGCCGCCTTAGCCGCCGCCTTAGCCGCCTCCTTAGCCGCCGCCTCCGCTGCCGCTTTACTGATACGCACTTCGGTTGGACCGATTTCACACAATTTATCGCGTATTGCTTCGCGTAATAGCGTTAATGAGCCATCGGTACTTTCTGCGGATATAAGCTTGGTTGTTTTCATTACATATGTCTCACCGTTAAGTGTTTCTGGTATAAATTCAGAATATAACGACGACGCGTCATCCATATCAATCATCCAACCCACAAATATAGTATAAAGATGTTTTACAAATTCGCAAATATTAATTAAAAACTGTGGTTGGGTTTCGGGTTTTGTTGTATGATAAATATGAAACGCAATCAGAATAAGCCAATTCAACTTGAAACGATATATAGCGTTATTTTTGGCTGACGTGTAGTCGCGTAAGAACATTGATTTCTGTGATATGGTTTTTCCATTTGGGTTTATTTGGTCTTTACAATTAGAAAACACATCAAAAAGATTCTCAAATAGACTATTTTGTGTTCGTGATGTCCAACCTAATTTAATACGTATGGCTTCGAGTTTACCTCCTGGACCAAGTAGTATTTCTGCTAATGTTATATCACCTTTCTTCTTATGGCGAAATATTTCTCTTAATTTCGAAATAGACCCATCTTCATACTCCATAAACGTCCATAGATCATAGTACATCTGACTATAACTTATACCTTTTCGGGGATTTTTCTCATCAAGAAAATTCATAAGTTTCATAATTGATGTGTTCCACGCAACCCTTTGTCCGAGTGTAACAAAATAGGGATTGGCATTGCGACTGGATATGAGGGATCCCTCTATTTTGTTATATTCCACTTCAGCATCTTGTCTAGACATAGGTGGTACGTCTTTTATAATCTTTTGAAACAGCTCGGGCGTCAATACTGTCTTTAATGGATTAAAATTCAATAGAAGTGTTCGTACCTCCGGTGTTAATCTGGTAATACGCAAAACAATAGGGTCTCCTTCTCCAAGTCCTCCTCGTTGGAGGACATGCCTTTTTCCACGATGGCGGATGCTACCGCCGCGAGAACCGGCACCGGGTTTGGCAGGGCGCTCTACCACAAATTCTAATATGGTTTCTGGTTCTACTTCCTCTAATTCTAATGGCTCGGATTGGGATGATGAAACAGATTGTTTTCCAGCCTGCGGCGGCGCCTGCGGTCTTTTCGCGACAGGTGTAGGTATATATATTGAGACAGACTCAATGTCCGCTAATTCTACTACGGCTTTATCGGCCACAGCCTCCACATTTGCCGCCGCCGCCACCCGTTCCTCCTCGGCTTTCCTTGCGTCGGCTTCAGCTGTATCCAACTCAATCGCACGTTTTATAGCATCTGTGTTGCTTTCGCCCGCCCTTAATTCAGCTAACATTTCTTTTAATTCGTTATTCTGTTTGGTGAGTGTGTTTATAGATTTTAACGCTGATTCATATAGAATATTTAGTTCGCTCGCACCCGCGCCCGCGCCCCCAAGAATGGTTTGGTAGCCCGATACACTAGCAATCGGTTCGCGACCCGTGACATCCATTGCTTGAAGTTGACCTTGAACGTTAGAACACACTTCTTTTAAAGCGGTAAGTTGGGATTTTAACCCCGGATTTTCCGTCTCTGTATTTGCTATTGCTTCTAGTGCGCCAATGCGCTGTTTACATTGAGCGTATTTCTGCGTTAACTCGGCCTCTAAACGCGTTGCTTCAGCCACCATTGCTTCGGCAGCCGTTTTACGTATGTCAATACACGCCTCTATTTCACGAGTCACGGTGGCCGCATCCTGGGTATATTGTGCGAGTTTACTGCCTGAATCTGTTATTACGGGTATTACAGCGGCGGTGAACGCATCAAAAGCGCTCGTCATATCGACATAATCGTCACGGATTCCTTCAATCGATGTCACAAGTAATATAGGGTCGTGTCGTTTACTAGTCAGGTTTGCGGCACTTATTTTCCCCAGAATCTTGCTCGCATCATTTCCCAATTCCGCCAGTTTACCTGTATTTTCCGCGTGCGCAGTGCGTAATTGTAACAACGAAGCAACCAATCCCGTGATGATTCGTTTTAATTCTGGATTATGTTTATCGAGTAGTGTTTGTTCATTACACATCACCAACCGCTCGTCCGCAAATTTACGTAGTTCGGCTAATTTTGCCCCGGTATCGGTAATTAATTTGGTAAGCTCACTTTGTTGACTGCCGACTTCATCTGTTTTCTCTTTCATTGTCTTGGTAACCATATCCAACAACACTCGCAGCCGAGAGGAGATTCGCTCTTGGATGGCTGGATATGGTGGACCACTCTCTGGCGGCGCAGGCATTCCAGGTATTTCATTTAATACCCGTAAATATTCTCTCAATGATGCGGCTCGCTCGGTGGCAAGTCTGTCCGCTTCCACCCTTTCTGCCTCTGCTGAAAGTTGTGCCCCGTGACAGTTTTCAATATCAACCACTGATTTTGCCACAAAACTGGCTATATCGGCGCGAAGTGGTTCGGTTTGCTGTCTAAATACTTCATGTAATAACGGGCTTGCGTGCGCCCGAATCTTGGCAATATTTTGTATAAAATCAGTGCTTGATTTCGGAAGTGTATAATTGACGGGTTGCGTTTTTACGTTAGCGAGTTCACCCTCTAAACCGGTGCGTATTGCCGTTATGTTGGATTGAAGACTCTGGGTAACATTTGTTTGTATACTGATTGGGGTTTTTGCTCTATCTACATACTTCTCAATTTGAGCTCTAATTGGACCTGTAATTGTTTGGTCCGCACACTCGGCCAACTTCTTGTCCGATAGAGGTTCTGTTAATGTCTCTCGCACATATCTTGCCATTTCTTCATTCAATGTTTTAACTTCATCCTCCGTCAGGTTTAAAAACGCACCGGCATCCAAATACGTAATTAATGCGTTCAAATGTTGCGAAATTGACTGTTCTATAGTGCCGGCAGGTACGGACAGTGAACCAGAGATAGGCGGTAATGGAGGTTGTAATGCTTGCGATTTGACCGTATCGTTTAATTGTTGTAAATAGGCAAGTGCTGCGGTAAGTGCGGCGGTTTGGTCGTCCATACATTGGGCGTATTCCAGTTTCAACGCATCATAACGGTCACCTGTATCACCCATAATCTCATCATTTAAATGTGCTACTATATTGTTTTTGTAGGTTGGTCTAACAAATCGGCGGGTAGAATTACGTAATAATTCACATACATTATCTGCGAATGTTTGTATAATCGGAATACTTCCTCGAAGTTCACCCAAAGGCGTTTGAATATCTCGAGATAAATTCGTGAGAATAACCATACCATTTTGTATAATCCTATCCGCAATCGCCCTTTGTAAATCCCCGATTCTTTCATTAATATCGCGAATTAACGTCTCTTGTTGTCTTCGAAACGCTAGCGTATTACAATTACTCAATTGGGTTATATCTCCTAACAATCTCGTAAGGTGAATTATGCGGTCGCGGACCTCATTTGGAATACCTTCTTCATTTAACAAGTTATCCACAATGGTTCGCGCATCCGTGGTTACTAGAATATCTAAACAATTTACAATATACGCGCGGAGAATTGTGCTAGTTATTCCAAGTGCCGGCGGCGGCGGCGGTTGATTTTGTATTTTCAATCGTGTAAATGTTTCATTGATACATTCCAAAATTTGATGAAGTAAAACGAGTTCCGCTGCCACTGCGTCTCTTCTCTTCTTCATCAATTTTGTTATTGTTGTGGCCGCCTCTTCACGCATTTGTCGTATCCTATCAGGTATAGTGGTGTCGCGTAATAATTGTAGTTCTAGATTCTGTTCCGTTAGTTTACCCGATACACTATTTAATTCGTCAGCTAGTGTTTGAAGTTGTTGCTGTAATATAGGGTCCGCTGCTGCTGCGGATGCGGCTTGTGTGTCTGCTGCGGCTTGTAGTGATTCTGCTGCTTGTTTTGCCGCTCTGGCACCGGAATCAACTGTTTCATGGAGTAACGTTTCTAATTTGGCGTTTGTCGTTGGCAGTATTGCTGCTTTTGTAATTATACCGGCGGACTGACGTATCTGAAGCCTCGACGCATATAATATTTGGATTGCGTCGGTGAATGCTCGCTGTGCCGCCGCTGCCGCCGCTTGCTGTGCCGCCGCTGCTGCTGCCGCTGCTGCTGCCGCTGCTGCTGCCGCTGCTGCTGCCGCTGCTGATGCCGCTGCCGCCGCCGCTTGCTGTGCCGCCACTTCCGATTTCAACTCATTATAATTTGTCATCGCTTCTTCATATTTAGCCATCATTGTCCTAATCGCATTATTTATTTCGTATAATGTAGTAGACAATAACTTTAACTTGTCCGTATCCGTTTTTATGTGTGGAACCCAGCCTAAACTCCAGTGCGTTAAATGGTATAGTATTACATTGTTGTGTTCTCTATTCATAACATTTTTCAGCGTTTCTATTTCACGGCAGAGCTCTTTTATTTGTTTGTGTTTATTATGTGGCAACGCGGCCAGGCCTGAAAGAAAAGTTGTAGTAGCACTATCTATAAAAGAAGCCCCTTTAGATATAGCACTGGCACAATTCATATCATAACTAATTGTGGTTTTTACGGTATCCAATATACCGTTTAAAATAGTGTTATAGTTCACGGCGGGCTTATACTTTGTACAATAATTATCGGTAGAAGCATTTTCAACCTTGCTAATATTAATCATAAGTTCTTGACTAACATTTTTTGACCGTTGTGTAACTGCTGGTATTGCCGCGTCTATTTCACTCGTATACATTTTAACAATTCTCACATTTACTTTATAAATATGGTCTACACTGACCTTTGCGTATTCGCATAATTTTTTGGCATATTCAAAATTTGAATTAAAATAACCGGGTTGTTTCACTTTTAGTAACCTAGTGCTCGCTCTTTCTACCGCAGTCCAAGCCGCAGCAACAATCGCTGCGCTTGTAGGCGGAGGCGGAGGCGGAGGCGGAGGCAATGGTGGCAGCGGAGCAGGGCTAATCGGAGGTGGTGGAGGCGGTACCAATGCCGCTGCCGCTGCCGCCGCTTGCTGTGCCGCCGCCACCGCCGCTTGATGTGTCGCCAATGCCGTAGCCGACGGTGGCGGAGGCGGTAACGGTGGGGGTATCATCGCAGGCGGCGGCGGCGGCGCCTTTTGTAGAAATTTGTCAACCTTCCGCTCCAAATCCACCCCGATAGTCCGAAGCGTTTTATTAAACGAATCATTTAAATCGGTTGCGGCATTTGAAATAGCATCTTTACTGGTCGCACACGATTCCTTTGTGGGTATAATCTTGCCCTTGATTTTGGCGATTGTATAGTCAATTGCGCCCTTTAAATCGGAACCATTTTCAATAATGCCGCCTGTCGCACCCGCTGCCGCATCCGCCGCATCCGCCGCCGGCGCAAATGACGGGTCATCAAACATTACATCCGTCGCGTCTTTCACACCATCTTTATCCAGCATTCGGGGTGGAAACGGCTGCGTCGCAATAATAAATATCAAAAGTGGCGTCTCCCCCGCCTGGTTGAGGTCCGCGAAAGTAATGGGTGGAACCGGTTTTGTCGAATTTTTATCCACTATACGCTGTAAGCGGCTCACGTCGCCGCCCGGCGGCACCACCGCTACCCCCTTGTCATCCACCGGCGCCCTCAATTCCTTTTGGAATTTCGAAAACGCGCGACCAGAAATAATTTTAGTTTTATCCAACTGAAATAATATCCATTTGGACGATTCATCTGGGTACGGTTTAATTCGTAAATCGGGCGAATACCATATATTACGCGGTCTCGCAAAGAGCATATTTACAACTTGGATGGTATTCAATTCTATTAATGTGGAAAGCATCTCGGTTGGGTCTCCTCCCGGTTTAAGAGATTCATATAACTTCTTCTTCATTTTATTCGTGGTTTTTATGATGTCATTTGCGGTTTCGCCGCCACCCCCTGCTGGGTCTATTTTTTTCCGCCATTCGGTCATGTATGTGACAGGGTTGACAAACCCGGCATAAAGTTCATCGCCTGCGCCCGCGCCGGTCTTTATATAATACCCCGCGCGGTCGGGGATAATCGCGTCTATCGATATATTACCGGTATTCGCGACAAGTTCGCATATGTGCTTCAGTTTGCTCTCTTTGACGCCGATTTCAAGACGCAGATTGCGTAGGTCGGGATTTTCGGGGCCGATTTGTTCCTTCATTTTTTTTATGAAATTGGTATGCTTGTCTGAATAATATTTCGTAATACGAAGCAGGGTCCAGAAAAGAATATCAATTCCGAATGAAAATGTTGGGACCGTTTTCTGGTTAACACCTACTATACTTGAATACGAGTCTATCTCCGGATTCATCAGTTTGGACTCTTCGTAAAATGTGTTAAAAAACTCCGCAATCTCTGTATTTTGAGCGGTCTTTTTCGCTTCTAGGTAATTATAAAAAATCAGCATTGATGTGAAATGCTTGCCCTTTAATTCGCGGATTTTTGCGTTGATTTCTGCGGATTTTGAATCAAGGTTTGGCTGGTTCACACCAGCACTAATTTTTAAATCAGGTGGTAGTGTCAATATATCTTTATTGATTGCGTCGGTTATATATTTATTCTGTTGGCCAATATTGCCGCCCGTCCAGGTGGGGGGGGGCACTGTATTGCGGTACCTGTTTATAACTGCGAATTGTGTCGGCGGAGCATGAGCGATACTGGCGTTCAAAATCCGATAATTTAGAAGACCATTAATCTCTTCAAGCTGCTTTATTACCGCATCATCCTTCATAAACGGCGTCCTTTTCGTCTCGTCTTCGTGTGTCAACCTACCCGACAAATCGCGAATAAGTTTATATAACTCTTCTGGATTGACATCAGTGCCGTAATCTACTCCAAATGCGTTATTTACAAACCCCCCACTACCAGCCGCCGCCGCCGCCGCCGCCACCGCCGCCGCCGCCCGTTCCCCCCCGCGAATCAGCCAAAAGACGTACTGGATTATTTTATAATTAGGTATGAAGGTGGAGTATTCTTTTCTCCCAGACCCCAGCATATATTTCGTAAATATGTCGTTCGCCGTCTTTAACTTCTCATCTCTTTCAATCCCTTTTATGAGTTGTGTATATTCAACATTGAGTGTTTCTAACAGTTTAATTTTGGAATTGATTGGAGTATCCCCAAACGTCGTATATACACTTGCCATTTCCTGCGATATATTATGTAATCTCTCAAAGGCGCGTAATAAATAATTCCTCGTATTGACATCAAATGTATACGACGGAAAATCCCGTTGGCGTTCTGTAACATAATCCAACGGCTCTGTTTTCCGTTTATCAATTTCGGTGTATAAGAGTTCAAACAACTTATTATAAGTATCAAGAGTAGATGACGCCGTCGTAATATCCGGGACCCCAATTTTTTCGGTATATTTATCCTTTAAACTGGTGTATTTCCCGCCGATTTCATCTACGATGGTTATTAATCCGCCCGCGCCCACACCCGCACCAGCACCCCCGAATACGTCATCAAAATCCATTTTTAATGTCAATAATTCGTCCTGGGGTAACATCATTTTCTGGACGAAAAACGAACTCGCGTTATCATAAAACGACCATTCAGCGTAATTGAAATGCCATCTATCTATTTTATCTTGGATACTTTCCATCGCAAGTTTATCCAGGTCGCCGCCCGATGACGACCCAGTTCTGGCGGCGGGCGCGGTCTTCCCCGCAATGGTATGTTTATAAAATAAACTATTGTAGTTATTGCCATACGCGCTTATCACCGTTTTTTTGAGGTCATCGACATCTTTGTCCGTGCTTTTGGTGGCGAAATATTGTTTTATTTTGTCGTAGTTGATTTTATATCGCGTAGGAACAAATATTTCAAGTAGTTGATTATTGGCCGATTTCGCGCGATGATAGACCATTTGTTCGTATATATCCACTTTTAACTCTGGGTGGTCCCCCTGGGTTCGCTCAAATTTCGGCGCTGCGGTTGATTTGCTCGTTCCGGAGGGTCCTATCACCGGAAGTTCTTTTAAGGCGATGCGTTCATCCAAATCATCTACATGCCGGCCAATACTTGCGTCGACCACGGTTGTAAGGTGTTTTATAGTGATATATGGTTTTTTTAATTCTGCGCGCCCCAGTGATACTGATGCTGGTGCTACTGGTGCTACTGGTGCTACTGCTACTGGATTCATACTCAGCGGTAGCCGTGGCGGGGGCGGTGGCAACGGCGGTGGAATTGTATTCGCCATACCGTATTTTTATGTAATAAATAGTATTATAACCCTAGCTATATACTATTTATAAAATTCTTTGATATACACAAACGCTCAATGACCGACCACCGTCTTATTTCGTCCCGATCTTCGCCGGTTGCGACGACTCAAATGTGTCGTCTTTGAATAGCTGGTGATACTTGACGAGTTCTAAATGGTCAGTCTCCTCCTTCTCTTTCTTCGCCTTCTCCAGTGTATGAAGCGCATTGCTGATTTCTAAATCGGTCACTGTCTTTTCGGGTCCGTGCTTCTCTTCCGTCATCGTATGTAAGTCTCTAAACTTGGAAGGAACCACACAATACTTGCTATCTACGTTCATAAAATGGTCTACGACGATGGTAAAGCACGCGGTAATAACGAGCGCGTAATAAATACTGCGCGTTCCCATCCAACTCACTGCGAACACGAGGACCTCTTTACTCATCAAGTATTTAATCCAGGATTCGGTGGAAGAGCTCAGGTCTAGATTAATATATCGCGACCCAATATTCAGGATAAGCATAACAAAACCGGCGAAGAATGTGCTGGTATTCAGGTTATGGAAGAAGTTATGCATCGTGGTGAGAACCCGCGAATTCATAATATTGTTTGCGGGAGATTGAAGTGTGAAAAAGTTGGTTTTTCCGGAGAATAAATCCGTAATTGATTTCAGGGTGATGGAGGAGGATGCGATGGAACCCGGGCCGGGTGGAGCGGGGGCGGCGGCCACTGGCATTTTTGGCGCCGCCGCCGCCGCCGACGCCCTACGGCGCATACTACGATTTTTCCTTGACATTTACGGTAATACGACTACGAATACGAATACGACTACGAATACTAGTATTACGATAGATTATTTATCGTTGGGTTTTATTTGAATCGCCCTCGAAACGCGTTTTTCAGTTTTCGCATTCCCTGACGTGCGCCCTTCTTGAACTTCTCGCGAATTTTGAACCCTTCCGGGCCCAACGGGTTGTCGGGGTCTTCTTCGACGCTGGACGGCGCCATAATCGTCTCTTGCGACTTCCATTTACTAAATATCTCTTTAAACATCGTGGTGATATACTTCATTTTTCGCTGGAATTCGGACTTGGGTTCGCCGTCATCGTCGCTGTCACTGTCGCCACCGTCCCGCTCGTCGTCGCTGTCGTATGTATCGCGCAGGTCATACCCGCCCGCTTTTCCGCGATACGTATTTGTGCCGTCTTTTACATAAGGCCCGTCCGTCTTTTCGGAAATATCCAGATGTGTGTTGCTTTGTTTGTAGGCGGTTCCCGCGCCGGATGCGCCGACAACGTCCTTCGCGGCGGGCGTCGCGGCCGCCGCCTTCTTCGCCGCCTTCGTCGCGGCCTTCTTCACAGCGGCGGCGACGTCGTCGTCATTTCCGATACTGTCCTGATACGTGCCAAATGCGGATGTTGCGACGACAACACACGCCATCAATATTAAAATAGCAACCGTTCGTAGTTTCATTGGATACAAAACGATTATATATTCTTATATAATTCTTATACTATATAATTCTTATACTATATAATTCTTATACTATAATTCCTATACAGTTTTTTGTTATATACTATTAGCCTTGTCAAAATAATACGTTATGCCGTATAAATACCGCTTTTCATCATTGGTATTATAGGTGTCGTCATCGAGCGGAATACGGAAAATGTTATTATCCCCGGATATATTTTTCCTTATATCATCATCCTTCGGTAGTGGTAATATACCCAGTGAACTCAGTGGAGGAGTTGTATTCAACTTATTGTAAATCCCCTTGACAACGTTACCCTTGTCATCCGCACCAAAGTCAATCGATTCTTCAAACTTAATAATTGCGTCGGTTTGTTGAATCACCGCCAAATACGCCAGCATCGTGCGCAATTCTTGGACGACGGTTTCGCTGATACGCACGGTATTTATGGACGCAACGTCATCTTTCGTTTGTGCGCGCATCATTGCGAAAATCTCGTCAATTCGTTGGCGGTAACCGTATACTTTCCCGAAGATATCCATCTTTTGTTGCTTACGTGCGCTGTTCTCGGTGCCATCATTGGTCTTTTTGAGTAACTCGCTATATGTTTGCTTGCTGAGGCTATCGGCATTTTTGCCTCTATTCAATGGTTGAATATTTGACAGTTTCTTCGCATTATCGGTTCCTCCCGCAATCAACGAGACATACTTAAATGACACGTCCGTTTTATCGGCGTCTGCGTTTGTCCCACTAACCGTGCTATCCATCATCGTTGTCAACCGATCACTATACCCCGCGCTTATATTCGATTTAGTATTAAATAAAACCCCGGTATTGAATCGTTTCAAGCAATTCGATATGTCGATAATTTTACTGGTTACGTCACCGTGGACCTTTTGTTTAAAGGCGCGGAAATCGTTTCGTTTTACCGGTTCAAATACACATTCCTTGAAATATTTCGCACGTTTCGCCGTGTCCCCACCAGGTTCGTTCGCAGTCCAATTCCCATCGAAATCATAAATCCCACTTAGGGTTGCCTCGCGCTTCTCGCCGATGAGTTCATTACTGCCGAACATTGTGATTCCGCCAATCCCTGTCCCAATAGAGCATTGCTTGCTACTGAAATCCTTCTCGGTGAAGTCGCGGCTATCTTCATCGATGAATTGATTCGAGCGCCGGTGGTCTTTTCCCGAGGCGTCGCCTTTAATGATTTTCGGCATCGTTAATGAAAACCCCTCGCGGCTGTCATGGATTGAAATACCTGTCGTGAGTTCGTCTTTATCTACAATGCGACTCGTCGCAGGCACCGTCGTCGCAGCCATCACCTTCGCCGCGAATTGTGCCACGTAGTTGTCGCCATCGTCCGCGTCCGTGAAATACTCCGCGGATATTACAACAATACATAACAAAACAAACAAAATATATTGACCGTATACCAATAAGGATACCAACCCAATAAAAATCAAAATGCGCACAATGGCAAATGACGCATCGGTATATAGCACATTATGAACCACCCACGAGATTATATACTGAATATAATACTGAAGGTCCATTTCGCGTTTACTACTACTATTATACTAGAAATAATTCAATACATATACACGATAATGTGTGTATGTATTGTTCGTAGGCGAGTCCAGTCGCTCGCACGCTCGCTCCTTTGCCGCCTACTCACGTCTTGTTCTATACTTGTGCTTTAATGCGAACATTTGCCGCCTACTCACGTCTTATACTATACTTGTGCTTTAATGCGAACATTTGCCTACTCACGTCTTATACTATACTGGTGCTTATTATTACACCGCATTACTTGACCTTCAAGAGTGCTTCAATGTCCTTGACCGCATCAGGCTTCTTCTGGGTTTCGGCACCTTCCTTCGTCTCGGCATCGCAATCTTCGCCTTCGCACTTCTTCTTCTTTCCATCAAATCCTTCCTCCTTCTTCTTCTCCTTCTCCTTATTCTCATCGTCCTCCTCGTCCGATGGGACCTCCATCCCCTCAAAGCCGTGGTAGCCGCTCATCGAGGCAACAATCGCGACGAACACGACAGCCAACAATCCGGCGGCGGTATGCTTCAACGAGAGAAACACGACGGCAGCGACAAAGATAAGTTTGCCTAAAACGTTATTATACAAAAACCCTAGAAGATTGGGTTTAAGAACCATAATAACAATAACCACCAGTAAAACACCTAAAGTGACTTCTTTTCCTAATTTCACCATTTTCGTCTTATATACATAACAAATATATTTTTCATATACAACCGGGTCAATCTCCCCGAATTAATATCTCGTTTTTTTATAGGAGAAGATGACATCTTTAGGTTTTTCGGAATACGCCGAAAGTAATAATGACAGTTCAAAGCCCGGAAACGGAAACGGAAACGGAAAAATATACAATCGCCGAAATGGCGGCGGCAACGGCAACCGAACCCTAAAGATACCGCGCACAAATGACACCGAGCGAGGACTATTACAATCACCGAATGGTGCCATTAGTGGTATATCCAACGAAAATGGAAACAATGGCGGTGTTGTCCAACAAGCCGGGAAGAAAATGAAGCAAATCAAGGATTATATTGAAAGTATTCATCGTAAGGGCGGGGAGGACAGTGAAGAAGACGGCGAGGAAGGCGATGGCTATGGTTCGCCTTCCGTTCTACCATCCTATCCGGCGCAAGGAATGGGTCTTTATGCGACAAATGTCTCGCATTCTGGAATTATTCGGGGCGCTGATACGTTATCTAGCAATACACCGTCGTCGGCGCAAGTGGTTCGCAAAACCACCCAAATGAATTCCCTAAACCCGTCGATGTCGTATTCATCCACATTATTGGAAGGGATGGCGGATTCGGCCGGGGGGATGATGACGACTGCGCCACCGCCCCCGTCGTCGATGTATTTTGAGAAACTCACCGGAATCGCTGGCGCTCCAAAGAAAGACGGTCAAGGCGGGAAGTCGGAGCCCTTTAGCACAAATGCCTACGCATCGCAATATTATGAGCAATTTGTGCCTTATGCTGAATCTCTTGCGAATCAATTGGGCGGCGGAAGCGGCAGCGGCAGCGGCGGTATGTCCGGTACAAACGCAGCGCTTATTGAAAAACTCAACTACATCATTCATATGTTGGAGGATAAGAAGGAGGAGAAAACCGGCCATGTCGTAGAAGAGCTTGTATTGTATTGCTTTTTAGGCGTATTCATTATATTCATCGTGGATACATTTACGCGGGCAGCATCGGGCGGCGGAGCAGGCGCAGGACGCGGTGGCGGTGGCGGCGGGTTCGGGATGTTTGGCGGGCGCCGGGCATATACCGCGTATCAGCGCTAGAGTCATCGAGCGAGCTAGATGACCACTATATCCTTACACAGGGTTTCCTGGTGTATAATGGCATTATATAGAATGTAATACCATTTCTCTCGTGACAATAAATTCCAATGCGCCGTCGCGACGATGTCGTCAATTATTCTATAGTTGTGCGCGAGGGTGTCTATAGAAATCACAGTGGTATTGCGCGGGGTATCCGCCACACTGGCGGTGGCTGCGGCGTAGAATCCTCGCACAAATACATCACGGTCGCATTGTTGGATGGATGATATTAGACGCAGAATGTCGTCTCCGGCGCCATCGACACCACCACCCCCATCGCCGTCGCCGGCCGCCGCCACCCGCGCAACTCGTTTGACCCGTTTCCCGAACACATCATATTTCGGCCGGACTACCGGTGGCAGATATTTCACGACCGCAGTAGATGTTTGAGAGATTTGATTGTGAAGTGCCGATATCCTATTTCCGATAGTCTTTTTCGGTTTTATTTTATGTCGTGTATAGCCCCCCACCGCCGCCGCAGCCGCCGCAGCCGCCGTGCCTTGACCCACCTTCATCCACGAAGGCGCGAAGATGTAGACCGCCATTACGCGCACCTGATTCAATAAAAGCATATAGATGCGATAGATGCCGCTTTGAACGAGAGATTGAAGTATACTGAGTTCGTGTAAAATACAGCATCTGAAATCTCTCGAACGTTCATTTACAAAGGCGTAAAAGATGGCGAAGTTGGCGACGGATACCGGAATTATGGAAACGCCCACACCGAGAGACGACGCGGACGTGGCGGACACAGTGCGCGCTGCGACGGTATACGTATAAACTGTTGTAAAGGGAATGACAAACCCTGGGATTTCACGATAGCGGTATAATGTTTGTTCCCCCGCAATCTCTCGGGATTTCTGAATATATTCTGTTGTTTCAAGAAGCGCGAGAGATTCGCGTTCGCTCGTTATATACTTCGACCAGGCGAGATGGTCGCAGACGTAGATGGATATAGACTGGGGGGGTAGAGACGACGTCGAAGACGAACCGAAGGAGAGCATAATTCTGGGTGTAAGAATACATACGCCCTTAATGGCGGGCGTATTGTCACCCTTAATGGGTGTATTGTCGCCCTTAATGGCGGGCGTATTGTCACCCTTAATGGCGGGCGTATTGTCACCCTTAATGGCGGGCGTAGTATTGTCGTCCTGACCCGTCAAAACACCTATAAATGCTGAAAGCCCGTATGTATCCTGCGAGAGAATGAACTCTAGGGTATCACGGGGGATATACAGTGTATCACGGGGAATACACAGTGTATCACGGGGGATACACAGAGTTTCGCTAGAAGATGGCGTCTCTGTATCTCGTCGTGATAAAAACTCGGCAATTCTCTCGTAAGGCGCATCCGATATAGGCAATAGGCCACTGCCACCGCCACCGCCGTAGACACGCACAATGTCGTGTCGCACAAAGTGTAAAAACGGATACACAATTGCGTTATTACATCGTTCTGCGAGGGATAACGGATTCATTACCGTATTATTCCAACGTCGAGTCACGCCCCCACGAAACCATCGTCCGATTGTAAACCAGAATGTGATGGGCTGGCTATACCAATATAAGTATTTGAATTTAAGTATACACACACACGTAATAAAAGTCGCGCATACAAACACGATAATATAATGAAAAAGAAATGGTGGCCACTCGATGCGGCCAATAAAATCATTCATTATTATATTACAATCATAAAAAGCATCGCACGCGGCTACGCGGTCTTTTTAAGGATATACAAATACTGATACTCATTAAGAACATGTACGAGGTCCACCTGTCCTGTCACCGTAAATCCAACCTCCTTCGCAATCTCCAGCATTTCTCGGTTGGTCGGCATATAATACGTATGAATGTTCTCTCGAACCTTCCCAGTGGTATCATCCGTTATTTTTTCCACGAACTTCCCGATATTCTTCTCTCCCGTATTTTTCGTCGCCGCGACGCCTTTCGCGCCCTTCGTCACGGGCGGCGGGGGAATCGTAAAATCCGATTTATACTGAAAGCTCCGGAACTTCACGAGTGAATTCGTGATGCGCTCCTTCGCAAATTTCTGCGGAGATACAATAAACATTGGTTTCCCCCCCGGGACCACCGGGTCAAAATGGTTCCGGTCCACTAAATGGATGATTAGATATCCCTCGGGTTTCAACCACTGGTGGCAATTCCGGAAGAATGCGCGTTTATCTTTTACATAATACACCGTGAAATAGAAACACGTGAGCACATTGAACTCTTCTTCACTAAACAGCATTGGTTTCATAAAATCCCCCTGGATGAATTTACACGACGGGTACATATCGCGCGCATTCTGAAGCATCGCCGGCGATTTGTCGCACCCGATGACGCCGACTATACCCTTATGCTTCAACTGGTCTACGTGATGTCCGCGTCCGCATCCCAAGTCGCATACTTTGAAATTCTTCTTCTCCGTTTCATTGCCATTTAGTGCGCCGGTGATGTTGATGATTTCGTCCACCTCCGCCTCTATTTTGTTGGGCTGAATGAAGAGCTCGTCGTAGATGTCCGCATAAAAATTGTCATAGATGGCGTCATTTTCGAAGACCTTGTATTTATCTTTCTGGTCGAACCCCTCCACATGGACAGACAGGTCGCGCTTAATAAAACAGACAATCATTAATAGTATCAATATAAAAGTCAGTATTTCCCATCGAGTGATGGATTGGATATACGCTGAAAATGATTTGTAAAATGAGGGCATTTATTCAAATGCTATGTCTATGTCTATGTCTATGTCTATGTCTACTAGTATTTCGTTATAAAATATTCTTATCGTTATTATCGCGCGAAAAAAAACCGCGGACATTGTAGAACAGTCGTCCGTCGTTGTATGTCCGACCCCAACGAAATCAACGACATCCGCAGCGAGAGTGATTTCCGTGGAATAACCTTTTCGTCCTATAAAAAGACCGACGTTCGTAAAGAGCTCATCAATAGTCTATCTAGTTCTAAAATCGAACCCGCGTGTTATTGGAGTGCGGAGCTCGTTTGTTCCGCGCATTATCTAGAACTATGGGACATCATTATAACATTTGCCAGCAAGTATATCCATTTAGCCAATCCTAAACTACCGTTGTATATTGAAATGCGTTACGAGAGCTTCAAATCCATTATTTCGAATGGATACGTCGGGAATGAACTCCGTCTGCGAAACCACCCGAAGATGCGGTCGCTCTTCGCAGAAATCGTGTGCGTCCTCTGTAACTCGAAGCGCCAACATAAATACGAGAGCGTGAAAATCAAGAAGAAGGAGGAATATGATATCGCGACAATGTCACAGCGCCTGAAAGCCCCGCGAGTGGATTACGCGCAGGAGTTTTTCCGAGAGAGAGACCCGAAAGAGATTTTTATTGCGATGAATGAATTCGCGTATCACATATCTCGCGATTCCAAAAATACACTCCTGGCGTGCTACTGGGTCGAATGGATTGTAGAGTTTGAGACGATTTGTAAAGCGAAGAAGGAGACGTGCCGATGCGAGCGCCGGTCACACATCCCCGTAGATGATAAGCTACAGTTTGACCCTATTTGGATGATATGGGATATGATTATCGCGCGAAGCAACCAAGCCGACGAATATTCGCCGCTGACCCAGAAAATCGTGAATAGCCTTTTGCGCATTTACTGTGTCCGATTTACGCCGGGCGTCCGCAAAAAACGTCGGTATATCATCTATTTCGCGATTTCACTACTTACGACGGAATACGATAGCCGGATAGAAATGATAAATGACCGGATCGTTATTGAGACCGCGGTAGAGAATATCAATGCGATTTATAAGCAAATCAAACAGCACGAGATTAGTCCTGATACCGATTATCTGTTTTCGTCGTCGGGATATAAAGGGGACAAGAATGGCGACCTAGAGCGCACGATTAAACGTCTGGAGGCACTGAATGCGATGAATACGATTGTGAGGAAGACGGATGACGGTGGCGCAGGCGAAGGGACGCAGCCGCCGCAGCCGCCGCAGCCGCCGCCGAGGAAATATAACCCGTATGAGTGAAATGGAATGAGCGAAGCGGAACCGAAGCGAAGCGAAGCGAAGCCGAAGCGAAGCCGAAGCGAAGCCGAAGCGAAGCGAATAATGTCTTCTTATCTTATATATAACAATGTCGCTTCCAACTTTTAAATTCACGAATTTCGGCGCGGCCACCAACAACGAACGTGTAAACAGCGGATTATCGTCGGGGTCCAAGATGGAAAAAACCGGTATATTATCCAGTATCAAAGAAAAGGCCCAAGCCACATTTAAAGATGTGAAAATGCCAGATATTTCTCTCGACACTAGCAGCGACGGCGACGGTGGCGGTGAGGGCGAAAGCGACGGCGGCGGCGGCAGTTTCTTCTCGTTCTCAACCCTTATTAAATTCATTCTCATCGTTGTCATCGTATGGTTTATGTGGGGCAGTTTATCAAATAACAACGATTTTCATTTAGGAATGGAGGATGTAAAATCCTTTTTCAAGTCATTGGAGGATAAAGGACGCGAAATCGTCGCTCGTATCACAAATCAGCCGGTAGTGCCACCATCGTCAGGCGGAGGTGACAGCGACAGTGACAGTGACAGTGACAGCGACAGTGACGGCGACGACGACGCCCCGAAGGCACCGAAGGCGCGCGGAGCAACCGGACCCCATCAACCACCCGTCCCCCCCGGAATGTCCAACAGTTCGGATAAGAAACCTGGGTTCGTTAATGACGAGACCAAATACACGTTTTTAGATAAAGCACACCGCAGTTATTCAGGCCCGTCACCGCGCGCGGATGATAGCACAAGTGTAACACAAAAGCACCAGGCAGGCAAGGCCGGATATTGTTACATCGGCGAAGACCGCGGATTCCGAAGCTGTGTAAAGGTCGACGCCGGCGATAAGTGTATGTCAGGGCAGACGTTTTCGCGCCAGGATATTTGCGTAGACCCTACGTTGAGAGAATAGTTCGTTCGCTCGTTCGCTTTATGTTGTCAAATACTTAATTTCAGGAGTATATGAGAACAACTCACTCGTCTGTTCCGACCCGTTACTAAATACAAGCGTTACACTTACCGAATATGTCGTTCCAACGACGATAACCTCCCGTCCTGCGGACCTCGCGGGAATACGTATTTTATGCTCTCCGGTTATCCCCCCTTTAAGCCCGGAAAAAATCTGGCTATAAATATTCGTGTTGGTTGAATAACTGGTATTTAATCCATTCACCTTCACTGTGGATATGTTGACGCCTGCTGCTATCTCCGTATTGATATAAAACGTCATTTCCGCATATGACAAACCAGACGATGTATACGTTCCATCAATCGCGTATATACTCGGCATTGCTGATGTTGGTCTTACGGTTACGGTTGAAATAGTGCTTTCATTACTGTAAATATAACCATTATATGCGGAAATTTTTACAGAATACACACCATCGGCTATAAGACTCGTGCTGATTCTCCCAATATCCGCACTATACGAGGTTCGGGAATCCGTAGTTGATACATTAAATGGAACAGTAATTGATGTGAGTGGCGATGGCGGCGTAATCGTTATATTATACAGTTTAATGGGACTACCCCCCGTATCTGGTTTGGACCAGACGACATTGATATAATTCCCGGATGCGTCTGATATTACTGGCGGTAATAGACCATATTTCGCAGTTAGCAAGATGCCGGAAGGAGCGGCGGGTTTCATCAATGTCCGCGCGGTGATGATGGCGGATTCGGCGCCCACGCCCACCGTATTGATGGGCTCTATTTTAATTTCATATTTGTTTTCGTTCACCAGATTACGCAAAATATAGCGGCGCGACTGGCCAACGCCATTTGTAATAATACTGCTAATGTCTAATGTCTGTTTCAGCCACACCGTATCAGGAACCTTACGATAATAAAGATTATATTGACGAATCGGCGGACCGTTAAATGAACCCGCCGCCACACCGGTATTCAATGGGTCCGTCCATTTCAAATCCACCATCAAATTCTGACGCTCATCCGTCGTCGTAAATCCAAATCCTGTTATAATAGATGGAACAGACGAGGTCTTCACCGTTAATGTTGCCGGGACACTGGATAACCCGCGCACATTTCCAGAAAACACCGAGAGATAGTATACGGTATTTGCGAGGATTTCAACCGACCCAGGGATACGTTCAAATATGACCGAATTTCCGTTGATTTCGCCGGACACTGGATTGTATGTCGCGGGCGCAGCAGCAACCGCACCCGACGTCGCAGGATTATACGGGAAGACACTTTTATACGGCGCCCATGTTTTATTATCCTTGGAATACGTTATAACATAACCGGTGATGGGAAATCCGCCATTGGACTCCGGCGCATCCCATACGAGCGTTATCTTGTTGAGTTCACTGTCATAGTTTGTTACCCGAAAATTCAGCGGTTCAGTAAGAATCGTCGTCGGTATATTCAATGTAACCTGAAGTCCCGCCTTATATTCGTATGTCTTTTTATAATTGTATAGATTTATAGACGGGTCATAACATAACAGCCGCTCTTTCCCGGGAACGCCACACGCCGTCGTAAGACCGCAAAGCACGGCGCGATTCGCCGGCGTCGTCGGACACGTCAATGTAAATGCGCTCCCCCCGACCCCACTCAAATATTTGGATTCATTACCGATTTTCCGCATTAATTCACCACGCGACGCCTTCGCGTATTTCTGGCTCTTCGTCAACCCGCCGACATTTTTATTGTATTTCAAGATTTCGGCCTTACGGCGCATATCGTAGACTTCGTCGACTTGTGTCGCGGTGAGTTTGGCACCAGTCACGCTATCTACCAAGTCCGAAGAACGGCAATCCGGTTTGAATCGCGTCCAGAATTCGCGGTTGTAGGGATTGGTATAAAATAAATTGGTGTTACAATTGATAATGGCGGGTGTTATTTCAAATACATTCACGTCAAATATCGCGACCTTTTGGTTGAAATTCGTTGTCGCGGGTTGGGTTACCGTTATTGTTGCGGTCCCGGACCCATAGATGTATGCGGTATATACCGCGCCATCGGCTGTCCCGATACTCGTGCCTGTGCCACCAGACGCCCGTATTTGTAATAAACTTTCATTGGATGACGAGAATAAAAAATTAGAGGAAGAGTCGGTATTATTGGAAAGAGGCGGCGTAAGAACAAACGAACCTTCGGATGTCATTTTATTCAAGTCGGGTAGACGATACACTTGGTCGGCGGTATTGGTCGCCGGAATTTGACCGACAAATGTTGGCGTAGATTTGTTGATTTGGAGACGAATTGTTGTTGCGGGAATATTCGTTTCGCCTATTCTCTGCGCCGATCTCTTATATACCGGTGTCTCTTCCTGAAGAAAATTGATGCGTATATAACTATGAGTTCCATCCGGCAAAATCGTCACTTTTTTAAATGCGATTCTATTGTTGTTTATGACGACAGTATCATTTTCAAATGTAAATGTGCGTGGCAATGTCACCCCCAAATAATAAATGACGTCTCCGTAGTCGGGCGAACCATCCACGAGTTTTATCCTATCCGTCGTCGCAAATTGCGAAAAATTCAAATCAATAAACCCGTCCAGGTATTCGCGCGTGATAACCCCATTCGCGTCGGAACCGGGTATCGTATATCTTCCAACACCCGTGAACGGCTTGATTCCAAGATTAGTGACCGCCTTTGTTAATGTCAGCGGCACTACAATCTTTTTTTCAAGGTATATAACCGTATCAGTTCCGATTCCAGATGGTTCATACCTGGATTGTTTGATTTCCATTCGTAATGTAGTGCTTACCTGGTCATAACGATATCCGCCCGAAACATCATAGATGCCGTTAATTACGAGCGCATTTCTGTAAGGAAGACGCACAATTGGCGCTCCAGGGAGTGTATATACTCCGACAGCGTTACCCGGGTCACCCGATGGTTGTGGAATGACATAATAGTCTCTACTAAATGAAACCACCGAAATGGCGTAAGAATTCGTCGGAAACGCGAACGTGATGGGTGTCCGCGTGTTATCTGAAGATAGGTTTATCAACGGAATGACTCCGATGAGTGTCCCGCGCCGACTCAGTAATTCCGCGGGAACATCTGTATCTCTCGACCCGACGCCCGCAGGAATACCAGGTATCGTAAATGTGCCGGATATAAGCTGAAATGTAGTAGAATAACCCAACGAATATACATTAAACTGGGATGTCCCGGAGCCTTCGTTCGTTATATTAAAATAAACATCGCCGTATACAGGTTGTCCATCGCCACCGGTTGTTATCGTCTGTTCTAATTGCGGTGTCCAAATAGGCGGTGTACCGGGCATTATATTTTGTTACACGTATCGTCGTATCGTATCGTTCGCTGATTGCTGATATGTAAATGTAAAAAAATATTACCGCATATACCAATGGTTCGAGAGGTATGACCCGACATTCTTCGTCGCGCTTGTATCTCCGCCCGCACTGGTTATCATCTTCATATTGGGTCCTTCATCTACGATGCTCTTGATTTTATTCGCACCAATAGAGTAATTGAAATACTGGATGGTGGAAATATACCCACTAAACCGGTCCTTGGCCTTATCCTCGCCGATATTCACTTTCCCGTAATTCTGGAGAGGGATGCCCGCGGTTTTGCGACGCTGGGCCAACCTGCCATTGATATACAAATCAATCACATTATTGGTGACACGGACGACGGCATTTACCCAGTTCTTCATAGGTATGTCGGTTGTGATGAGTTTTTCGTGAAGGTTCTCTTTTTTGTTGGTTGAATCCGTCTTTCCAGTGACATCCACAACGGCCATCAAAGACACATTGGTGCCTGCGTCGGTCCTATCGGGATTCGTTTCGTTTATTTTGTTGGAAAACCGGATATACATTCCTGGTGCGTTATTCGGGTAATAGATTCCGTCAGAAGTAGACTTGGTTCCCTCGCCGCCTTTGCTAAAGATTCTCGACCATTTATCCCTTTCAAGTGGAACCTGATTCACGAAAAACCAGGCGGACCACGTATATTCCAAACCACCGTCTTCATTCATCGACCGCGCGATAAAGACAGAATCCTTTTGCGCCGGGTCTTGTGAAACATTCATCGCCATATCTTCCGTATTTGCGGTTCCGTCCAAGACGTAAGGCGACATTGTCGGGAGCATCAAATAGGACAACCCGATGATGGCGAGTTTGACTGCGACTGAAAACACGATAAACACCATCAAAATAAAGGCGAATTTGGCGACAAGACTATTGGACTCCATAAATTCTCGCAGACCGAACCCGCCGCCGGCGCCACTGCCGGACCCAGAGAGACCGGCGTCGCCCGGCTTTGAGAAACTGGATGATATTCCGCTTAAAAACCCGCCGCCGCCGCCACCGCCACCGCCACCGCCACCACCGCCGCCATCGCCACTACTTTCGCTCATTATATATAATCGGTCGCTCTGTCGTATTACTATATATATCAAATAAAAAAACAATCCATTCACGGTTGTTGTCGTGAATGGGTTGTTTTCGGTTCCGCGGCTTCGCGGCTTCGCGGCTTCGCTTCGCTCCGCTATGTACTTACGCTGGTCTGTTCCTGATTATCTACGATAAAGCTCAACTTCACCTTATATTTGTTGAGGAGGTCACTCCAAGGGCTTCCGCCGAATCCTTGCGAGTAAATATCCCACGCCTCTTGGGGTGCGATTGGTGAAGCCTTCAGTTTGACATTGGTGATAAATCCGATGTCCTCTACTATTTTGGTGCTATCGCCTAAAGTGATCTTTTGGGTTTCGCTGAGTTTTGAACCATTATTTACAACGCACGATTTCACTAATTTACCGTCGACGTAGACATCCATCGCGGAACCGTTGAAACTGACAATGAGGTTGACCCATTTTTGAAGAGGGAAATCCGCGATTTCGCATTCATTTTGGCCAGGCGTGCCTGACGTGGGGAAAATCTGGATGGTGTTGGTGTTTGATTTAAATTTGACTAGAAAAATGATATTGGTAGCTGGAGGAGTAGCAGCACCTTGGAATTCAATCACCTTGGCGTCAGACACCCATTTCTTAATGTAAAACCAGACAGAAATCGCGGTATTCGCCTTGAAACTCGAGGGTAGATTCGTGCCGTGTATGATGGTCGATGTCGCCCATTTTTGCATGCTTCCTAAAGTTGTATAATTCGTCGTGATTGCTTTAAAAATGACATACAATAGGAGAAGAATGACGATGATTGCGAGAACAAGTTTTGAGTTCATAATCGTATGAGTATTTGATTCGTATAAATATTAGATATATAAAATAATACATTCCGCTTCCGTTCGCGCATTCCATTCCATTCCATTCCATTTCATCGGGAATACAACGTAGTCGACCCCGCCACCTTTACTTCGTCCTGAATCGTCGACATTCCAATCATCGGCGGGTTTTGCGTCTTCAGCATATTATACGTCCACCGAATTTGCTCCTTCGTCAGCGGGTATTTGTGAAATGCGAAATTACAGATACTACCGTTGAGCCCCCGGTTATTGGGCGTGCTTCCCACCGTAATCGGCTTCAATTGGATATCGGGCATAATGAAGTCGCTCTTAAATATCAACTTGTTATTCATAAAGAAGTCCATCGTTTTCCCGTCATAATTCACGACGAAATAGTTCCATCGTTGAAGTTGGATGTCGGTATCAAGCTCTTCGTTATCGGTTAATATCCGAATCTTCGCCCGCTTCGTGTCCGAGGTAGAACCGTCCTTCACCGCCGCATTGTAATTTGTCCTAGAATTGTATATTTCGGTGGTCGTGGATTTTTCATCTGTAATACTGCTATCAGGTCTCAAATGATGACAATACAACTTCAATTCGTTCTTGGATGGATTATAGGTCAATCGCGGAACATCTCCGAAATTGAATATCTCTAAATCGGAATTCTTTGTTGTCACGTTATTATTCAAAAAGAACCACCCTGAAATGGAATAATGATACCGCTTTTTCTCTTCCGCCGGGCAATTCGCCGCCTTATCTTCCGGTGTGCGGTCGACCCCCGTGTTGTGATAAATGAAGATTTGCGGGCTTTGTGTTGTCAAGTTCGTGTCGTATAACTGTTTGAGGCTCACAGGTGCGGCCACGATTTGCGAGGCGGATGCGCCAATGTAGTTCAGTAAATAAGGTCCGCCGTATAAAATGGCGATGAGCAGGAGTTCAATTGCGACGATAATCCAGATGGGGCGCGTTGTATCGCCGACCGCGTTTTGCGACCCTTGGAGGAAGTCGAGGAAGAGACACGGGATATAAATAATACACGCCCACAGCAACTTCAGGAGTTTCACTCCAATGATGGACTTCGTGAGATGGAACAGGAACATAAAGACGATGAGTGCGACCATAACACCGTGCTGTTTGTAGTATGCGAGGGCGCACAACACGATGAAGAAGATCGTGTTCATAATGAAGCGGATATTGGTTAGGAGGTTCGTCATCGGCGCCATCTTCGGGGGTGTGCCCGTGCCCGTGCCCGTGCCCGAATCTTTATTATCAATGAACTCTAACCCGTAATGAAAGAAGAGAATGGCGAGACCCAATACGGTCATTCCAGTGACCGACATCCGGTTCTTGTCGTCCTTTTCGGTGTCATAGACCCACACAATAATCATCAATACAACGTAAATAATATGCGTCATTCCGAATGTGAGCTGGCGCATCGGACTATTGATGTCCTCTGGCTTGAAGTCATTGAACAGGTAGTCTTCGGGTGTTTTCTGGTTCGTGGTCTTGAATTTGTCTCGGAGATAGGCGACGAACCCGGCGATGGCGACGATGGCCATAATAACATAAATGGTGTGTGCTGTGGGCGAGTTCATTTGCGCGACGAACCCGCCCGAGGCGACATCCTGTTCCGCGCCACCCGCGCGATTGGTCGCGTCAATCTTGTATACATAGTAAATGACCGCGAGAATCAAAATAACGAACGAAATTGTTAGTAGGATGACCTTGATGAGTTTGCCGATGGCGCTCACTTTGGTTTCGTCGATGCCGACGGGGTCGGTGGGAGCTGTTCCAGGGGCAGGTGCCACCGCTGCCACAGCCGCTACGGATGTTACGCTCGCCGGCGTTATCAGTGTGGCGTCCAATGGAAACATACGAAGGTCGGTTGCCTTTGAATCCCAGTTCGTAAAATTGAGTTTATCTAGTTCCTGACTGAATTTTTCTTTGATGGAGTCTACACGCGAGAAAGAAAGAACGACAAGGATTCCATAAATAACCACCTTGAATAATGTTACAATCAGCCACGGAACCAAATAGATTGTAGTAAAAAATAGACGAAGAATGCGTGTCAGTATCCACTCTTTCGCGAAGTCCGGATCGGTGGTGGAACCGCCCATCGCCCCACCGGGGATGCCGTGATACCACGCCGGGATAGAACAAAGCGCAAAAATACCCGCAAACGCGATATACCATTCCCAATTATCGGGAATATTTGGTTCTCCGACCTGTTTATTTGGGCGGAGGAGATACGTCCACCACCCCGATAATACAAGTGCGGCGACCGCACAGAATCCAAAAACCGCCATAAGAATTCTTTTCAATACACCGTCGTTCTGTTGCGCCTGGTACTGCCAGACCTGAATAGACTCGGCAAACTTTAAGATAGAATCAAGCCCGCCTACATTGAGCTCTTTCACGATTGGAAGTAACAGGATTCCGCATAATAAGAGACCGACAATCAATACAATGAAAAAGGTGTCCAATAACTCTTTCACGCGGGGGAACATATCCCCGGTAAAATTACCCGCAATCCACGCACTGGTCCGTAGGTCTGTTGTAATATTTGTAAAAAGAATAGAGACCCACATCACAATCAAGATAATGGATAAGAAGGGGATGAGTGAGAACCATTTGGCGAAACGGACGAACATTCCGTTGAAATTGTTGGAGCCGGCGGGCGTGTCTTTCTTGGATAAGATTGTGTCCCAGTCACTTGACAACATTTTGTCCTCTTTCACCTTGGTTGGGTATGCTTCCCCAAGACCGGATAATGAAGTATCGCCATTAGCTTGTACTGCTGCGGGACACGCGCTATTTTTAAACACATATGCCAACGCATCCCCCCAACCGAATGAACCTGGTATATATCCGCAATCCGCCATTTTCAACCGAACATTATAGAATAGTAGTATCATAACCGCAATAACGATTGACAGCGCGTAAAATACGCCCGTTAGCACTTGGTTTGGAGTCTGGATTTTTTTATTGAGTCGTTTTTCCATTTCCGTTGTCACATCACCGTCCGTGACCTCATTCCCCCGCGCATTTTTCTGTAAATCTTTGGTGACTTCCGCCTTTAATTGTTGATGATAAGGGTTCGTTGTGTATTGTAAGTTATCCTTAGGTGGCGTCTTTGTTTGATTCACAACATACCAAATGGATACACTAATGAATACCAGAAATGCTACTAGCAATAACCCGAATGCGCTTTTATAAATGATGGTTTGTTTTACTGACAACAACCCCAACAATAAGAGTAAAAACGCAAACCCGAGAATGATGTAGACAATTCCGTGGACGAGAAATGGTTTGTTTTCAAATGAACCTATTTCCGCAGTATTGTCGGACCCAAATCCAGGGCCTCTCTGGCTTTTGGAAACAAAGATAGACCCCATTACCAGTAATGCGGCCATTATAATGCCCGCCGCTCCTTGTGAAATCTTGGCATTGGCAATCGTATTATTTTGCCATATGAAATACCCGACCACCGCGAATCCAATGATTTGTAAAATAACACCTACACTTAACATTGTATTTGCGCCACTGGTTGCGAGGTCTTGTTTGAATTTTTCCTTGTCAACATCCCCGATTTCGGAACTGGCGGTTTTATCGGCAATTTCTTTACCGTGAACCACCAACGGAATACCGACGACAATGCCGGCAATGAATCCGCCAATAATACCTTTGGTTGAAAATATATTATTAACGAATACGTATGGTCGGGACCCAGCAGTACTAATTTGTTTTACAGCCCCCGCAATGAAAAGAATAAACGTGATAACTAGCAGTGTGCCGCCAATCCACATTAACCCCTTTGATGGGTCATAGGTTTTCGCTGATTGTGAAATACCCAAACTACCAAAACCGAGACCAATTCCACCCAGTATTGCGATTATCATAAAAAAATATACCCAACGGCTCATCGCAGGTGATCCTGCTGGAGATGGCGGAAACAATAACGCCTCTTTAGCGGCAAGAAACCGATACGGATTCAAAAAATTGACAAACCCGGCAAATAAACATACGATGAGTAGTGTCGTAAACACCGCCCAATTATTTTCCATAACATCCCAGGAAACAAAACCTATTAATAAAATAACCGACAATACAATAACCGGAAGATAGTTTAATAGTGTTTTTATGTGTAATGCTTCTTCTAACGGCGCTGTCGGCGACGCCGGTGACGCCGGATTCATATCTTTTGTAATATTATAATTATAACGACACCCAGTTATAATTATAAGATATATTAATGCGGCCGTCACATCGCGTTTCGCGAACCGGAACCTACAAGAACGACATCGCCGTCTTTTTTCCGTGGCAATCCCGACATAAAGCGACTAAATTATCTACGTGGTTGGACCCGCCGTGTTCTAAAGCAATGACATGGTCTACTTCAAACCACGCGGGCAATTGACGCTGACAGTCTCCGCATTTCCACCCCTGCTGTGCCGCGACATACTTCTTCTTGGTCTCACTGACACTGCGCTTGCTAGAATTCTTGCCGGAATTGAGGATACGGCGCTCACTTGCGCCCGGGGTTCCGCCCCCCAACGACGGCTGTGCAACTTGTGGCGCAGTTCTTGCCCCCATCGCGCTACTCATCGCGCGGCCAATCGCATTGCCACTCGCTCCGCTCGTTTGACCGCCGTCGTTCGGGGGCGAAACCCCGGTCATATCAAAAAACGGTGTTATCATATCCGCTGTCCCCTTGCTTATTGGCATATACTTTATAATATCATTTGCGTGATACATCAACTGCCTAGAGTTTTCCGGATTACGGCGTAGAAAGAGGAAGAGCGAGAGACCCGCGAACGCAAACATCGCCATCTTCATCCATTTTTGATTGCTCTGAAACATTTTCATCAGGTGCCCGTCATAGTATGTGTTTACGACAAGGAATGCTGCTACAATAAAAACGATATACTCGGCTTTTACCATTGTTATATATAGTATCGAATAATATCGCTAGCATAATCGCATTCACCTATTATGGTCCGCTCAACCACGGCATAATCGCATTCACCTATTATGGTAATAATACGCCGCATATCCCAGCCCCGCCATCACCAATAGATAGACCAACTTCTCCCGGTATTTCAGCTCCTCCAAGATTTGTATCGGTTTCGGGCGATAGTGTAAGTAGTATCTCTCAAGCGCTTCGTGTAGCGACATCTCGTCCTTCATAAGGAGCACATTATACCGATTGTGGATGAAATGGACCCACTTGATAAACGAATCGCGGCTATCTAAATAAGGCGTAATGGGGTATTTATCCAACATCCGCGCAAACTCCGACGACATTTCGGGGTCCGGAATCAGCATCGGGAAATTCTGGATGAAGTCGTAGTATTTCTTACGCGTGACATCATTGACATGGTCGGGGTAATTCACCGCCGCAGTCATTAACACAAACCAGTATTGCGGACCCCATATCCTGGCGTCCAATTTTAGCATTACTACAATGAAATGACATAAAAACAATAACATAATTACGATAAGCGTATTGTAATAGAACCTGAAATCCAAATGTCGGCGGCCAAAGAACCCGAAGCCGAAGCCGAAGCCGAAGCAGCCGAGGCCGTAAAACTAAATAATCCTAAATCAGCACTATCGTATTTGGAAATTAGCCAAATACGGAATCATAAACACGCGCCGGTAGCACCAGCCGCGGCGGTGGCGGCGTCCGCAGCGTCGGCTGCGTCCACATCCACTGCGGATAAATATTTCTGTAATAACTGTAACCGAAACAATCACGTCTATAACAACTGCCGCGCACCAATCACAAGTATCGGCGTCATCGCATTCCGATGTGGTGAAACCGGCCCCGAGTTCCTTATGATACGCCGCCGCGATTCATTCGGATTCGTGGATTTCATCCGCGGCAAATATTCGCTCAATGACGAAGCGTATATCCAGCGCATCATCGACGAAATGACGATGGCCGAGAAGTCGAATCTGATGCGACTTACATTCGACCAGTTATGGCGTCTGTTATGGGGCGAGTATACGCGCGGGAGTCAGTATAAAAATGAAGAGCACGTATCGTTTGAGAAGTATCGCCAGGTGCTTGGGGGGATACGCACGAAGGACGGGCGCATTAAAACCCTCCAACAGTTCATTGATGAATCCACAACGCGATGGATGGAGACGGAGTGGGGGTTTCCGAAAGGCCGGCGGAACTATAATGAAAAGGACCTGCCGTGCGCATTGAGAGAGTGTCTGGAAGAGACGGGGTATGACATCACCGCCAACAATGTCATACAGAATATCGCGCCATTTGAAGAGATATTTATGGGGTCGGATATGAAGTGTTATAAACAGAAGTATTTCCTCGCGATGGTGGATTTAGATAAGAAACCGAACAAAGCACACGACATTATGGAGGTAGGACTTATGAAATGGATGTCGTTTGAAGAGTGTATTCTCGCAGTGCGACCTTACAATTTAGAAAAAATCGGGATTGTGCGTAAAATCAATAACATATTGTCCCGCTATAGAATATTCTGAGATTTATCGTTCCCTTTTATTTCGTGTAGATATATAAAGGAACACGGGGGTATAATACTACATACCTAGAAATAGAAATAAAAATGGAACAGGAACAAGAACAAGAAAATGTGCCAATGGAATTGTCTGTGGCGTCGGTTGCGGCTGCTGCGCTTGCGGTGATGCCAGGGCCGGCAGAAGCCGCGGAGGTGGCGGCGGCGGCGACACCGCAAGGGAAAAGGACTATTAAACCAAAAGCGAAAGGGAAAGTCAGCGCCGCCGCACCCGCCGCACCCGCCGTGACCCCCCGAGTGAATATCGAAAGAATGAAACGCGACCTCGAAGAAGGACGCAGACGCCTCTCGCCCGAAGAAATCAATAACCCATTTAGTAAGGAGTTCAACAAGCTGCTTTTAAAAAAGGAATTGCTTGAACGAGAGATGACCATACACGACATCGGAGTATTGCCGGGTGACGGTAACGAACCAGGCAATCACGACATCGGAGTATTGCCGGGTGACGGCCTCTACCCCACCCTAAACGACCCCAATTTTAATACCAAAATCGCCCTTCGGAAAGAGTTCTTTGATACCAAGATGGATGTGGACAATACGAAAAGCGTGGAAGAGGAGGCAGAGATTCTCTGTAACGCACAGATAGAGCTCGCGCCCAACCAGCAATTCGTCAGGAATTTTCTCTCGGTCGAAACGCCGTATAATAGCTTGTTGCTATACCACGGACTCGGCACGGGAAAGACGTGCTCGGCGATTAGCGTGGCTGAGGAGATGCGTGATTATATGAAACAGATGGGGATTACCCAGCAAATCATCGTGATTGCGTCACCCAACGTCCAAGAGAATTTCCGGCTTCAGTTGTTTGACGAACGCGAACTCCGAGAGATTGAGCCGGGGGTATGGAATATTCGCGCGTGTACGGGGAATAAATTCATTAAAGAAATCAACCCGATGAATATGAAGGGGCTGACGCGTGACAATATCATTAAACAAATCCGGCGCTTGATTTCGTCGCATTATTCGTTTTTCGGGTATAATGAATTCGCGAATTATGCGCGGACACACGCGTCAAGTGTCGGGATTTCGAAGGATGATGCGGTGATACACGAAGTCAAGCGCAAAGGCAAGGGGGCGGTGGCGGCGGTGGCGGCGATGGCGATGGCAGCATCGGCGGCGGTGGCGAAGAAAGGCCGCAAATCTGCCGCAGAAATCGCCAAAGCCGCTGATATGGAGACCCTCGCAATCGAAACGCTCTCTGTCACGAAGTTGCGCAAATTATTCGCAAATACGCTTATTATTATTGACGAAGTTCATAATATTCGCATCACCGATGATAACCGCGATAAACGTGTGGCGAAGATTCTCTTTCAAATCGTCCAGAAGGTCAATAATGTGCGCTTGCTGCTTCTCTCGGGCACGCCAATGTATAACAGTTATAAGGAGATTGTGTGGCTGATAAACCTGATGAACCTAAATGACCGACGCGCGACGATCGACATCGCGGATGTCTTTGATGACCGGGGGAATTTTCGTTTGGACGCGGAAGGTCGAGAGATTGGCAAGGATTTATTGATTCGGAAAGCGACCGGATATGTTTCGTTTGTGCGTGGCGAGAACCCGTATACATTTCCTTATCGGATATTTCCGAGAGAACACTCGCCGCAACATTCGCTGCTGGCGGGAGCGTTAGCGGGAGCAGCGGTAGCCGCGGGAGCAGCGGGAGCAGCGGGCGCGGGATACCCGCGAACCCAATTGAACGGGCGTCATATCGACCAACCTATCGAGCATATTGATGTATATATGACCCAGGCGGGTGATATCCAAGAAGCAGCGTATCGGTTTATTATTAGCGATATGAAGGCAATGTATATTTATAAAAAGACCGCGATGATGAGGCGGAAGAAGGCCGTGGCGGCCGTGGCGGCCACTGGAAAAGGAAAGGGCAAAAAGGCGCCCGCCGCCGCCCCCGCCGGAGGCATCGACGATTCCACGGTCGTTGAATCCGAGGATTTCCCTTCTTTTGAAAATATGGATACGATTGGATATGCGGCGGTCCAGCGACCTCTTGAATCGCTGAATATCGTATACCCGCACCCATCTCTCATCGAGTATATGAACGACCCAAATGACGAGTTTGATATTGCGGCGTGTATTGGCAAGGAAGGCCTGCGGCATATTATGTCCTATGAAGAAACCGGCAACCCACCGATGCGCCTGAATTTCGAATACCGCCCCGAATTCACGCGCGCCTTTAAGTTGCCCAATGGCGAAACAACCACGAAGGCATCCGCGCGCATCTTCGCCCCCGACAATATTGGACGATACTCGGCGAAAATCAAGAATATCTGCGACCGTGTACTTACAAGTGAAGGTATTATACTCGCATACAGTCAATATATTGACGGCGGTGTCGTCCCCATCGCACTCGCATTAGAAGAGCTCGGCTTTACGCGTTATAGTGCCGCGGGTGCGAATTCGTCGCTTTTCCGCAGTAAGCCCGTCCCGAGTATTGACGCGATTACGATGCTCCCCCAGCGCCAGCACCAGGCACAGTTTCCGGACCAGCCCTTCCGTCCTGCGCGGTATTCCGTGATTACGGGCGACCCCACGATTTCCCCCGATAATCTCTTCGAATTGAAGGCACTCACCAGCGAAGATAATACGCACGGCGAAAACGTGAAAGTCGTTATTATTTCCGTCGCGGGCAGTGAAGGTCTAGATTTCAAGAATATTCGGCAAGTCCATATCCTGGAACCGTGGTATAATATGAATCTGCTGGAGCAAATCATTGGACGCGCTATCCGGAATTGTAGCCACAAACGCCTGCCGTTTTCACAACGGAATGTGGAGCTGTATTTATACGGAACCCGACTGACGAATCCCGAAATAGAGGCGATTGACCTTTATTTGTATCGTTTATCTGAGTTTAAATCCGTGAAAATCGGCGCAGTCTCTCGCGTGCTCCGCACATCAGCCGTGGATTGCCTTCTCAATATCCAGCATAATACACAGACCGCAGCGCAATTGAACCAGGTGGTGAAGCAGAATCTCTCGTCGCGCAAACAAATAGACTATCAGGTTGGTGCTCGGCCTTATTCTGCATTGTGCGATTATATGGAACGGTGCGAGTATACGTGCCGTCCGACGTTTTCAAACGGGCGGCCGATTCAAGAACAGGAGGAGTTATATGGACTCGGTGACGACAGCGACAGCGACAGTGACAGTGACGGCGACAGCGACGGCGGCGGCGGCGGCCCGGCACGCGACCGAGGCCGAAGAGGCGGCGATGTCCGCCTGGATACATTTAATGAGAAGTTTATGTCAATGAACCTGGATAAAATCATCCACAAAATCCGCGAATTGTATAAAGAGTCGTTCTTTTATAAGAAAACGGGCAGGAATGGAATCATCGCGCACGTAAATGCCATCCGCCAATACCCCGTCGCACAAATCAATCTCGCGCTCACACAAATGGTGTCCGACCCCAATGAATACGTCAATGACAAATACGGACGCCTTGGGCGTATACAAAATGTCGGGGATTATTACTTATTCCAACCCATTGAATTGACCGATAAACACACCAGTATTCACGAACGAAGCACGCCAATTCCTTATAAACATACGGCGGTGGAATATCCTCTTCCAGGAGAGGTCACAGAAGATTACCTGAATATTCGGAAGGGGGTGGCGGTGGCGGCGGTCGTCCCGAATAAGAAGATTGTGGATAAATTGAAGAAGATACAGCAAGAACAACCGGTGGCTGCGGCGGCGCCGCCCTCGTTATCGCCATCGTTATCGCCATCGTTATCGCCGTCGCCTCCAGTAAATGAAATAGAGGATTTTATCGCGACACTTTCAGATACATTCGAAACGTGTAAGACCGTATATGAAAAACCGACGAAGGAACAAGATGAATGGTATTATTATTGTGGAAAGGTCATCGACCAAATCTCTCAAACAGATGAATTCCAAATGACGAGAGAACAACTCTACGCCCTCGTAATTGCGAATCTAATAGAACACTTGTTCTTTGAAGATAGTCTTAAACTCATAAATTATCTGTATGAAAAGAATAATTACGGCGCGGGAGCCGCGACAACAGGAGCCGCGAGCGCCGGCGCGGTCCATCTACTGTCTCCATTCGAGAGAATGATGTTGAATTATTACGAACAACACGTGATAGAGAGACCTCTTGTGGGGAGACGCGCAGCAGCGGCAGCGGCGAATCCTGATCCGAAATCCCCCAAAGACCGTGGACTCCTCTTATTTCACGAGAAAAAGGAAGAACAATATGCGCTAGTCGTCTTGCGATACGAGACACGAGAATGGGTGCTTGCGGTACCGGAAGACGAACGCGATTATACACTTCTTTTAGGAAAACTCCAGACAGACCATATCCAGAATATGAATATGCTTGTCGGGTTCGTATCTTTTTTCAAGAAGGAATATCTTATTTTCAAGGTTAAAAATATGTCAAAGAAGCGCGATAAAGGCGCGCGATGCGACCAATCCGGTAAAACCGATACCATCACCATCATCAATACGATTCTAATGTCGAATATGACTACACAGGGAGACGAGTATAAACTGACGATTGAAAACACGAAGCAACGAACCCAAAAAGAACTGTGTGTTTTTCAGGAGTTTTTATTACGCGCATTCGATGCTAAACGCGTAAATGGTCGCAAATGGTTCTTCGCGCCAGGTGAAGCATTGTTGTGTAATGTCGAACGGTTATAACGGATAAATAAAGTATAATGGTATAGTAGCATCGTAATGTCAATATCGAATATTCCCCCTCCACCACCGGCATTGTCGTCGTCGTCATCGGCGTCGTCCGCTGCGCTACCTCCACCTCCACCACAGGCATTGTCGCCGTCGTCATCGGCGTCGTCCGCTGCGCTACCTCCACCTCCACCACAGGCATTGTCGTCGGCGTCATCGGCGTCGTCCGCTGCGCTACCTCCACCTCCACCACAGGCATTGTCGTCGGCGTCGTCCGCTGCGCTACCTCCTCCTCGTTCCGTCGCTACGATTTCAAAATTCGCATTCCCCGCGCCCGGAGGCGTCGTCCAAGCCAAAGCCAAATACGGTATGTATACCACTATTTTACTCACACGCAAATTAGAAATCCCGTTCCGCATCATCGGCCGTAATGTAAAAGACACACTAGAACATATTCTCTCGAAAATCGTGGAAGGAAAGTGTATGGCAGAAGGATTCATCCGCCCCGGAAGTGTGAAAATCCTCACATACTCCAATGGATACTTATACGGGAAGAATGCGATATTTGACGTAGTATACGAGTGTCAGTCGTGTTCTCTCGTAGAAGGTGTCGTATTTACGTGCGTGATTAAAAATATCAGTCTCGCGGGTATTCGCGCAACATTGAATGAACCCAAAACACCGGTGGTCGTTTTTATTGCGAGAGACCATCACTATGACCGCGCGGATTTTACGCGGCTTCAAGAAGAGGAAGAAATACGTGTGCGCGTTATTGGCCAGCGGTTTGAAATCGGCGATGAGGCCATTTCGGTGATTGGCGAACTTGTATAATTACAGTAATTACAATCGAAGTATATTCTAATTACTGAAATGGTGGACCATGTATTCACTTGCCTTCATTGCGAGGAACCGTTTGTCATTTCTCTTAACGAGTTCAATTGCCGTATTTTACGGCACGGGGTATACAAACACAATCTTCAACCCATCAATCCTCACGCAACGAAAGAAGAATGTGACGCATTGTTGCGCGACGACGCTATTTATGGTTGCGCGGGCCCGCTTCAAATCATCGCGAAGGCGTCGGCGTCGGCGTCGGCGTCGGCGTTCGAGATACGTATTTGCGATTATATATAATCTTTATCAAACGATTCAATAAAATTGATAAAGATATAAACATAATTCTATAATTGATATAGCTATCGTTCATCGTAATGGCGTCTGTTGCCGTATTGTCAATGTCAACTGCGAAACGAACCACCATTATCCGACCTAAAAAGAAAATAAAAGTGCCCGAGCCCGAGCCCGAGCCCGAGGAGCCAGTCGTCGTACCCGAACCCGAGGAGCCAGTCGCCGAACCCGAGGAGCCAGTCGCCGAACCCGAGGAGCCAGTCGTCGAACATTACTGTGACCCGGCGCTATTCAACAAACAACGAATCAAGCGTAAGCTCACGATTCCATTTTATAAGATAACCCGAGGTGTTAATGTGACGAAATTATTGGCGACAGAACTGGCGAAACAGTTGGAAGGCTACTGTTCTATCGAAGGATATATATGCCCGTATTCAGTTTCAATTTACGCTCACTCGTGTGGAACATTAGCCGCCGCCAATATTGTATTCGATATCGTGGCGGATTGCCTCATTTGTTTTCCAGACGAACGCGCCGTCATCAAATGCGTTGCCAAGACAATAACCCAAGCGGGTATCCGCGCAGGCGCCACACAACTGATTCCCGGCCGTATATCGCCAATTGAAGTGTTTCTATCGCGTGATATGAATAACAACAACGAACTGTTCACTCGGATTGAAGAAAACGACATATTGACCGTAGAAATCATCGGACGCAGATATGTATTACACGATACCCACGTGACCATCATTGCGATGTTATTAGACGCGTCATCGCCGTCGTCGCCGTCGTCGCCGTGAAAGGGTATAAAGTTTCATCACGATATTTTTATAAAATGGCTACCACCGCGATTGCGAGTCTCACGACAATGAATGAACTACAGACTATCGCCCAACAAGTAGAGGCGAAGACGAATTATTTGATGACACTTAAAGACGGAATTGAAAATATGCCAGTGATTCATCAAATTGAAGTGTTGCGCATTTTACATACAAAACACACGCAAATCAATGAAAATAAAAATGGAGTTTTTATTAATATCTCCAAAATAAACGACACGACATTGCGTGAATTAGAAGAGTATATGAAATATGTCATAAAACAGGAGAAACATTTGAATGAAATAGAAGAGCAGAAGCAGCATTTAACAAAGGAATTCTTCGAGAATAAGACGCATAAAGATATTTAGTGTATGATATATAGTATACAATGGCGTCTTCACTCGTCATTCCTTGTCTATATAATTCTTTTTCATTTACTGCGGAAAATATAAGCGAATATATGGTCTATTACGATGTATCGTGTTTTCGTTCGGTGGCGCAGGTGCCGGTGCCTGTGCCTGTGCCTGTGCCTGTGCCTGTGCCTGTGCCTGTCGCGGTAGCACTTTCTGAATCAGACACCGACGACGCCGCGACAGACACCGACGACACCACGACCGACACCGCGTCCGACGACGACGACACCACGACTGAGCCAGAGCCCGAGCCCGCGTTCAATCCAGAAGTTATGACTTCACATATCGCGACATTGAATGCGTCTTCGAAAGACTCTCTTTTGTGGGCTGCGTATATTATGCTATACGGCACTGAAAAATACGAAATCATCGAAAATCACTACACGGAATCCAATACATTTAAGTTTGACTTGGTTGAGATTCTGCGGAAAAATAAGCCTGTGTTAAAGGCGAATAAACTCAAACTTAACGCACTGGAAGAAAGCCTTGTACATAAACCATTTATTGGATTGGAGACATTACAGGCCATCGCCCTGTGTAAAAATCTCTCGGTATGTATCGTCCAGGACCGGAAATATTACGAAGTCGCGAGTGGCGGTGGCGGCACCGGGTTCATTATTGAAAAAATCAAAGGAAAATACGCATTGTATGTGTGTCCTGATAGAATAAAGGCGGGGTATTTGAAATATATTCGCAAGAATTACTGGTTGATGGAGAGTATTTCTGCTCCGATCAGCAGAATAACGGCCTATAAGTTACAAGACCTTGTCGATATTTCACAAAAACTGAACTTACCTGTCGTGAATATTATTCCGGGAAAATTCGGGTCGATGGGGACTGAAAAACGAAAGACGAAACCAGAGTTATATGAGTCAATTTGTAAATGCGTGTAGACATAAAATTGAAGTATATATCTGAATAAATAATGTATAAATATTATCCTATTGATATAATATATATACATATACAATGCCGAGAGAACGCGGTTCGTCATCGTCATTGGCAGCGGCGGCTCCCGCTTCCGCGTCTGTGAAACAATCCGAATTCGCAAAAATCGTATCCCATTATTTAGAGGGCTGCCTTGATAAAACAGATGGCATTCCTGAACTGGAGATACGATTCGGCACGCGCGGGAATAAACCCACGACGAGAGAAAACTTCGACGGGGTGATTCAAAAATTGTTATCATCGGGGTTTACGATTGAGAAGAAGAACGGGTATTCACTGAAAATACAGAATGAGTTCATCGACCAAAAAACGGGGCAAACCAAGTTGTCGCTTATTCGCGCAGAAATCCACGGCATCAATGAGATTCAGAATTATTGTAAGACGAATATGCCGGATGAGAAATATGTGATATTTACACAAAAAATGTATGCGAAGACCGGCGGCGGAGGCATCGGCGGAGGCGGCGATACCATACACCCCGTCATCTTTGACGACTTCAATTTCAAGGTGAGTTATCAACGTGAAAAGCATATCGCAAATACGAGCACACTCGCGCGGTCGATTTTGAAATCCTGGAATGATAACAAGAAGACGTTTCGGTATATCAACCGAACGACACTGAAACACCCTGACTTCCCATTCCAAATCGATATGAGTGTTGTCAAGGAATCGCATAAAGACCAGACGGGTTATATTTCCGCGTCGACATTTGATGCCGCGCGTGTTCTTGAAAGCCCGATTCGATATGAAATGGAGATAGAAGTCATCAATGACCTCGTGGGTCCAGGAACCGCGTTCAACCACCCCAAACATCTGATGGATAATCTGCGTAAAATGATTAAAATCGTAATGTCGGGAATCCAGGGGACGAATTATCCGGTTTCCGTATCAGAAATACGCGGTATCCAACGGCGGTATTATGAGTTACTCTATCCTGACGAGCGCGAGACTCGCGACAGCGACGACGACGAGGGTGGCGGCGGCGAAAGGCGAGAGCAGCGAGAGCAGCGAGAGCAGCGAGACCGGCGCGACCGTGAACGCGCGACTCGTATGGTCGAACTACGCCCCAAACATTTCATTGGCCCGAATTCATACACCCTACAAATGCATAATATCCGCCCAATTGATTCTGACTCCAAGTCCCCCAATATTCGTATGAATTATTCGGTTACAGAAAAGGCCGACGGCGCCAGAAAACTCCTCTTCATCGCGCCTAAAACCGGCCATGTCTATCTTATTGATACAAATATGAACGTCCAATTTACCGGCGCAGTCTCTTTAAATCCAAAACTACATAATACACTATTGGACGGAGAACACGTCATCCACAATAAAAGCGGCGCATTCATCAACGCATTCCTGGCATTTGACGTCTATTTCGTTCATAAGGCCGATGTTCGTTCGCGAATGTTCTTTCCCGCGACGGCCAATGAAGACGAAGTCCTCACGAATTTCCGACTACCATTGATGGAAAGTCTCGTCAAGAATCTTCAGCTCAAATGCGTTTCTGGTGGGGCGGATTCATTACCGCCCATTCGTATTGAAACCAAGAAGTTCGAAATTGCGGGTCCGTCGTCAGGCAAATCCATCTTTGATTGCTGTGCGATGATTCTGCGTAAATGCGCCGAACACCAGTTTGAATATCACACCGACGGACTTATATTTACTCCGATTGATTTCGGAGTCGGTAGCACCGTGCGAAGCGACAATACGGTGGCGGGTCCTCTATACAAATCCACGTGGGATTATTCATTTAAATGGAAACCCGCGCATATGAACACGATTGATTTCCTTGTTACCACGAAGAAGGGCGAAGACAAGGAAGACCTTGTCAGTAATATATTCAAATCGGGCGTTGATATGTCCCGATGCGTCCAAATTCAACAATACAAGACGCTGACGCTGCGTGTCGGGTATGACGAGAGAAAACACGGACACTTAAATCCGTGTGTGTCCGTGATTGAGGGCGCGGGCGGCGGCGGCGGCGGTGGCGGTGGCGCAGAGGGCGGCGCAGAGGGTGGCGCGGGTGACACGTATAAGCCCGCGCCATTTTACCCCACATACCCTTACGACAATGACGCACATATTTGCCATATTATGTTGCGCCCCGACGAAGCCGGAGTCAGTCAAATGATGACAACCGAAAATGATATTATCCAGGATGAAACAATTGTTGAATTCAGTTATGACGCGTCCCAACCGGTGAATTGGCGTTGGGCACCCCTACGGGTTCGTCACGATAAAACCGCGGAATATCGCAGCGGCGGGAAAAACTACGGAAATGCGTATCACGTCGCAAATAACAACTGGCATTCGATTCATAACGCAATTACACCTGAAATGTTGTCGACGGGTGATGAAATACCGGATGAACTTGTGAGTGACGATATTTATTACAACCACGCGGAGTCGGGCGGCGGCGGCGGCGGCGGTGGCGGAATCGATATCGGTCGCGGGACAAAAGTCCGCACACTCACAAAAGGAATGCGCGATTTTCATAACTTGTATGTAAAACGCAAACTGATAATGAGTGTGGCGCGTCCAGGAAATACGCTTATTGACCTTGCGGTGGGGAAAGGCGGCGATTTACCGAAGTGGATTGCGGCGAAACTCGGGTTTGTATTCGGGATTGATTATTCGAAGGATAATCTCGAGCATAAATTCGACGGTGTTTGTGCGCGGTATCTTGATATCAAACGTGTAAAACGGAATATTCCTGACGCCGTGTTTATTCACGGGGACAGCAGTAAGGAAATCCGCGCGGGTCAGGCCGCAATCAGCGAGAGATACCGGTTGATAACCCGCGCGATATTCGGCGAAGGTGCCAAGGATGCGAGTATATTAGGTCGCGGGGTCTATCCGCAATACGGCCGCGGCGCAGACGGGTTTGATATCTGTTCCGTCCAATTCGCGATCCACTACTTCTTTGAAAATAGTATCAAACTACATACGTTCCTTCAAAATGCGTCCGAGTGTACGAAACTGGGCGGCTATTTCATCGGGACTTGCTTTGATGGTGCGCGAATCTTCCAGGCGTTGGCGCGGCTGGAGACGGGCGACGAGAACACCGTATTAAGCGGCGGCAGTGGCGGCAGCGACCCCCAGAAAATGTGGTCGGTTCGTAAGAAGTATCATCAGACCGAATTTGAGCCTGACAGCAGTAGTATTGGGTATGAAATCGAGGTGTATCAAGATTCCATCAATAAGGCCACCCGCGAATACCTCGTGAATTTTGACTACTTGACACAACTCCTAGAGAATTATGGATTTGACCTCGTAACGCCGGAAGAAGCCGAGACGACGCTGATGTTTCCGATGCCGGATGGAACCGCAACATTTGACGGGTTGTTTCATCATATGGAGTTGGAATGTCAGACGAAGCAGCGCGGGGAGGAAGCGGGCGGTGGCGGCGGATGGAATCGCAGATGCCAACAGGAATATGGGTCTGCGTTATATATGACACCTGAAGAGAAACAAATCTCGTTCTATAACCGGTATTTCATATTCCGCAAGAACCGAAACATCAACGCCAAGCAACTGAAGAGTAGTTTCTTGAGTTATGCTGGATTACAAGAAGAACAAGACCGCGCCGCAGTGGCGGCATCGGGGGGCGATGAAGACGTCGCCGATATCGCTGCGCTGGAGAAGATCGCGAAAGCGTCACGTCCGACGGATGTCGCGTCCAAGCCCGCAATTGCCGCACATATTCTCGCGCAACGAGAGGCGGAAAAACAGATGGAGGCAATCACCAGTGATACAGGACGCAAAGCAGCGGCATCGTCCTCTGCGACGACATTGAAAATCAAACCAAAACCGAAACCTAAGAGCACGACCGTAAAGGCTGCGGCGAGCGCGGTGGCAGAAGAAGAGGTGTCATCCGCGCCCATTGCGCAAATCGAGAAAAAGATACAAAAACGAACAAAGAAGGCGGCGAAAATACCGGAAGACTCCGTCCCTGTGGCGGACGCCGCCCCCGCTGCCGCCGCCGCTGCCGCTCCCAAACGTCAAACCAAGAAGAAAACTGACTTATAAACATCTTCATAATACAATATACCTGATACTACTACATGTTTAAGAAATCGCCCAAGAATTGTTTTAAACCTGTATTACATTCATCTGCTCCTGTGGGCGCGGCCACAATCGATGATATACAAAACAAAACGTGCAATGGTCCGATTCTATCCTATTTTAATCATTTTTTATTACCGCAAGTAGACCTATTACGCGGAACAGATGGCGAATACATACCACTTGAAATGGCGGCGGCGGCGGCGACGGCGGCAGTGGACTCACAGGACCAGTACAACGACCGCGACCGCGACCGCGTGTATGTATCGTCATCTATATATTCGCATTTATGTGATATCAAAGAACAAATTGAAAAATATCAGACTGCGTGGGACAATATCAAGAAATTCACAAACCCGTATGAATATATCCATACAAATGTGGCTGGTAATAAAACCAATATAAGCAAACTACGACCCCTATCGCGTTCATTTTATAAAATGATTGAAATCCTGAAAAATAATAACATTCTTGCGCAATACAGCAATACGGTCGTCGCGCGACCTGATTATAAAATGGGAATCAATACATTCCATCTTGCGGAGGGTCCGGGTGGGTTTATCGAGGCTGTCTCGTATTTGCGCGGGTCGGATTATAAGCGCGTAGCTGCTTCTGCGGCGGCCGCTGCGTGTAATACAAATGGAAGCGGAGGCGGAACACCCGTCCAGATTCTGAAACGAAATACCGAACTCCACGATGAATATATGAAAGAACTAGAACATATGAAATTGACACGTCGTATATTTGACGGGACTAGCAACGGGACTGGCAATGACTATCCGACATATGGAAACGACCGGTATTATGGAATGACCCTTGTTAACGATGACCCTATATGCCCCGGATGGAAAAAGACCCGCGCATTCCTTGAAAATCATCCAAATGTAAGCATTGAGACGGGCGCGGATAAAACAGGCAACCTGATATCATTGGATAACTTTCATCATTGCGCGACGAAATACCGGAATAAAATGGATATCATCACCGCGGATGGCGGTTTCGACTTTTCGGTGGATTTCAATAATCAAGAAAATATGGCAACGCAACTTATTCTATGTGAAGTGTTTTACGCGCTTGCGATGCAAAAACAAGGCGGGTCATTTATCCTTAAAATATTTGACGTATTTCATAAACCAACTGTGGATATTCTGTATCTCTTGTGTTATTATTATAACAATGTAGTCATAATGAAACCGCATACGAGTCGTATTGCGAACTCTGAGAAATATGTCATCTGTCAAGGATTCAAAATTGCGGATTCCGGGAAAATCATAGAACAGTTCGCGAGACTGTTTTCGTCTCTCACGAGCCCACTGGCATCGATACTTCCACAGGAACACGACCTGTATTTCTTGAATAAGATAGAAGAAATGAACGCGATGGTTAGTTTTCAACAAATCGAAAATATAACATCCACATTGTCGATTATAACCAACCACCGGAACACGGAGAAACTGGAGCAATATAAGAAGACCAATATAAATAAGTGTATTGCGTGGTGCGAACATTACGACATTCCGTATCACGTCTATCACGCGGTGAATCAGTCAACGAATATATTTCTCTATAAGTCCGCGTCCTTGTCCGCGTCATTGTCCGCGTCCTCGTCATAAAACAGTCTAAATATATATTAGAATGTATGGTAATATAGTTCGCATGCAGAGCACATTACAATTTATCGCAGGCCAACTTAAGAAACCGAGAGAACGATTTGAGACGATTTTGGAGCCGCTCCAAGCACTGCTTCAAATCGGGTTTCTTGCGTTTTATCCGATTGGGAGCAAGTTGGCGATACACAACAATATTCTAACGATTCAGGCACCCGGGTATACACAACATATGCGGCGGTGGTATAATAACGACAAGAAGGAGGATGTGTTTTATTTATATAATGTGTTTTCTAGGTTCAATAAGTTCTATAAGACTGTCCTTGCGGGTGCGGGTGCGGGTGCTGCGGCAGGCGAAAACGCCGCATTATTCGCGCTATTGAACGAACTTGCGAAGACGGGCATCAATAATCTGACACGGACGTATAATCAAACCGATAAAATCCATATCCTTCATACACTCCAGATGTATAAAGGTATGCTGGATAATCCGGATTTGGCACGTCGTATCGCGAATCGACATGAGGGCGACGACGGTGACGCTGACGACACCGCCAACACCGCTGACGGTAAATTGCCTTCTAGGGTAAAGAGCCCGACGTCTTCGCCGCCATTGCGCCCGATGAATACGATGAGCGTCCCCATTGACAATCTCGTAGATACAAATGTTGACTTGATATTCGTGAAAATCACGGATTTGTATTCCCAGGAGGATTATACGATTATTTACTATACGCTTCAGAAAATCCAAAACGACCCACAGTATTATATGAATTACGTGGACGGGTTGAATAAAATCCTGGAGCCGGTGAATATTCGCATCAAAAAATGGATTGATGACAATATTGTGTTTTAGTATTTGCGTCGTGAAACACGGGTTTTGCGTTTTACACGACGTCGTTTTTTGGTGATAGGTTTACGGCCTCCGGCCTTGTGTTTTTTACGACTGCGAGGGTAACTGGGACTGGGACTGGGATGGTGACTGGGACTGGGACTGCTTCCTTCCGGTTGAGAATCCTTTCCGAAGTTAAAACTGTCCGACTCACGCGGTCTTCCAAGTTCTTCATCTGGTTGTAATAAATCCGATAATGTTTCTACAAGACCTATTAACATTTTATTACAATGATTATGATGAGTTAACCAATTATCAAGGTCGTGTAAATGACTACGAATCTCGACAATCTCATGTATAAAAAAGGGGAGGTACATGTTACGACCTAACAATAAATTCATAAATAACCCAAATTTCATCCGGGGGTTATATTCACCTGTTTCGCCTCTCTTTGAAAACCCGTATAAACAATCAATAAATCCAATAAATGTAAGTAAATCAAATACTTCTTTTACTTTCTCTTGCGGTTGGGTGAGTGTTTTCCAATGCTCTAATCGAGATGGCACCGCATCACAATATTCATTGAATTTGAGTTGGACGCTTTCACGCAACGCTTCTTCTTTTGTTTTCTCCGATCGCACTGATGGAGGAAAACACATATCTAACAATTTTAATTCATCTGGTTGACAATATTTGGAATACTTCTTGAACAACTTTTTTACATTAGCGAGGTCTTCCGGGCTAGTAAAACAAACCCTTCTTCCGAAATCGATGAATCGAACTGCTGTGCCATGATTATTTATCATAATATTTTTAAAATACATATCAACCGATACACAACCAGTCTTCAACAATATTGCCACTGCACCCTCACCAATGCTTGGTATATTAAATTTATGTAATGTGTTAGTTTCATTAAATGACTCAAACCCTTCCAGATATTCTATAAATGAAACATACAGTTGAAAGCCATTTGACCTAGCAGTTGAAAGTATCCAATTCAGAACGTTTAATGTTTGAATCAGTGAATATGGATTACTTTTTGGTATTAATGATTGAAATTCATCGCACGTCAATAAACACGAACCAAAGGCATCCGGAATAATAGCCGTATGCACCCCGGTGCCGCCACTTATGAGTTGTCTATACATTCGATGTTGTGTTTGAACTTCTTGTTGAGCCGTTTCAAGAGTAACGACCTCTTTTGAATAAAGCCCATTCACTCTGCCTGGCATCTCTCCGACAAATACAACTTTCATACATATGCGTGTCAACGGCATTCCACGACCTATATTACGCGGTCTAGACAATGCTTGGTCTTGCGTGAGTGGAGGTTTTCCTGTTTGACCAAGGGTTTGACTTTGTAAAAATATTCTTCCTCTATCAGACAATGAAAGTATTTCACAGACGAATATAAAAGAACCATTGGAATCTACTGATATACAAATAACATTTTTTAAATTATCGAATACAATACGTGAGTCGCTAACCGGGTCATCTATGATTGTTTCTTCTCCTGTTTCTGGGTTAACTACTACAATAATTGTGCCTCCGCGTTGGATTAAATGATTACGCATATCGAGTGCGGTCATATTAGGTATACTTACATATACTACATATAATAATTACTCCATCTCCAGCTTCACCCAACACGGAATATACGGCGCATTTGATAGTTCGCCTTTTATTCTACGAGAGAATTCCGGGAAGGGGATTTTGATTTTCGCGTCTTCGCCCGTCCGAATGAACTCGCTCAGTTTCTTGTATAACTCGCGAATCGCTGGATAGGATACATTCATCTGAAGTTCAGTGAGTCTATCGATAATCGGGCGCACTTGTTCACGACGTTGCTCTATTGTGCGCTCGGTCTGGATTGGGGGGACCGTATTCGCGGCTGCGGCGTCCGCGCCTTTCTTCTTTAAGTTCTTTTTCCAATGCTTTCCTTTGCCGTATCGTGTATGATTCGCGGGGGCGTCGGCGTCTTCGTCTGCGGCTTCGGCTGTGGCGTCGGCGGTATCGGAAGCCTGAATATGAATATCCACGAGGTCCTCCGGCACAAGAATAACTTCTTGGCGTAACTTGTCTTCAAACGCCGACGACTGCGCCGCGGTGGTATCATTTGTGTTCGTGGCATCTGCCGCCGACGCTAAACCAGCGCCTACGTCCATTGATATATTTGCGCCCATTTATTACTACTACAATATGATACAATAAAGTAGATGGTTTATACCTATTTTATTGCCGACTCTGGACGCCTAAAACACCACGTCAAATACGTCATTATACATTTTATCGCCTTTCTTGATTTCATTGACATCACGAAAAGTCTTACTCCGCATAAGGGGCACATTGGTTCGTATTTTCATGTTAAGATGAGGATTGGTTAGGACCTGAACGAGGATTTCGCGCCGGTTCGCATACTGCCGATTTTGAATGGCATAATATGTGTAGAAATTATAGAACGACATTGCGCGAATATGCGCGTTGGCGGTATCGGAAGCACCCGGGTCAGCCGTGGCGATGGTGTCGTGGAATCGGTTGAGCGCGTCTTCGCATAAGGCCAGCCCCGTGACGTCGGCCAGATTTTCGGGGAGCGAGAGATTGCCGTCGATGACAAACCCGTCTTTCTTGGAGATATCTTCATATTGGCGCCGGATATCGACGATTTTGCGTTCATAAGTCGCGATGTCGTCACGCGTCCACCAGTTTTTAATAATACCGCGGTGGTTGTATACCCGCGATGACACGTGAAGTGCGTGAGAGATTTCGTGGCCAAATGTAAAACCGACGGAGGCGAGGTCGTATTCATACCCGCGCCCGAATTGGACATTCATACTGTGCATATACGCAGTGGGTATATAAATACTGTTGGAATTCGGGGTATAATACGCGTTCACAATAAACGATTGATACCCGACGAGTTTCATCGTCCCCCAATTCATAACATCCAGGTCATTGGGTGTGAGGCCCGAGCCCGAGCAGTGATGCCGCGCAATATATTCCGTCCGTTGGACGCTTCGTTTGAGAAGATTGCCCCACGCATCCTTCGGGTCATATTCTAGGGTTGTCGGATCCGGCGCCGAGAGATTGGATTCCCCGACATTGATACGCAGGGTATTCAGTTTTTTAAGCGCACCCTTCTTGGTGACGGGCGACATCCACGTGTTCTCTTGGATACGGTGTTTAAAACATTCCAACATTGTATTCCCAATCTCTCGCACCTTCGCCACCATTTCTTCATTTTTATAGCGGCGTGTGAATTCCTCCGTCATTGTCTTCGGGAAAGCATACGCAAGCCCGATGATGGGGAAATATTCTCTCGGAAAGTGCGTATCCTTCCCGCGGATGAGCGTGTCATTGAAGTCCAGATAAATATCGCGCCACTTGTAGTGGAAACATATGAGTTGGCGCATATAAATGAAATACCAATAACTCTTCCATTTATCCGACGCCCATTCCTTTTTCAAGGTCGTCATAATGGATTTCAGATACCCGACTTGATTCGCGACGAAATACGGGGGGATTTTGGCATCGGGATACCCAATCCATTTCGCCATCTCTCGCCAATCGATATCGGTAAGGCATATGGCGTCGCGCGTAAGAATCCGGGTGGCGCCCCGAATATTATGCTGGTAATGCGGGGTTTTTAGCCGTCCGGCGTCCGTGTCGCAACCTACATCATCGTCGGTGTCATTGTTCTTCTTTTTCTTTTTCTTTTTATTAGGTTCCGAGAGATGCGGAGGTTTATCCGGATGCTTTGCGTGGTTATACATATTCGCATAACTCTCATCAAACCGAAGGTCGATATTATTCATATGCGCCATAATAAGACATTCAATGTCGTATACATCCTGCGCACGGATATTGTGGGTAATCTCATAATCGCGGCCGAGGCATTTCGTGAATACATTGTCAATAAATCGCATAAACGCGGCAGTAATAGTGCGCTTGTATTTGATATACTCGACGGTTTTGGTCTCTGGGCCGCCATCGCTGCCTTCGTCGTCGTTGCCGCCGCCGCCGGTCTGCGCCGCCGTGTCGTGGTCGTGCTGGCGAACCACGGATGTGCGACTTACATTCAAACGCACCCCGCGCATTTGTTTCTCAATAAGTGCGTCGTTTAAATAAAATCGGTAATCGTATAAAGAGAGTGACGGCCCGCCAATATGTGCGGATAATCTGCCGGCGGTGTATTCATCCGGGAACGCATTCCATACGACGGGAAGCGCCCACTTTATCATTTCGTTTTGGTTAAGGACGCCTAGGAATTTGTAGATATTATTTTCCTGGACGAGTTCATTATATAATTTACAAAACTCGGAAATGTGCCGAAGAATGGGTTCTGGATGTAAATCGCGGAACGATGCGAACATATTTTTCATTTGCCGCGCTGCCGGCGTGTTTGTTCGCGTATACTCGCGCACCATCGTAAGCACATTTTTATACATGTCATCCTGTATCAGTTTGAAGTTGTCTAAAGGACGAATATATTTCAGTTCTTTCGGAAGAGTCTTTGGGACTTCTTTCAACCATTTATCATTGGCCCATAGGTAGAAGTTGTTGGCGCGGAGTGCGTCGCCGTTCTTACGTGAGTGGCGGGTGCGGTGCGTCGTATCTCGGCGGCGGCGGCGGCGCGTTTTTGTGTTATTTGTCATTGTTTCACGAATGTATGTATATACGGCTATATATACGTGAGATAATCCGCCGCGCTGCTCCGCTGCGCTGCGCTCGGCTTCACTTCGTTACGCTAACATTTCAAATGCGGCCTCTTCACCGCCCTATTATACAAATTACAATCCGGTTTGAATATCTTACTCTTGATGAAGTAAGGCGCACCCATTGAGTCGCCATGATACTGACCGGCATTCCCCGCGGCAACACCATACGCCGACTTGAACGACGCGCCATTTTTCGTGATGGTATCCAGTTTCAGTCTCTCAAGACGCGTTCCCGCAGATACCGCCCCCTGGACGCCATATTTCGCATTATTCGGTTTGTGGATGACAGTTGTCCGGCATTTGGTGCGGTCGGCCGCGTCAGCGTAGATTCTCTCCGCATTGCCACAATTGGTAGAATAATATACCTGTGACCCCGTTTTGGAATCACTCGGATTCGCGGGGTCGCCATTGGGGAGGACATACTGGTTCGGCGCCCCCGACATCTTGGAAAAGGTCTGTTGCTGTTGATATGTCCGGCACCTCGCCTGGAGATAGGACGCAGAGTTGGTATGATACGCGCGGCTCACATTGGTATTCCCGCTACGAACAATCCTCTTCTTCGGGTTGAACGAGAGATTCTTCGTCTCATAGATACCCGTATTGATTTGATAAGACCCCGCCGCGCCGGGAACACCCACCTGTTTATAACCGGGATTCTGTACGATTTCATCGGGCATACATTCACGCAGGAAGGGGCGCGGGATATCTTCCACGACGTAGTTTTGCTTGGATGCCACACGTGTATCGCAACCACACGCGGTTCCTCTAAAGATAATACCGCCTGGGCGGTCAATAAACCCGATGGTAGGGCGGGATTTATTCGTGGAAGACGGCATTAAACTTTTGCGCCAATGCTTGATGGGGCGCGGTTTGAAGGTGCTGTGCTTGATAACATTCTTGGTTTGAGGAAACTCGCAGCATTTCGTATCGCGGCCGAAATCGTCCAGTGGGTTTCCTTCCGTAGACGGACCGTTCTCCGCAGGTCGGGTATAACCGGGAAATACGCTTCGGGTGGTGGATTCTTTGGTGGAACGGATTGCGACCCTCATTGTTCTAAAATTGAGAGGCCACGAAACAAAATTCTTACTCATTGATGTATTTTATATTATGTATGTATACATAACATAGACAAATAAACATAGACAAATAAATATATCACAGACAGACAAATATTATAACATAGACATTATACAACGAGAGAGAATGCTGGAATACATACAGTTTTACACGAAAAATCTCTCGAACTTCACGATTTTATTATTAATTGGCGTCGTCATCGCGATATTGGATATCACCATCCGGAATGTCGTCAAGGGAGTTTATCTAAATGTGCGCGAGAATATGCGGCGGCGGCACGGTGGCGGCGGCGATGGCCGTGAAGGAATGACGAATAAAGACAAAGCGAAGGACGCGAAGGACGCGAAGGACGGCGACGACGAAGGCGGCGGCGACGGTAGTTGCCCCAAGGATTGTAATGCGGTAGAAGCCCTGCGAACGAAGTTGACAGGTTTGATTGAAAACGCATCTAAACTACAGAAGGATATTCAAGAAAATAACGAAACCATCAAAGGGCAACACAAGACGATTGAGAATATGCAGAAAGGCATCCAGAAACTGATGGAAAAGAAGAAGTAATAATTATATATTACAATGTAAAGGCATTCTATCGGCACAGCGATGATATTTCACGGATTTATACACTCCGACGGCGACGACGCCCGCCCTGGTGTATTTAGGTCAACTGTATCGCAATTTGTAAATGACACTGATACGCACCCGATTATAAAATACCAAGCGTTTATTGTTGCCGGATTATTGGTCGTATCCGGATTGTTGATATTATTATTATTCAATGGCGAGAGAATATTCGCACACTCCTATTGGAGGCACCTCTTCATTCCACTATCGGATAATAATACGAATAAAATGACGGATGCGGCTATCTTTCGTCAAGCGGTGGAGGGAATGACGACGACGACGACGACGATGAAGGACGGTAAAACAACCACGAAAGACGGCAAGTTCGTCAGCGCGGACACAGACGCCGCAGAAAAGATAAAGAAGACACCGTGCGCCACCGACTGCGGTCAGTATATTGAATTAAAGGGTAAGATAAACGACTTAACCAAATATGTGAACGCAGTGAAAGACCAAAAAGATGACATCAAGCAAACGGCGAACAAGATAGAGGCATTAGGAAAACAAATTGAAGATTTGAATAAATCGCTTTCACCGGGAGGGCAATTGAATATAACGATATAGTCGGCACTAACGCCGACGCCATTATTTATTCTCATCATTAAGTAGTAACGTACGTATCTGAAACGAAAAACCCGAAATAAATGTCGTCATTGATAGGACCATCATATGACTACTGGAAAAGTATAAAACAACCCTCCGAGATGGGAATGTCGCCCGGGTTTTCTCTCGACGCACTCGCCAGTAATGTAGACGGTCTTCTCTCGTATGTCGAAGTTCTTATTTCAGGAACAGGTAATGCGAGTGTCACCGGTAAACCCCTCGGTAATAAATTCTTCTTGAAAACAACCGGAAAGTGTAGCGAGACGACGGCCGCGCAGTGGAAAAAAGAACGCGACGAGGATGAAGCGTGGGACAACGCCTATACAGAAGTCGGAAATAAAGAAGGCGCCAAGCAAATAACCGAGGATGAAGCCACGAAATTGAAAAATGCGCTGAACGACCAGAAGAAACAACGCGAAGAGCAACGCGCCAAAGATAAGAAAATCGTAGACCGATGGATTTATGTGAATAATATTCCAGACGGGTCCATTCCTTTCATCGCGAGTGGTGCGGATGGTCGCACATTTCAGGACCTACGTGGTCTTATTCCGGGCGCACTCGGGAATTTAGGCGCATTGAGCCCGGTTCAATTATTCAACGGTTTCACCGCAGGGACCTATCCGGATTGTGCTGAAATATCACTACAGACGGTGGATAATGATAATGTACGCCGGAGCGAGAAACGCCACGTGGCGCTTGTTGAAATGGTGGAAATGAACCCGTGCCAATTTCCCGGGAGGGTTAATCCCGCGTCGGGGAAATCGTGTCGTAATAGCGGCGAGGGGTTTAACGCGATGGGGTCGCATAAAGAAAAAAAAGTAGATATATATACACAGCAATATTCCATTGTTTCCGAAAACGGCGAATCGATTGGTATATACGAAATGGGCAGCCTAGCAGGGTCGTCTGGGGTCGCGTATCAAACTACGCATCGCAGTCCTTTAAGTTATAATACCAAATCGTCACCGATGACGACCACGAGATTACCGTTTGGGAAGTTTGAGCGCGGTGGCGGCGGTGTCGAGAAAGCAAATGCGCGAGACGTGATGGATGAACATAACGCAAATGTTGGGTCATTTTATAAAGAGCCCGTTTCGATGTCGGCGGAGGCGTCGGCGGCTCCGCCAATGGACTCGTCGCTATATGACGATTTGATACAGCGACTGTCGGCTTTAATGACCGCCCGCGATGGAACGGGGGAAGACAAGTCGGACATTAGTGGCGATACTTTATCGCAGACATACTATTATGGAATAACCGCGATTATGCTGTATTTGTTATATAGAACATTGTATCGTAAGAACCGAAAGTGAAAGTATGAATACACACGAGAGTATACGCGTGTATTCATAGAATTTATTTCATAGCCGCAGCCCGTAATGTCTGGTGACGATTGCGTCGCTTATGGTGACGATGCGTCTTGTTATTTTTCATATTCTGGACGTAGTGGTTTTTTCCACCACTGAATAGGGCATTTGATGTCGCGGGTGGAGCGCCGGGCATTTGCGCTGATGCTGGCACTTCTGGCACTTCTGGCACTTCTGGCACTTCTGGCACTTCTGGCACTTCTGGCACTGCTGGCACTTCTGGCACTGCTGGCACTTCTGGCACTTCTGGCACTTCCGACGCTGCTGGCACTGCTGGCACTGCTGACACGTCCGACGCTGGAACATTTACGGGTATTTCTGGAATACTTATAGATGAAGTATTTGAAGAAGAATCAGACGGGGTCAGTGATACTTCTTTCATCTCCGCCGCCGCTGCCGTCGCTGCCGACGACTCCGCTGCCGCCGACTCCGACTCCGACTCCGACTCTGACTCCGTGTCCGAGTCGTCCAACCCTAGACTCTCTACCGGAACTCCAATTTGGTCTGCGTGTTTTTTCAATGAAAGCTGTAACTGTGCGACCGAACCTTTAATCGCAAAAAAAGACGCAATCAATGTGGAAAACTCGCTAGTATCTGCGGGCACTTCCTTTTTCGCCGCCCTTAATCGTTTATTTTCTTCTCTTAATTGTTTACATTTATCGCGAAGAGACTGTATTTGTCCTGCTAACTGTTCAATGTTAATAACATTTTCTTCTTCATCATCACTGCTTTCATCGCTGCTTGCGACGCTACTGTCGGCGCTGCTTTCATCGCTACTGTCGGCGCTACTGTCGGCGCTCGTTGCGACGCTGCTTGCGACGTCTTTTGCGGGTTCACCCATTCCGAATGCGCCTTTTAGTTTATCCATCATAGACACATTATCAGCAGGCTCGGGCACAGCCGCAGGCACAGACGCAGGCTCGGGCACAGGCTCGGGCACAGGCTCGGGCACAGACGCAGGAGCAGGCACAGACGCAGGCACAGACGCAGATGGTTCAGGCACAGGCTCGGGCACAGGCTCGGGCACAGACGCAGGAGCAGGCACCGACGCAGGAGCAGGAGCAGGCGCATCGGATTCACCCGAAACCTCGGGTTCTGTTTTTTTACCTAAACCTATGGCACTTAACGCATTATCCACAAAAGACGGTTCCGCTGCGGCGGCATCGGCATCGACCTCCGCCTCCGCCTCGGTTTCGACCTCGGCATCTTTTTTCGGTTCTGAAAGAATCGGGTCATCCACTTTTACACTTTTATTGTCATTTTCACCGCCCATCCCTAAAAAACTTAATACACCACCCTGCCCCCCTTTCTGTTGTTGTCGTAAACCTCCAGCATATTGTTTTGTTATACTAGATACACTCGGCATAATAATTGTTATACTATTCTATTATAATATAGCAATTTTATATTATTCGCGCGTTGCTTTACAATCGGACGCGCTTATGGAGCTCAAGAGCAACGAGACCACCGGCAATCTGAGCGAGGATGTAAGGAACAACATCCGTCATCGGAATCTTTCCAGCAGCAGCCATCATTACAGTAACCGCAGAGTTGAAGTGACCGCCCGAGATGTGTCCGCCGAGCATAATTGCGATGGCTAAAGCCGCGCCGATGGCGATAGCATTACCAGTAGCGATAATGACATAAAGGAAAAAGACAGTTCCAAGGAACTCTACCAAATACTTATTCAACATTACGTAATGCGCGTGTTATACAATAATTTAATAAAAAAAGATTATCCTAAATCATTATTATACCTATACTATTTATCGTCCAGAAAGGAAGGAGTGATTCGCCCCCTTCTTGGCCGGCGCAACGCACCCACCCGAACGGCATCGACGAAGCGCGTCCTTTTGGACTTGAAGAACCGGGCTTTTGAATGTCAGCGTATCGCCTAAAGGTGCGCGTGTAGAACTTATTCCGATGGAATGAATGCGGCGAGATTGGATATATGACGATGAATCCGTGGAATTATATATTTTCGTCTTTTTATTCAGGATTGCGTTGTATTTGACGTCATCTGCGCCAACCGCGCCGGCCGTGCGTAAATAGGATGCGCGACTCATCGAGAATAAGGTATCGCCCGCAGATGGGCTAAATTGCTCTGGCATATTAATGGTGCGGTGGGGCTGTGTCATAATTGCGATGGGGTGGGTATTGTACGTATATTAGTATATTATGATATATTATTGTCATTTCAATGTCATAATACGCTCGGCTTCGCTCGGCTTCGCTCGGCTTCGCTCGGCTTCGCTCGGCTTCGCTATCTCCGAATCGCGCGAATAGCCGACTGGGCCGCATTGTTAGCTCCACCAAACCCGGCATCATTGTAGTTTCGGTTCATCGCCATCTGCTTGCGAAAACGCGTGTAATCAGAGCCATCATAGACGAATTTGGTATTACAAGTGGCCGATGGGACGCCGGTGCTGTCGGCGTTGGCGTGGACCCCACCCGCTAAACCGCGCCATCCTGAAGCGATACTTTGTTTCACGCTAGTCACCTGGTTTGAGCCACCTGATGTATAATTTTGGCGGGAAAAATAGTCGCCGGCGTTATTCACGACGCGGAATGGGGTTGCGGCGGGCGCACGACCGCCCCATTTCTCACTGGCAGCTGACCCGTTCCACGCTTTGCGAAGAGTGAAACGAACGGTCTCTAGTTCTGAGCTGCCTTTCAGCGTTCCATTTGAAACAGGATGAGGGGAAACACCCTTCAAACCACCTCCTAAAGTCATATTCATTGGATTTATATATTACTTATAATATTATAATCGTAAAAGTAATATTGTTGTAGCTAGTGCGAACGAATGCTAAAGTATATTCATTCAGCTAACGCCTTTCGGGGAAGCGATTGTCAAGAACGCGATTGACGCCCCACGTAGCAGCGCCACCGATAATACCGCCGGCAACAGCTCTCCCGACAAATATGGCGCCGGCCACGACAATCGGGGCGATTTTGGCATCGGGGGCGGTGGTGGCAAACGACAATGACGATGACGAAGACTCCATTTGATTATGTGTTATAAATAAACAAATAGATAAAAATAGTTGTATTTTATTACGACCGTATAAATCGTCATATAACTTGACGACGATTGTCCTAGGAATTGGAGCGGAATGCGGAGGCGAGCAACGCGAGACGCAGCGTGGAGCAACAATTAAGTCATAATCCTCGGCGCCACATTCATCGTCGCCAGCTCCTGAAACAGCAACTTACACGCATACGGTATTTGGACCAGCGCGAAATCTGCTCGATTGTCGCATGTTTTACAGAAGTGAATACTTCGCTCATCATTATACGACGCAATAATACCGCACTTGCGACATACGTGGACTTCGTATTTATCCGAGCAGTCATACATTCGCCCCCTAGTGAAGCGCGATGCGCCGTGCCCCACCATCGCATCACGCTCCATCTCTCCGAATCGCAACCCACCATCACGACTACGACCTTCCGCCGGCTGGTGCGTAAAGTTCACCATCGGTCCAATCGAGCGACTATGCTGCTTGTCGGCCACCATATGTTTCAGACGCTGGTAAAACACCGGACCAATGAACACATCCGACTTGATTTGTTCGCCAGTGAGTCCGTTGTATAAGATTTCATTTCCGTTCATTTCAAATCCGACCTTCAGGAGTTCCTTGCTGATATCCTTAATATCGTATTCACCAAACGATGTTCCGTCACCGAACAACCCGAGATTCACGAGCACCTTTCCTAGGAGGGTCTCTTTCAATTGCCCGATGGTCATACGGGACGGAATGGCGTGAGGATTGATAATAATATCGGGGCGAATACCGTCCTTCGTAAAGGGCATATCGCGCTCGGGAATGATGTTTCCGATGGTACCCTTCTGCCCCATTCGGCTACTCACTTTATCACCAATCACCGGTTTGCGAAATGCGCGGATGCGGACTTTACAGAAGCAGTATCCTTCACCATTGCTGTCAATATAACTCTTGTCGACATAACACTCCTCGGATGTGTGATATACACGACTGATGTCTTCATATTTCACGATTTTAGTGGGGTCGTTCCGGTTGTCCTTGATAGGAATCACCTTCCCCATAATAATATCGCGGTTCTCGATAAACGTATTCACTGGCATAACACCGCGTTGATTCAACTTGTCGTAATTTCCGAACTTCATCCCCTTCGTCTTGGATGTGTCGGGGTGGCATCGGATTTCCTCGTCGCCGTTGATTTTTTTGTCCTCGTCCTTTTCCGTATGATAAATCGTGGCGGAGAACATCCCGCGGTCGATGGCGCCTTGATTGACGAGCACGGAGTCTTCCTGATTGTAGCCGGTATACGACATAATCGCGACGATGAGGGGGGCGCCGGAGGGGATTTCCGCAAGTTGAATCATCTGCATGAGGCGGGTATCCACGAGGGGGCGGTGCGGGTAGGTGAGGACATACGCGGTCTTGTCCATACGGCGCTGGTAATTCGTGACGTAGATGCCGATGGCTTGTTTTCCCATCGCGCAGTTTGAACTCGCGAACCCGTCGCCCGCAATAAACGAGTGGTTCTCACTGGCGACTTCAATATCAGATATGAGACGGTTGGATACTGGGATGATGCTGTGGACCTCGACGAAATTAATATTCCAATCGTAAAACGTCGTGTCAAACACTCCCACCAGTAATTCTGGGTCCTCCATCATTTCTTTCACAGTTTTCCACCCCGCATTGGTTGAGAACCGATGGTCTTCCGTCGCAATGATTTCGCGACCAGAGATAGTGGTAATCTTGTATACTGGTTGCGTGTTTTCTTGGATGAAATGATTGACGACCTTTGTCTTGCTGACTTCAAATGATGTCGGGTGATACGTCATCACTTCGTCGCCTACTTTGACATCTTTGATGGGTATACGCCGGCCGTCACTCATCAGCACAGTTTCGTTAATATCCAAACACTGATACGTATTCCTAGGAGCCTGATTGTGCTCTGGGAACGGAATACACGACGCCAAAATCCCGAAAATAGTACTCGGATGAATCTCGCAATGTGAATACTTGTAAATATAGGGGGATGTCGCCAGGTCCCTCTCATTACGCGACAAATGCTTCGGGCGCATCGCAATCATACTGAACCCCTGTTCGTCTGGGTCAATATATTCAATCACGGCGTGGCTCGGGGCGGATGTCGTGTCGTCACCCGCGCCCGATAATGAAGAGCAAGCAATGTGTGTCAACAAGTCGTCCCAACATAAGTCCTTCGCCGCCACCCGGTCTATCATTTCCCGCGTGATAAAGAGGTCGTTCGTATCCTGATTCACCAACAACAGTGGGCGCATCATCCGTCCCGCATCATTACAAATCCGGATTTCCGCATTCGGGTAGTCAAACACAACGGATGTATATATATTAATAACTCCGCGCCATTTCATCAACTTGAACTCGCGATACAAACGCACCGGGTCGCGCGTAATTCCCAGCCAAATTCCGTTGACGAATACCTTCACCTGGCGATAGGTGTCGCGCGGCGTCAGTGTTTCCAGACGCTCAATATATTCATCAATATACGCGTGAAGCGATGCCGGATTACTATGAATGGTCACGTGACTCAAATAACTGATATTCTTTACAACACCGATACTCCCGCCTTCCGGCGTCTCCGCTGGACAAAGGAACCCCCATGACGTATTGTGTAACTTACGCGGCGGCACGAGTTTGCCACTCTTGTCAATCGGTGTATTGATACGGCGGAGATGACTCAAACTGGACGAATAGGTCAAACGATTCAGCACCTGCGCCACACCGACCTTATTGCTCGTCATACTCTTAATCCCGAAATCACCCGTGGATAACGCGCGCTTCAACCCGTTTTCAATAGTCGTCGATTTGATGATTTTATACATATTCGTGTCATTTACGATATTGAGGTAATCCTCCGTCGACCGCCAAGAACCCGTATTGATTTCGCGGACGACCTGTTTTGACATATCCTTGACAAGTTTGTTGAAATAATTCCGGAAGAGGTTATTCAGAAGTGCGCCGGTGAGGTCAACGCGCTTATTCAAATACGAATCGCGGTCATCCTGTTTGTTGATTTCAAAGAATGCGCGGAGTAGCTTGTTCGCCATATAACCGAGGAAGAATAACCGTTGTGTCGCGGTATTACAGTGAGGGAATAGGTCGCTGTGAAGGACCTCGTGTGCGAATTCGCGCTTCTTCATCGCGCCGGTTTCTTTATCCATATTGATGGGCGTAAATATGACCTGGGATGTAAAATATTTGACTGCGTCTTCCTGTGTCATAATACCATTGGCGTCAATAATGGACGCCTGGAGTGCTTCCTTGAGTCTATCGGTTAATTCTGCGCCATTGCCTTCGCCATTTCCTTCGCCGTCGACGGCCTCGCCGCCGCCGCCGACATTAAGCACGATATACTCGCAAATCTCGCGGTCCGATAAGACGCCAAGTGCGCGAAACACGACGAATAATGGAATAGGCTGCTTCATTCGGGGAATTTGGATGACGAGGGGGTGTCCGAACCCGTTTTGCTTTGTCATCACCATCATATTGATTTGTTTCGGTGAAATACATTTGGAATCGGGGATGGACTTGATTTCCGCGACATAGAGCCACTTGTTGTTGTTTTTGGCGACATTGTAGCAGAGGACTTTGTTTTCCGCTGCGCGCTCCTGTCCTAGCACGGTTTTTTCGCTTCCATTGATGATGAAATACCCGCCAGCATCATAGGGGCATTCGCCGGTGACATTATGGTCCAGATGCTTGTGTTGGGTCAACACGCAAATACACGATTTCAACATAATCGGCAGTTTTCCGATTTGGATTTGGTTGAAGACCTTGTGATGTATCGTAATTTGGTCGCTGTCAGGCGCCGTTCCGCGCACAATATACTTCACCCTCATATCCACCGTCATCATTGACGCGTATGTGAAATTGCGAAGTCGAGCTTCTTGTGGAAAGAGGATTTTGGTTGCGCCGGTATTTTCGTGAATTTGCGGACGGGACAAATACAAATTCGCAAACGTCACTTCTATTTCCAGGCGGTGTTTGTGGGTGACTCTGTCATAATCTTGGTCGGATGCGATTCTCACTGGATTGAACATGTCAACTGTTCGCTTCAATTGGACGTTCACCATATCATTATAGGACTCAATCTGGTGACGCACCAATTGGTCGAGATGTTTTCCTTCAAAATAAGAGCCGATAATCATCCACGGTTCTTCAATATAACTTCCGAGGCGGCTTTGTATTTTGTCTTGAAGCGACGCGGTGGCGGTGGCGATGGCGTCGGCGGTGGCGTCGGCGTCGGCGTATCGCGGATTCATCCGTTCGTATGTCTGAATCATTGTTTCTTCGTCGTTATTGTTAGTCTCCTCCTCCTCCTTCGTCATATTCGTCGCCGTGGCGTGGTGTGCTTCTTCGGGTTCGGGCACCGCCTCTGATAATTTTTGTTTGCGGATAAGTCTTGGCGGCATATTTGTGAATAACAATAATGAAATGAAATGAAATGAAATGAATGAATTGACCCTGATTGTTGTATTTCAGGATAAACTATAATGTATCTTCAATTTATTTTTATGTTCTTTTCAAATGATATCTTCTTATTCACGAGTTATGAAATTGATATAAACCTTTAATGGGTTATTCTATACCCCGACATTACCCTGTGATTTTGATAAATGGTTAACACTCAGCGCAATAACGATGAACCTCCGCGAAAAAGACGTCGTTGGTATTATAAAAATCCACATAAACTAATAAATGAATCGAATCCACCGCCGAATCCTAATCCCCCGCCACCGCCGTCGCGCCAAGATACACTGAAACATCGTGAAAATGACCGTATTGAAAATGAAAAACAAGTATCAAATATGGAGCAACAAATCCACAACTATTTTCATAAATCCAAGACACCTTATTCATTTATCGATGAAACCGGTATTTATAAATTTACGCATCCGGTCCAGGTCCCGGTCCAGGCGCCGAATCCATTTATGAATACGACATTTACGCCGTTTATTCCCACAAATACCCAGCAACTCTCATTGTTTTCAGGCACACCAAACGTATGGGCATCTATTTTTCCGGTTCAGAATAACGCGCCTGTCGCACCCATCGCGCCTGTCGCACCCGTCGTGCGTGAAATGATAGAAATTCGCGAAAATATACAGCATATCGACGACCTCATCGCGCTATGTGATAAATATCCATTGTCTGAAACCAAAACATACAATATCAATATGTCGGCGATTCACGCGATACGTGAACCTTTGTGCGATTTATCGAATATGATTGGAATGGATACACTCAAACAAACAATTGTAGACCAGATTCTGTATTATTTACAAGGGCTTCATATTCCAGAGACGGCGACTGCGGCGACTGCGGCGACTGCGGCGACTGCGGCGGCGGCGGCTGCGAGTGCGACCGGTCCGCGACTAGAACATCCACCTATATTTAATCCATTTGCGGCCGCATATCAAGCGTCGGATGTGGCTCCATTTGATTTTAAAACATTAAACCAGCGTATATCTGAAAGTATGAAAAAAAATCCATTTTCGGACGACGGAAGCGGCAGCAGTGGCAGCAGTGGCAGTGGCATCAGTGGCGGAAGCGGTGGCAGCGGCGGTGGCGGGTTTGCGGCACCCACAAAGGGGGATTTTATGCATACGGTTATCTATGGGCCACCTGGTTCAGGCAAGACCGAAGTCGCGAAAATCATCGGGCGGATTTTCAGCAATCTAGGGATTTTAAACAAGAAAATCTTCAAAAAAGTCAGCAGGAACGACCTCGTTGCGGGATATTTAGGGCAAACCGCAATCAAAACGAAGGATATGATTAAGGCATCGCTTGGCGGAGTATTGTTTATTGACGAGGCATATTCACTCGGCAATTCCGAGAAACGCGACAGTTTTGCGAAAGAGTGCGTGGATACCCTGTGCGAGGCATTGAGCGAACATAAGCACAATTGGATGGTGATTATTGCTGGGTATGAGAAGGAACTCAATGATTGTTTTTTCGCATTAAACGAAGGATTGAATTCGCGATTCACGTGGCGGTTTAAACTCGACGGATATAAACCGGGGGAACTGAAGTCAATCTATGAAAAACAGGTGCGGGATTATGGATGGACGATAGCCGCGACAGCGGCGGCGACGGCGACAACGACAGCTGCAGCGACAGCGACAGCGACGGCGACAACGACAGCTGCAGCGACAGCGGCGGCACTCTCCGAGTCGTGGTTTGCGTCACGAATCGATTATTTCACGACATACGGCCGTGATATGGAAACATTATTTACGAAAACGAAAATCGCGCATAGTCGCCGGGTGTTCTGTCTGCCACTGTCCGAGAAAAAAATAGTGACATTGGCAGATTTAGACAGTGGATTCAAGCTGTTTATCGAAAATCCGGAAGTAAAGAACCGGAAAGAGGGGGGGCAAGGGTCGTATATGAAGACGTTATATTTGTAAATAAAAACACTAGTAGTATCTTATAAGTTATATATAAGATATTACACGATTCAGTAATAATGAGCGGTGAAAGGAAAAGTATAGTTATAAATGCTAATTCATTACTGGGTAGTGGCGGTGGCGGTGCCAGACGGCATACGAAGCGCAGTAGTAGTAATGGAGAGCGGAAATTACGACCGAGTTCAATCGTCCAACCTAGCACACTTAAGAAAACACTGCTTGAGAGAATTAAACAGCACCAGCGAACGAGAGAACGCGCGCGCGAACACGTGGACGATGAACCCATCCAAGAATCGCAGCCATCATCGGGCAGCGGCGGCGGCGGCGGCGGCGGCGGCGGCGGCGACGACACTACATTCTCTCAATCGATGGATTTTCTTAGGAAACTCGCACTGAAACGCAGGCATCAGCAGCAGACACAGAAACATCGCGGCGAAGGGCGTGGCCTCCCTGAAGCCAAAACACCCGAGGCCAAAATGTTGAATCAAGTCGCTGAAACATTACACAATGGTGAAATTCTGACAAACACGGGATTGCTTGGTTTGCCGGTCGTTCAGACACTTCTTACGCATAATACCGGACCCGCCCCCGCTGTCGTGTCGTCGCCGATGGTTTCCCTTGGTCCAATGCCGATGCCGATGCCGATGATGTCGCCGCAGATGCCGATGACGTCGCAGCAGATGCCGCAAGAGACACCGATTCCGAAAATATCAGAATTGGCCGAAATGTATAATAATACGATTGCGGGTGCCGCTGCGATAGATACACCACCACCCGAGTCGACTGGTCCGCCATTACATATCCCAACTAAACTAGAAGACTTTCTGCCATCTATTTTCCTGAAAGATGAACCCCCTCACGGGTGTCTTAAAAATGGAAAGAAACCTACATTTCGTGAATGGGCTACGAAAATGTTGGGGGGCGGCGGTGAGCCAGCGACACCGTCGCCCCATAACGAATCCACGGGGTTAATAAGCGGTAGTGGTAGCGGCAGTGGCAGTGGAGACGGAGATATTCACCCCGACCAAGTAGCGGGTATGCGAGTGAAAATCCGCAAAACAAAGAAGAAAAGTTATCGTATCGGAAAACACGATGACGTTGTCGGTGTGTTATTGAAAAATAAACAAACACAGCGACATATTCAGACCCAACACCTTACATTAAAACAGAAAACCATTGGTGAAATCCGGAAATATTTATACGACCATCAATTACTTAAGGTCGGCTCAAATGCGCCCCCAGATGTATTGCGTAGAATGTATGAGGACGCTATTATGACAGGTGATGTAAAAAATACGAATAATGACGTATTGTTACACAATTTTATGTCGGGGGGCGGCGGTGAGTAACGCGCTCGCGGCTAGCAATGCGTACATATATACAGAGTATTTTCCGGCATCGCGTGTGTATCACTATTCCGGTTTCCAGGAAACAAAATATCTTGAATCGTTCGTCCGTGGATATGAAACTTCCGCGCCTTCTTCAATAGAATCGGCAAGTCCCGCTCTTGTCGCGTACGAATCAAGTCATCATAAATATGTTGTATTACGTAGTCCACGAGATATTCTTCCAAACGACAAAAGCCCGGATCACGGCGACCAATATTTCCAATACGACACGTGTCCGTGCCAGCGTCATCCGTTTCGCCCCCGCGATTGATATTTCGGTCGTTTGAATTATAATAATCATTGATACGTATCGGGATATTAAACTTGTAATTCCAAAATGCGTCACACGAGATACGCACATCCAATGTAATCATTGAAATGTTATTTCGTTGAAATGCTTCCATTTTATTGTTTGTGGTGTCAATACATAACTACAATGGATGCGCTTTAAGCCGTTATCCGTCGTGTATTGGCGTGCGTGCGTGCGCCGCTGGCCAGGGCGAAACAATATAAACCCAAATCGTTATTATTTATTAAGACATCAAATATATTATGGACATTTGTATACGTGACCTGAATACACGCGAATGGACTTCATCTGTTCGTCCTGCGATGCGCGATACCTACGCGCAATATAAAGAACGCCCACATTATTACCGAGAAACGCCATATCTTACACCGGAATATATTGTCTACCGCCCAGACAATAACCCATATTTGCCGACGTATATTGCGCGGGTTGAGGACATTCCGGCGCTAAATGACGGGACTGGAATCGGCGCGGGAATCGGCGTAGGTCAGCGAAATAACCTGGCGAATAATATTACTATAACGACCGCGATTAACGAGCGAATGGAGTCTATTGGGCGCGCAATACCGATTATGGACTTCGCCGATATTTCGGTGTTTATAACTGACCAAGCAGTGGTGGGTGCCACCGGCCGCGCGAATTGGTTTCCCGCGCGGTCGTATCAGGCGTGGGCCTATCGCGATTTTATGTATGACACTCATCGCAGTATCCGAAAATCGTACATGTCGCGTGGGACATTTCACATCGCACCATATGCCGGTGATGATAGAATAATCTTCCCGAATCAAATTGTTACAATTCCCATCGCGGGTATCGATTCCAATATCGTGTTTACGATTGGGAGGAATGAAAACGGTAGTGTGAATTTCGATAGAAATGACGCCATTGGGTCCAGTTCGCGTATCTGCGACAATGAATATGCGCGGGCGGGATATCTCGGGTTTTATACACGAATTACGATGGACCCGGGGATGTTTGTGATACCAGCGGCGGCGGCGGCGGCATCGGGAGCCGGAGCAGACCCAATGCTTCTTTCGACCGCGCATCTATCGGCACTTGAAGAAACAGACGATGCGGAACATCAGTGTATATTGTGTGTTCAGTATCGTGTCAATGCGCGGTTCTCGCCGTGCGAACACCAGGTTTGTTGTTCTTCGTGTTATTCTCAATTATTAAAAAACGAGTGCCCGGTATGCCGTGCGGTGATTACGCGGGTGATGAATGTATAATAAAGGCATAATGTGAGAGATATACAACGAACGAACGATACGTTCTTTAATAAGTAACGAGAGGCGATGGCACTTATTAAAGAGTATTTTGCACTTACGGATAAATATACGGCGGAATATGGCGCGAATACGGTCGTCCTCCTTCAGGTCGGCGCATTCTTCGAAGTCTACGGACAAATAATTACTCCGGCCGCGGGGGGCGGCGGCGGTGGCGGCATTATATGTTCTGGAAGCCGTATCGACGATTTCTGCGTGATTTGTGAACTCGCAAAAGCAAATAAAATACCTGGATTCGTTATGGCGGGGTTTCGTGATTATGGACTGGATAAGTATTTGAAGAAATTACAGGACGCTGGGTATACTGCGGTGGTCTATGTCCAGGATGGCATAAAAATCCCGCCGGTGCGGGTATTACAGGGGATTTATTCGCCTGGAACATATTTTTCTACAGAGATTGCGGCGGGGGGTGGTGGTGGTGGTGCGGCCGCACTGTCAAATAACATCGCGTGTATATGGATTGAGAAAATCTCTCGGACACTCGGCGGCGGGGGCGGCGGGACGCTCATTATGGGAATGACAAATATTGATATTTATACAGGACGCGCAACCATCTTTGAAACCGAGAATAAGGACTCGCATAATCCAACCACATATGATGAAGTCGAGAGATTTATTGCGTCATATATTCCTTCTGAGGTTATTATAATCTCCAATCTCTCGGCGAGAGAAGTAGAAGACGTCATTCATTATACAAATATCCAGGCGAAGATGATTCACCGCGTAGCGGCCACGGGGGGCGCGGGTGCGGGCGCGGGTGCGGGCGCGGGTGCGGGCGTAAAAGCCGAGAGATGCGCGAAACAAGTATACCAAATGGAAGTACTCGCCACATTTTATCCAGATGGCCGCGCCAAATCTCTCGAACAATCATTTATGAACTACTCCATCGCCACACAATCTCTTGTTTATTTATTGAATTTCATCTACGAGCATAATCCGAGCCTGGTTTCCAAGATTCAAGAGCCGGTATTTGAGAATATGTCCGAGAGATTAATCCTTGCGAATCATTCGTTGCGACAGTTGAATATACTAGACGACGGGAATTCGGGCGGTGGCGGCGGCACTCGCTTGAGCTCTGTGTTGTCACTACTCAATCATACGGTCACTCCGATGGGGTCTCGTGCGTATAAGTATACGCTATTACACCCCACTTTCTGCGCGGAAAACTTGGAGCAGGATTACGCGATAACGGCGCATATACTATCTCTCGGCGCGGCGGTGGCGGCGGGCACGGAGCCTGGCCTGGATACTACGACTCTTCGCGAGAGATTATCCTATATGAAGGATATTGAGAAACTACACCGACATATTATTCTAAAGAAGATTACGCCCTATCACGTGTATTGTTTATTCCATAATCTCCGTCATATCCGTGAATTGTATACGGCGTGTTCGAGAGATTCGGAGGTTGCGCAGTATCTCTCAGAGAGAATTCATATCCGAAACGACGTGGTCGGGAAAAGCACACTGTTGCTTGATATGTTCGAGAAGACATTACATATGGACGTGTGCCGTGATATTACAGATACTCTCTTTGAAACCAATATTATTCAGTCCGGGATATCTGCTGAATTGGATAAACTCACGGATGAGTATCGGGTGACCCAGAAATCTCTCGACGAAGTTCAACGGGTACTAAATGAGTTGATTCAATCGGGCGAGAAACCCGCGGGTGGCGCGAGCGCAGGCGCAGATTACGTCAAACTCCACGAAACCGATAAAATGGGGATTTCATTCCAGGCGACGAAGCGCCGCACCAAAATTCTCGAAGACCGGATTAAGAAATTACCAGCGGGCGGCGGGAAGGTGATTTCTATTTCATTGGGCGATGGCGATGGCGGCGATGGCGTCCTTATGTTCGACACATCCGGTATCACGTGTCCCGCCGCATCTGGCAGCAACAATACCATCCATAGTCAGCAAATCTATGAATTATGCGCCGCAGTCGTTTCATTACGCGTGAAAATATCGGATATGGTCGCCGCCCTCTATTACCAATTCATAGGTTCATTACACGAATACTACCACGATTTCGAAAATATGATAGAGTTTGTAAGTGCGGTGGATATGATACAGAATAGGTGTCACGTTGCGCGGAAGTATCGGTATTGCCGACCGACCACAAGCACGGACGCAGGCGTGGGATGCGGCGAGGCGGCGTCATTTGTCCGCGCAACCGGGCTTCGACACTGCCTCATCGAGAGAATCAATGAAGATGAATGTTATGTCACCAATGATGTGGAGTTATCGGGCAGTGGCATTCTCCTCTACGGCACAAACGCAGTGGGCAAAACCAGTCTCATCCGCGCGATTGGTGTCGCGGTCATTATGGCTCAAGCGGGGTTTTATGTCCCGGCCAGCGGGTTCGTATACCGACCATACCGCGCGATAATGACACGGATTCTCGGTAATGATAATTTATTTAAGGGTCTCTCGACATTCGTCGTTGAAATGTCGGAGCTCCGTGTCATCCTGCGAATGGCCGATGTGAACACACTCGTGCTAGGCGACGAGTTATGCTCTGGAACCGAGATGGACTCCGCGATTAGTATTTTCGTCGCCGGTTTACAGCACCTTTACCGCGCCGGCGCATCCTTTATTTTCGCAACACATCTCCACGAAATCGCGGGGTATAGCGAACTCCGAGAGATGGCCCCGCGCCTCCGACTCGCGCATATGCGCGTATTCTACGATAAGTCACGCGACACGTTGGTGTATGACCGGAAACTCCAGGACGGCGCAGGCGAAAGTATGTATGGCCTGGAAGTGTGTAAATCGCTTCACCTGCCGGGTGATTTTCTGGAAAATGCGAATACGATTCGAGTGAAATACCGCGGGGTTAGCGCGAAAACGCCGACGGCGAGTATATTGGATGACGCAACGCCGTCTCGGTATAATGCGGCGAAGTTGCGGCGGTTATGCGAATTGTGCGAGAAAGCACGCGGGACGGAAGTCCACCATCTCCAGCATCAGGAGAGCGCGGATGCGGACAACTTCATCGGGCATATTCATAAGAACCATCCGGCGAACTTGGCGTCGGTTTGTGAAGACTGTCACCGAGAGATTCATACAACGGGGGCGGAACACGTGAAAGTGACGACGGGGAAGGGGGTGCGGATTGTGGCGAAGCCGAAGGCGGTCCCTAAGTAACAGCCTTATTATCTATACGTAATGTAATTGGGTTCAACACACGCATCAATCAATCGAGCAATCAATGGACCGAGTATCAAATGCCCTTACGGCAATCAAAGATGCGGGTTCGTCGGGTGCGAGTAGTGTAGGCGGGTTCTTTTCGTCAACAGCGGAGAGCGGCGTCTCGGCATTTAAAGGCACAACTTTAGGCGAGTCATTTTTTAAGAATATAGGCGCGATTTTCATTGCGGTGATGATTTTACTGGGAGGAGTATTATATATTGAATTCGGGAGCGGTAGCAGCGGAGCCGGAGTCGGAGTCGGAGTCGGAGCCGCGGGAAGCGCGGAAGCAGGCGTCGTTGAGAAGAAAGTATATATTGAGCCCAATACCGGCCGAACTCTCCCCACCGACGTCCCGTGGACCGTCCCCGCAATCAGTATGCAGAATGAATTGCGGGAGGCATTCGGGACGGCGTATACGGAAAACGAATTAGAGAAAATCCATACCAAGTGTAGCGATTCCTTTTGTGTGATGAACCAGAAATCCCCGGAAGAAATGGAGCGGGCGTGTAATTCCATAACCACACGCCAAATGTGCGGGACGAAATGTTGCTGTGGATGGACGAAATATACCGGGTTTGAAGGCGATAATGACCCGACGGTCGTTATGAATACGGCGGAGGCGAATGTCGCGGACCCTAGCGGCAGATCGGATGGCGCGAAAATCCCCGGAAAATGCGTGGCGGGGAATGCGAAGCGGCCGTTTGATATGAAAGACGCCAATAACAATGAGCGTGATGTCGCATACTATTATTATTTAGGAGAGTGTGTTGGTGGGCGCGGGTGTATGAAACGAGGCGCGGTTCGGGGGTAGGTAGATGCGCCGCGCACGCGCGCAATATTTTGTTTTGGTAATGTATAATAATGAATCCAACCGGTCAATCCTCGCAGCAGCAGCAGCAGCAGCAGCAGTCGCAGAGTGGCGGGTGGCAGCCGAAGCCGTCGCCGAAGTCGTCACCGTCGCCGTCACGAACGGCGACGCGTAAAGGACGCCCACATATCGCATCGTTACTCAACGGACAAAACCCGGCGCAACTCCATAAGATTATGTCGCTCTTTCAATAAAAATTGATATATAAAAACAATGTATTATCATATATCAATACATCGTTCATACATCGTCCGCCACCAATGATTATCCCCGTCAAATGTTTCACCTGCGGCAAAGTTCTCGCCGACAAATACCGTTACTATTTAGCAGAAGTGCGTAAAATAAAGCTTTCGCGTGACCTCGATGTTGACAAGGTAATCTACCTCACCGCGGAATATATCGACAAGACGCCGGAAGGCGAAGTTATGGACGCACTTGGACTTACGAAGATGTGTTGCCGCCGTCATATGCTCACCCATGTGGATATTATTTAGTCGCCGACCGCCGACCGCCGACCGCCGACCGCTTATTTTTCTATCTATATATAGAATAAATGGCAAGTAAAAAGAATCATACACGTCGTAAAAGGTCGTCGTCGTCGTCGTCGTCGTCTTCTAAGCGTCGACGCCACTGTAAAGGCGGGCGTAAATCCAAACGGACCGAAAAAAAACACAATAAATGGTTCCAGAGAGGATGCCAATCCGGAGGGGGTAGTGTTACGGGTGGTTGGCCTTGGGGTCCTAGCGATGTTCATCCGCAAACGTCAGGGAGTGCCTCTTCGGGTGTTCCTCAATCCATTAACGGAAATCATTACTCACTGAATACCACGACAATGGCGCCACCGCAAAGCAGCAACCATCTCGTAGAGAAAGGGCAATTCGGTGGAACCAAAAAGAACAGTCGAGGTCGTCGTCGCCCCCGTCACCGCCGTTTCATCGGAGAACAACGCGGCGGAATGGCCGCATATTTACCTGAAGTCGCTAATATCGGTCTCCGCCATATAATAGGAATGCCCGCAAGTGCGATGAATACATTACAGGGTGCTTCCACTGCGTTCCGCTCTTCCGACCCGACAATTCAACCCATCGGACAGGCAGTTCAGTTAGCGTAGCGTAGCGGAGCAACGGAGTCGCGTAGCCGTAGCCGTATTATTATTTTTTTGTAAAATACTAATATATACATTCCATTCCATTCCATTCCATTATTCCATTCTATGGACGGTATTATCAACCGGGTGCGGTCATTATGCACCCCCGCCCTCATTTTTTTCATCATCTCCGTCGTCTCCTTATTCGGGATGTTGTTTGACAACCTGGAAAACACCCACCATTATTGTTTCGGAAATGTCAGCTGTAATGTCGCAAACACCTCCACGATTTTCATTGTGGAGATATTATTCTTGGTATTCTGGACTTGGGTATTAGACTTCATCTGCTCGCGCGGATACGCCAATTTCGCGTGGTTTATCCTGCTTTTCCCTTATATTTTATTACTCGCACTCTTATTATTTGGCGCAGCCGAGATAAGAAACACGCATAAGCAAAACGAGGAGAGTGTCGCAATAGTCATCGGACCAAACAATGACGCATTTGGCGGAATGCGGTTTTAGGGCCGGGCCGCGCCGCGCCGCGAAGCGGACATAAACATTATTTATTATGAATTTGTAGGTATATAATAGCAACAGTATATACATACAATGGATTCTGACCCGGAGTTACCCTGGAAGGTCATCAAGCGTCTATTTGAAGATGACCCTCAAATGTTGGTCCGTCATCATATCGATTCCTATAACGACTTCTTCGGCAAGGGGATTTTCAAGATATTCCGCGAGAGAAACCCGATTATTCTTCAAAAAGAACAAGACCCAGACACACAGGAGTTCAATCTTCGCTGTGAATTGTATTTAGGTGGAAAAAACGGCGACAAAGTCTATTTCGGAAAACCGATTATTTACGACGACGACCGCGAGCATTATATGTTCCCCAATGAGGCCAGGCTTCGCAATATGACCTATGGGACGACGATACATTATGACATCGATGTCGTATTTAAAATCGCGAACGGGAGCGGCGGCGGCAGCGGCGGCGGCGGCGAACCCGAGGGAACGGGCACGCGATACGAGGTCACCACCGCCACTCTCGAGAGAATCCTCCTCGGCCGGTTCCCCATTATGATTCAATCCAATCACTGTATTCTCCACGGTCTTGAACCGAAAGCCCGTTTCTATATGGGCGAGTGTAAAAATGACTACGGTGGCTATTTTATTATCGACGGCAAGGAGAAGACCATTATCTCCCAGGAGAAATTCGCGGACAATATGATTTATATCCGTGAAAACAATTCGGATAATGTATACACCCACGCCGCCGATGTCCGCACCGTCAGCGAGGACGCTTCAAAACCCGAGAGAACGTTGTCTGTCCGTATCGTCGCGCCGACTACCCTTCTAACAAACAAACAAATCGTCGTCAATATTCCCAATGTGCGTTCACCCGTCCCCCTATTCATCGTAATGCGCGCCCTCGGTGTTCTCTCGGACCGGGATATTCTTGAATACTGCCTCCTTGACCTTGACGAGCACGCCGAACTCCTCGACCATTTCATCCCGTCTATTCACGACGCGAATAAAATCTTCACACAGGAAGGCGCGATTAAATTCATTGCGACTCTCACCAAATCCAAGACCATCCCGCAAGTCCACGATATCCTGATGAATTATTTCCTACCCCAGGTGGGCGAGACGAATTACATCCAGAAGGCGTATTTCCTCGGGAATATGGTGTATAAGTTACTCCGCGTATCTCTCAAAATCGACCAACCCACCGACCGCGACAGCTTCAAATTCAAGCGCATCGAATTAAGCGGGTCGCTCATTTTCGACCTCTTCAAGGAATACTATGCGCTTCAACAGCAGCATATCCGTCTCGCAATGGACCGCGAGTATTTCAAAGACCCCAAGAAATACGAGAAGAATTTCATCGGTCTCATCCAAATGAACTACCAAGAGTTTTTTAGAGAACGCATCGTAGAGAACGGGTTCAAAAAAGCATTTAAAGGAAATTGGGGCGCGACCGACCATACGAAACGCATCGGGGTCATCCAGGACTTGAACCGACTGTCATACAATTCGTTTCTATCGCATCTGCGTAAAATCAACCTGCCGATGGATAGTAGCGCGAAAGTGGTTGCGCCACGTATGCTTCACGGGTCGCAGTGGGGGATGATTGACCCAGTAGACTCACCCGATGGTGCGAATATCGGGTTTCATAAACATCTCGCGTTTGGGGCGCGGGTGACGAATCAATGTTCGGCGTATCCAATGACGTTGTGGTTGCGCGAAGTCACGAAGATGCATTTATTGGAAGAATGCACGCGGATGTTTCTTCATTATACCACAAAAGTATTCGTAAACGGGACATGGGTGGGCGCGGTGACGCGGCCTGAAGAAACGATGCGACTTATTCGGCTTCATCGTCGTAATGCGCTTATCCCCATCTACGTGAGCTGTTCGTGGAATATCAAAAACAACGAGATTCACGTATTCACGGATGCGGGGCGTCTGTGCCGTCCTATTTTCTACATCGACGAAGAGACGGGGCGTCCTAGTTATGACAAGGACGAAATCCTGGAGATGATACGCGCGGGCAAGGCGTCTTGGGCACAAATGACGACGGGATTTACTGCGAAATCGGACCCCACGTTTCAGGCAGCCCACTGTAATTATTACACTATTGACGAGCTTTACGGACGAGCGACGGATACATCTGCGTTGTCTGTTAAGCAGAAAGTGAGTGAGGATGTCGCGCGCGTGAATACCATTGAGGATTTTCGGCGGCTGAAGGCGACCCAGGCGATTATCGAGTATCTCGACACTTCGGAGACGGAGTCCACGTTGATTTCAATGAGTCACAAGTTCGAGAAACCGGCGGGGGCGAAGGGCGGCGAGGGCAGCAGCGAGAGCGAAGGCGAGGAGGACAGCAGCGAAGGCGAGGGCAGCGGCAAGGATGGCGGCAAGGGCAGCGAAGGCCGCGCCGAGAAGAAAAAGGGCCGCGGCCGTAGCAGTCGTCGTCGTCGCCATCGCGCCACCGTTCTATCCGCCGACGGAAAACAATACACTCACGTTGAAATTCACCCGTCTCTAGTAATGGGTGTTATGGGAAACCAAATTTGCTTCCCGGAAAATAATCCAGTCGCACGTAATGTGTTTGGGTGCGGACAAGCCAAACAAGCCGCGTCGCTCTACCACAGCAACTACCAGGTGCGTATTGATAAAATGGGCGTCATCCTCAATAACGGCGAAATCCCCATCGTGAAGAGTCGCTACCTGGACCTCATTAACCACGAAGAACACCCGTGTGGATTCAATGCCATCGTAGCGATTATGTCGTTCAATGGATACAATGTGGAAGACTCGATTTTATTCAATGAGGCAAGCATCAAGCGCGGAATGTTTCGGATTACGTATTATAACATGTATGAAGCACGCGAAGAAAGCAGTAGCGTCCGCGGAGCACAGCGCGATACCCGGTTCGCGAATATCCAGAAAGAAGGCGCAATCGGTATCAAACCCGGTTATGATTACAGCTACCTCGACGACAATGGTCTCATCCGCGAAAACACCGAAATGGATGATAAGAAAGTCGTTATCGGGATGGGGTCGGTCAGTATCCAAAATGACGGCGGACAAATGCGCGATATGTCGACAATGCCAAAGAAGGGGCAACTCGGGTTCGTAGATAAGGCATTTATGACGGAGGGTGAGACCGGCTTCCGCATCGGCAAAGTGCGAATCCGCGAAGAACGACTTCCCGCCATTGGCGATAAATTCTGCTCTCGTTGCGGTCAGAAGGGGACCGTCGGGCTGATTATTCCGGAGAAGGATATGCCCTTCACGAAAGACGGGATTCGACCTGACATTATTATTAACCCTCACGCGATTCCGACACGTATGACAATTGGCCAACTCATCGAGTCGCTTATGGGGAAGGCGTGCGTTCTTCACGGCGGATTCGGCAATTGTACCGCGTATACGAACAACGGAACCAAACACGAATCATTCGGGTCGGTTTTGACTGAATACGGGTATCATTCATCGGGGACAGAGGTATTATACAACGGAATGACGGGAGAGCAAGTGAAGAGCGATATTTATATTGGACCCACCTACTATATGCGCCTGAAACAGATGGTGAAGGATAAAATCAATTATCGTTCACAGGGCCCGCGAACACAACTCACGCGCCAGACCGTCCAAGGCCGCGCAAATGACGGTGGTCTTCGTGTGGGCGAAATGGAGCGCGATGGTATATTGGGACACGGCGCAGCGCACTTCCTGAACGAGTCACTAATGGTGCGCGGTGACGAGTATCATATGGCTGTTTGTAATAAGTCGGGTATGATTGCGATATATAACCCAAACCAGAATCTTTTTATGAGCCCGATGGTGGATGGACCGATTCAGTATTCGGGGAGTTTGACGGAGGCGGGCGGCGCGGACGGTGCGGGCGCGACTGGTGCCAGTGTCGTCCATATGACGAAGTTCGGTAGGTCGTTTAGTATCGTGCGTATTCCTTACTGTCTGAAGCTCCTTATGCAGGAGTTGCTTGTTATGAACGTTCAAATGCGGATTATCACGGAGGACAATATCGACCAACTCCCGAGTATGTCGTATTCCAATAATGTATACAAGGTGATAAAGGATGGTCGAGGTGCGATGGGCGTTGACGATATTATTGAGAGAAATCGGGTGGCGGCGGGATTGAAGCCGCGCGTTAAAACGAATGTCGCTGCTTCTGCTTCTGCTGCTTCTGCTGCTGACGGCGATGAAGAGGAAGCCGCAATTGGCAGTCGCGTTTATTTACCAAGTCGTAGCGAAGAAGAGGAAGAATACGATACTCGACCTAGTGCGGGTATTATTCCCGCTGGCGCAAAGGGCGCGTTTGACCCCGATGTTCATCCGGAAGAGATTATTCTGGATTTGGATATTGATACAAGACAGAGTATCCGTAATTTAGGTTGGCGATTCGCATTGAAGCCGGATATTGCGCGACAGATGCGCGGGGCGGCGGGCGCTGCGGCGGCGGCGGCGGCGGCGCCATTGACAGTAAGCGACATCACCGGCGAAGACCTCGTTCTTGAATCTGTGATTATGGATAAAAATGGCGAGCCCACAGAGAAATGGACGATTAGCGGTCGCCAGTGGGTGGGCGATTATCCCACACGTTATCCCGATGGCTGGTTGTCTGAAATGCTTGTCTATCCTGACGACACACCGATTTCACCAAGCGATATGGTGGAAGAAATGCGAAAGACGCGTAAACCCTTGAACTGGGTGCTTTCTATTATTGCCCTCATTGAAAAACACGGACGACGAAAAATGAGCAGTGAATTAGAATCTGTAAATGTGGAGATGGCCGAAAATGTGCGTAATATTGAAACCAATACGAAGGAAACCGACCGTGTTTCTGGTGAAATTGGCCGCGCGAAGCGTGAAGGGAATGTCGCGGAAGAGGAGCGCTTGAAGGTTCAAATGACGCGACTAATGGATGAGCGCTTGAAATTGGATGCGATACGCAGAGAGATGGAAAGTCGTATGGATTACGAACCCAAGACACCGGAATATACGAGTTCTACGCCGTTGGCGGGGGCGGCGGAATCGGAGGCGAGTCGTGTGCGCGGTGCGGTTGCTTCATTTAACGAAAAGATGCTTGATAAATATGGCGATAATGATGAGAATATTCCAGAAAGTGGCGGGGGCGAATACACACCGCGCACGCCGCGTTCACCGGAATACACATCGATGTTCTCTGGGGGAGGCACCCAGAGGGGCGGAAGCGCCCAGAGGAGCGGAGGCACCCAGACGAATCGCTTCATTCCACAAATCCCGTCGGGAGTTCTTGAGAATTATTTGAGTTCGCGGTATGGAACAGCGGCTTCGACGGCAGTGGCGGCGTCGGCGGCGACGGCATACACGGGCGGTGGAATGATGGGCGGTGGTGGTATGATGCCTACAATGAATATACCCGTGGTTGCCACAATGCCAATGGCAGGAATGATGCCGATACAACAACAAACGGGGGGCGCTGTATTACAGCAGCAGCAGCAGCAGGCACCCGGGGCGCAGACACCGGGGGCGCAGGCACAGACTGGAGGCGCGGGTGCGGGCACTCCCGGAGCAGATGGCGTGAAGACATTATCAATTAAGCTATAAGATTGCCGGTCGATGAGCGACAACATTGCCGGTCGATGAGCGACAACATTGCCGGTCGATGAGCGACAACATTGCCGGTCGATGAGCGACAACATTGCCGGTCGATGAGCGACAAAATTGAATAATAAAGATTTGTTATTATTATATAATACATCCATTCATCCATTCATTCATTCCATTCCATTTCATTCCATTATGTCAGTCGCACACGTCAGCAGTGGAACCATTTCAACTTTATTCAAGTCCCGCAATATTCTACTTCAGTTGCTCGCGCGACAAGGAATGGACGTATCCAACTACACCGATTATGGTGTTGCGGAAGTCCAGACAATGTATACAAATAATCAACTGGATATGCTGCTTACTTCTGAAAAGGACGTCCATCCTACACGCAATGTATATGTCAAGTATTATTTAGCCAAAACACTGCGCCGAGAGAATATCAATCATATGATTGACGACCTCTTCTATTTAGAACAGGTCCTACAACCCACCGACACCCTTATTATCGTTATGAAACAGGAAGTCAATGACACCATCGTCAATATTCTCAACGAGATTTGGGAAAAGGACCGGATTTTCATCGTGATTCATTCTCTCGACCGGCTCCAGTTCAATCTACTGGAGCATCAGTATGTCCCTGAACACGTTGTATTAAATGAGGCCGAGCAGGAGCAGGTGCTTAAGAAATACAATATAACCGACACGAAACAGATGCCGAGCATTTCGCGCTACGACCCGGTCGCGCTTGCGATTGGGCTGCGTCCCGGGCAAATTTGTAAGATTACTAGGTCAAGCAAGACATCGGTCACGAGTGTATACTATAGGTATTGTGTGACGAATTAAGCGAAGCAGCGTAGCGGCGGAGCAGCGAAGCGAGGCGGCGGAGGCGTGACGGAGCCGGGCCTGGGTTATTTTTTATCACGGTTATATAACTGTTATATCACCGAGAACGAACGAGTATTAAAAATGACGTGCGCGGCGGGGGTGGAATTTAGACTTGACCCTACTAGCAGACCGATAACGGTCGACGCCGCAGGCGCATTCACCAATCTATGCAAAGCGACCGGCATCGTTGATAGATTACATAAAGAATTTACAGAAAAATACGTTGCTGGCGCTACGACCGGAGCTACCGTCATCTCCGATGCCTTGAAAGTTAATCCATCATTTCATTTAAGACGGCAACCTACTCTCGGTGGATTTAATAGCGAAACTGCCGGAACCAACATCGACCGTTTTTATAAAGAATTCACGACAAACTCTGCTAGCGATGACACATACAAAGGCGTTGTAAGCGCAATTTTAAAGGGCGCATATGATACGACGCTGGACACTTATAAAACTTATCCCACCACCATATCCAGTGCTACTGATTTTACAAATCCTGCCACCTTTAAAGGTATTTATGGTCTACATAAAGTAACAGAATTATTGGAGGGCGACATCCGGAAGAAGATTGTTTCAACTACGTTGAATTTTAGTGACAAGAATAGTGACAATATTCGTGATTTTAATAATTACCAGAAACGTCAGGGAATCAAGACCACGATAGAAGAAATCGCGCACCGAGAGAATGAAATCTACCGCGAGAAATTCCTGAATATTATTTTGATACTTGTCGGTATTTTTATTGTCGGCACGCAACTCGTAAATAAATATTTTTCGTTTGGAGACGGCGGTGGCGGCGGTGGCGGTGGGTTTGGATTTGGCGGTGTTGGTGGATGGTTGTCTACGCGATTCGGTAGTGGCGGCAGCGGATTATTTAGTCGGTTTGGTGGAATCGGGCTAGGAAGCAGTGGGCGCTCGCGTATCGGTAATCTATTTACACGTAGTCCTTACGCATCATCAACACGGTAATGCGTGGTGGCCGCGTGGTGGCCGCGTGGTGGCCGCGTGGTGGCCTGTAGTATGTTATAATATTCGTTATATATAACATACAGAATGACGTCGCACGAAGTTTTATTTCCAAACGCGACACCCTTTTCACTCGACAATTTTAATAAGAAGGGGTCGCAGGAAGGTCTCACCGTGGAAAATGACGATGGATTGGATAAAGCAATGGCCGCACTAATGACGGAATTCGCGAAGGACAGCAACCCTGGCGCGAAACCGCCACAAGAAGGAATGCTTACCGGCACATCAATGAACTTAAACCTACTTCAGGGGGACCTCGTGAATTATTCGCGGTATGATATAGACAAGAACCCTATCCAACCATTTACGGAATTATATCAGGCGCGAGACCAGAAGGTGGGGGTCGTTTCGTATAAGGAAGGACTGACAAATGATGCGTCGTCGTCATCCACTGTGACCGCGACCACAACCGGAACAACCAGCGCGGGTAAAGGCCAGCGACTGCTCGACCTAGAGAAGAAATTAAGCGAACTCACGACGGAATATACGACCCAGTATCGCTTGTATACCGACGACCTTCTTACGCGGTCTCGGTTTCTTCAGACGAACAGTCAGTATTTAAACAAAATCGTCCGCGATATTTCGTATTCAGGCACCGATGCGACCGCCGCCTTTTATTTCGTGAATTCGTTCGGGCATACCCACCGCTATAAGGATTTGTCATCGGTATTATTATATGACAGTAAGACGTGCCCTACGATTACGCGCGGTGATGCGCCTCCCAGCGATGACAAGGCCAATCCCTTTAAAATAATGCCCGGGTCGTTTGTAGATATCAGCGGCGGTAGCGCCGGAGGCGGATTTAGCAAGTTTTCGGATTTAGCGAGTTACGATATGGCGAACTACGGCCCGTGTATAACTACGCGAAATGTGAAACTGCCCGGCGCGAGTTCATCAGAAGACGTGTATGCGTGGGTAGACGCCGAAGGCAAGAAACACGTATATGAAAAAGGGGTATGGCCAGACAAACGGCATTCATCGTGTCTTACAGCCGTTGTAGGCGAACCCCTGTCTCTCACCGCGAATCAGTATAATGCGATACCGACCGCGGCCGACCAGCCGATGAAAGAGAACAGCGAGTGTTTTCGCGCCAGTGTAGCGCCGTCTATCAACTCTAAATTGGCGGATATTAAGAAGAAAATAGATGATACTGTCGCGGAAATTAAGAAGGAAAATCAGAATATTCTGAATAATGTGGCCAATACAACAATCATTCAACGAGAGAAGACGTTTGCGGAAAAGTGGGCGTCGCTTGACGACGATATTTTAGCTCAAATAAAGAAACTATTGGGGGATTATTATTATCCGGCCGTTTACGTATTTTGGTGCTTTATTATTCTCGTGGCAATATTGATGATATTCAAGTTCGCGTTTTTGTTTGTATCGCCGGGGGGTGGCGGTGACGGCGGCGGCGGCGGCGACGGCGGTGGTAATGGCGACGGTGGCGGGGTATCCTTACTGGGTGTGGTTATTATGGCGCTCATTGTTATTTTTGCCGTGTATTACTATTTTTCATATACGTATAATTTGGATGTGGATATTACGCGTAATGATACCGATACGGTCTATACTGCGACATAAATGACGTAATAATGACGTAGTGCGCATCGCCCGTCGGATTGTATTCTATGTTATATGTATCAGTACATACAATACAAAGTATCCAGAATGAGTAATTCACGATTACTTACAAATATGGCCGAGTTGAAAACGATCACGGCAGTATATGAGGAGATAACGAAGAAATATACACCGGCGACGGATACCACCAGCAGCGGTGGCAGTTCCACTGGTAGTAATACTAGATATACCTTTAACGATGCCGGTATAAACGCAATGTCCTCTACCGCGACACCACTCGTTGTTAGTCCCGGCGAAGACTACAAAGATTATTGGAAGTATGTCGGGAAGGTGGTTCCGGCTAGTGGGGGCACCAAATATACAAATTCACAAAAGTGCTGGAATATGGCAGCAAACAACCCACGGTTATTTAAGGCTGTTGTATATACTGGAGTGGCGGGGACGAACATTGGACGCCCCGAATGGGATAACCACTGCTATGGGTTGATGTGGGATGCCGTTGGCACGGATGTGTCGTATAACACGGCATCCACTGGATATGTGACTATGGTGGGGAATAAAACCGCGAATGGAGAAAATGGCGTTTATACAAAATTGGGAATAAAGGGTGTAAACGAATCAGAGAATATCGCCAAAGCATCCAGATTATACGACCTACAATTACGCGTGAATTCTCTCGTTGAAGAAATCGCCACAGCATCGGGAACGGGTATCAACATCGGATTGAAAGAACTTGGTGCTGTGGCAACCGATTCGAATACACTCATTGAAAAAATCAATCAGTATATGAACACCAATGTCGACGAGATAGCAACGAATTATAATTTGTCGGATAAACGCAAAGAGATGAATAATGTGTATTCAGAAATAAACGGCCAGACAACACTGCGCGCAAGAAAATACCGGTTCATTTTTTACATTGTTATCGCAATATCGATTATTATCGGGTATGCGTCATATACATCCAAATTGCCAATCATCGACCAGATAGATGCGCTTAAAAATTATATTCCGCTGGGTTGGTGGACGAACTGGTGGATTATCACGATAGTGGTCATCGTATTCATTCTTTCGTCATTTGGGTGGGATATGAAGGGAAATATATTGATGGTCATACGTTATTTATCCGACCCCGAATTCTGGACCGGGCAGTTATGGTGGGTGGGGGTGACATTCTTTCTATTACTCGTCATTTTCTTTTACGCGTCCTTTAAATCCTTTTTCGTGGAGTTTGATGCGGGAATGAAAGGGCTTCAAGACGGGTTAGACGGCGGTGGCGAATAGTCGTAATAATATTCGTTGGTATATATAGTAGTCTCTGTAATCGTTCATTACTATATATAATAAATGTTTCATCAAAATTCTAATGATTTAGTAAAAAATGCGAGTCTTACATCAGGGCACGTTCAGAATTCAAGCGGGACGCGCGATGCGTTGATGAAGCAAGCAAATGCCAGTGCCAGTGCCAGTGGTAATCGCGTCAACGACCAAGATATCGGTATGTCTACCGGCGGCGTTGGCTCGTCATTGAGTATCGGTGCGAAGTTTCAAAATATGATTCAGAGTTTGATTGATACTGTTTCACTGAAAGAAGGGATTGACGGTGCGGGACCAGCGAATCCCGCCACGGGAATTGGCGGCAAGAATGCGAACCAATCCACATTCATTAATGATACAGTAGAGCAAAGTAATAAATACACGCAACAAGAGAAGGACCATATTGAACGGTCCGAGAATATTATGAACTTGATAGATAAAGGCAATAAAAATAGCCGCCAAAAATGGGTAGAAGTGACCGATTCGGCGGGCGTAACAAAATATGGATACATCACCAAGGACGGTATTTTTCAAATATGGAACGCGCCAGCATCGCCGCCCACCACGAGTTGGCTTCAAACCGATAAAATGACGCAAAATGCCGGCGTCTTGGGTTGCCCCGCAGCGACCGGAACTATACAGAAACACAAAATAGCCGGAACGTGGGAAACCATTCAACCGTTTGATATGGTATACGCAGATCACGATAGTGGCCGTAAAAACCCCCTTTTTCTATTGGTAAATGACGCAGTGCGTGACCCCAAAAATAGTATGAAAGGAATGGGGCTGTTTTCGTGCGGAAATGAACGCGGCAATGTGTATGTCAGCCAGCTCCCATCCGCGGATTTCCGCGTCGATGGTCCAATTCAAATGGGGTGCTATGTCATCGCCAAAAACGTAAAAGACAGCGATATTGCGAACCGCGGGTTCAAATTCCAAGATGATTTGACTGAAGCGTCCATTTCGCAATGTAAGCGTCGGGCGGAAGATTTAGGTAGTTCATATTTTCTAGTATCTGCGCCCCAATTTGGGAAACCGAATAATCGCGGTGGTTGCTGGGTTTATACGGGGACGACGGACAAACCAGATATTGACGGAATTCTCACATTAGACGAAACCGCTGCCAAATGCCACACGGTAGGAAACCCGGAAGATGACGAAGACGGTTATATGAAGCCATATCCGACGACCAATTTGAAACGATTATACGGCAAGAACACAAACAGAGAGGAGAGTGTTGCGCTTTATTCGTTGAAAAGAGATGGGCCGACGGGTGTCGACGCAAATGGGCGCAGTTCCATCGGTAAAATCGCGTATATCGACCACAATGGCGAGAGACACGAATATCCGGCGTCCGCACTTTCGTTCATTAAACCCACCAAGGAAAACCCCGCAAAGTATATCAACCTGGGCGGATATGATACGCGTTCGGCGGAGAGTTCATATGGTCTCAAGGAAATAACACCTGGCAGTTTCAGTGATGCGGCCAACCTGCTTTATAAGGCGAGTCGTGATGGATGGTCGGCGCAAAAGTTCCATCAGTTATGCGATAATAAAGGACCGACGTATACGCGCGCGATAATAAACGATGGTCGCGTATTAGGCGCGTATACTTCCGTGAGTTGGACCTCCAATGCGGGGTATGTAAATGATACGACCGCGTTTTTATATGACGGGACGAGGAAGTATACAACGGATAATGGCGCAGGGGGCGCAGGAGCGCATGCGACGTATATGAACGCGTCGTATTTACCCACCTTTGGCGGCGGGCACGATATGCATATCGGCGGAGATTGGATGTATATGAACGCATATTCTTATGTCGCAAGCGACCGCACCGCACCCTTTACAAGAAAAATCCAGATGGCAAACTTATACGGACCTTGGGTAACTGGTCAAATTCCTGCCGAAATCCAATTTCTTGATGATGGTCGGCACGTATATCTCATTGAAGACTCGCCATTTACAAAAATGGTTTCTTCCGACGGCCAGGAGAAATATTATTCAGGAAATAGGAGTCAGTTCAATCCGTCCAATTGGAATAGTTATAACAATACCGGCGGCGGTAAATACCTAGTAAACCGATTAAACCAATTTAAAGAGGTCCCTAGGAGAGGAGGGGGTTCGTATGAACGGTATAATTTAAAAGATATTGAGGTCTATTCGGTTGATGCGAACCGATTTCCTAACACGAACCCGCCTGACTATGCTCGTCGTTTGCGGACGATGCCGATTGGTGAAAGTATTTCTGCGTCAATGGAGAAATGCCGTGGAATGTGCGATGATGACGAGAAATGCGGGGGTTTTGTATACACAAAAAGCGGGAGCTCCGCGGACGGCAAGTGCGAATTGAAAGACCGGGCGAAAATGTATCCGGCAGGATTGCGCGTTGCGGACCCAACAAAGCAACTGATGTTGAAAGTGCCGACCATCAATGGGACCATCGTGGATGAAGCGTGTAAGAGCGCGTACACCATAGTCGACAGTGGGCAATACGCGCATTACCCAGAGACAGGCGCGATGACGCCCGATATAAAGTGTAACGTCAAAAATCTTATTCCCAAAAAGGGGGAATTGACGATGCCGGATGTAACCCCAGCGATTAACTCCGTAGATAGCATAAGTAAAGACACCGCTAGGAAAACGGCGGAATACCGCGCACAGGTGACGACGAAGTCGACGGCGGAGTCTTTTACCGGTTTTCGCGAGGGGATGGCCGGAGATATTTCTGGGGGTAATTATGCTGACACAATGACGGCGGTCCAAGGTGACCTCAAGAAAATTGCCAACGCAGAATATCAGCGCGAACGCTTACACGCAATGACCGAAGAGAGTAATAAACTCTTGATTGCTGAATCATATAAATTTATTCTTTGGAGTATTTTAGCAATCTTAGCGGTTATGGCTCTTTTGAAGTTGAAGGAAGTATTCGGACAGGACGACGTCGATGCCGATGGCGGCGAGGGGGGGGACGGCGAGGGCGGGTTATTCGCATATATTCTCGGGTTGTTCGGTGTTGGAAGTGTGAACACGGATGATATCACGGATAGGACAGGTGATGTTAAGGAAGCGCTGAGTTCGGCGGGAGAACAATTGAAAGAAGCCGGTGAGAAATTGACGACGGGTATCACCGAAGGCGCCGATAATTTAGTTTCTTCGGCAAATGAGGCTGCGGCGGGGGCGGTGGAAGGCGCGAAGGGGCTGGTGGATAAAGTCGGTGAAACTGCGACCGATGCGGTGAATAAAGTGGGGGATGCTGTCGGACGTGCGGGGACGGCGGCGGCGTCGGCGGCGGCACCAGCGGCACCAGCGGCACCAGCGGCACCAGCGGCACCAGCGGCACCAGCGGCGGCAACAGGAGGCGGAATCAGACACGCACGCACGCACGCACGCACTGGCGGGAAGAAATAATAATATCACGAGTATTTATGGATTGTAACTACTCATTATATAAATAATGGCATATCAAATCAGTGAAAAAAATCAAATATTGCTTGCTTTATTCGCAATTGTCGTATTATGCGCCGGGAAATTATTCAAAGACTATCTTTACCGCGGCGGTTATGTTGAGGGGTTGACGGTTGTGCCTGTTTCGGATACGGTGTTGAGGCGTCCGGCGAGTGGTAATACCAGTGCCAATTTATATTTACATTTAACGTTGAACGCATCATTGGCGATTGGAGGAACCATTACTGTATCGTGGCCTACAGGTAAAGGTGTAAACACGAGCACACCTGCTAGTAATTATACTGTTACTGGCGGTGGTTCATTTACTCACGGTGATGCCGTCACCGCAAATAACGTATCGACTGTTACATTTACATTAACTGGTTCGCTCAATTCTGGTTCAAAACTAAAAATATCAATGGCTGGCGTATCAATAACTAGCGGTGCCGCCGATATTAATGATTTTACGTTTACAACGAAGGCAGGAACTGAAGACGCAGTATCTACGCCGATTAAAATTCTTGGCTCTGCTGGGGAGTCATTAACCGAGAGCACGTCCGCACAAGAAATCCGCACCGCAATCGCCAGTATCAACACACGTCTCGGAGATACGTCCAACCCACCAGGCCCGACCGAACAAACTAATTTACTGAATGCCCGTTCCGCACTTGTCAACGTTCTTGCGTATACCTACGGAACAATCAAAGAAGCCGGTAAGGTGTTTGACTCCGACGCTCTATATGAAGCCCAGAAAACCGCGATTGATTTTATCGCGAAAGAGAGGAAACGTGCCGCGGCGAACGCAACGACACTTTCGCAGGATAATACCAACAAACGTCGTATGGCTCAAGTGAATACGTATTACACGCGCAATTATGAAGCCAATACTGAAGTGATGAAGAATATCATTTATGTTTCCGTCGCGCTTATTGTATTGGCCGTATTGCGGAATAAAGAACTGATACCCGCGTCGATTTCGACTTTAGGCGTTATTTTCATTCTTACGATGGGCGGTATTGTCATCGGAAAGCAGGTGTTTGATATTATGCGCCGCAACGACCACGAATTCGACAAATATGACTGGAATTTTAATGAAGACGATATGAATAATAAATTTGTTCAACAAACCGCGGACCCGTCCAAGCCGATGGATTTGGGAATGAGTGGTGCGTGTTATGGCCCGGGGTGCTGTGATACCGGAACCACGTGGGATGCGGCGAGAGGTCTATGTGCGTCTTCGGGTGGGGCGCTTTCTATCACACAGGGAAGTATGGCGGAATGGATTCCGGCGACTAGCACTTTAAGGATTACAATGAAGATTACACAGGCGTTGGTGAGTGGCGACACAGTCACGATAACATTACCCGCTGATGTATTTACTCCTGCGAGTAGCGGCGCGAGTATACAGGGTGCGTCATTTACAATCATATCCAACGTCAATGCTGTGATGTTGAAAAACCCAATTGTCATCACTGCGAGTGCCGGTGTGCCCAATACGGTTTCCATAAACATAACCGGTATTAGTGTATCGTCTACTGCTATCCTTAGTTCACGCCACAATGTTATTGTATCTACATCAAAAGAGACAACCCCGTATGGTTTACGTATATCCGGTCTGCCGACGGCATAAATACAATCATATTTTAATCTAACAAATATAGTAGTTATATTAAAAACACATCCGAAATGGGTATAGAATTTAGTGACGCAGAGGGCATTGAACCCGAACTGTTAGAACAGGCACAACAAGGCGAGGCCGCGATGAGCAAGACGTCGGCTACAGAAGACGCGGCGTTGGCTATTTCCGGGGGCGGTGGTAGCGACGCGCAACGCTCAATTGAAGAAGTCCTTCAAAAATCGCAAAATGACTTGACGAAAGTCCGGCAAATTATAAGTCAAGGTGGGTTTACCGGTGCTGAAAAAGATAAATATACGATGAGTCTTCATCACGCCGAATGGGTCCATTCGCGAAACGTGTATATGAAATGCGACAACAATATCAAGGAAACCAGCGTGAAATACACGGCTTTAGTAGATGGAAAGGCACAGAGTCACGAAATCGCAAAGGCGCATAAAGAATGGAAAGATACGCGAGAGAAGTGTCAGAAGAGTGGCGCCGATTTATCTGAAAAGGCGAACCAGTATATCGAAACCGACCGGCGCGCGCGTGCGAATAAGAAAGCGGAAGAGGATATTTATCCGCCGGTAGGGCCGCAGGGGTTTCAAGTCCGAAGCGGTAGCGGAGGCCGCGGCGGCGGCGTAGAAGGTTTTGCGGGACTGGGGGGCGATGAACTTAAAGAGGGGTTTGATTTTTATAATGGTTCAACGGTGAGTGCGAATGGCGATGCCGTCCCGGCTGCTGGCACGACCCCCGCCGTAAAAACATTCAACGCACGCTTGCCCCGATATAAAGACGCATCGCGTTCAATATCAGCAACTGACGAACATACGATACTTCCTTGGGGCGAATATTATACAGATTGTGCTGGGGTCGAGGAGGCAAATAAAGCCAAATGCGAAATTGCCAATAAAGCAAAAGACGAATACATCAATTCGATTAACACTCTATTTGATAAATCGGATAGGTTATTGAATACGTATTATAAATTACATAGCGCAGACGCCAGTACCTCTTCCGCAGAGTTGGAAAAATTATTGCTCGACGATTCGGATATTACATCGATAATGAATAATCAACAGAAAAATATTGCGCTTTACAAGCAAAACGCGTTATACGATTATGAAGAATATAACAGTCTGGCCTTTTATGAAGACCTCGTCGGATTCCTTTATTACGCGGTGTTTGTTATTTTTCTTGTTATGTCGTTGCGGGATTTCTTTTCGTCCGTAGGCGGTTCTTACGATAAACGCAACATTATTATATTGATACTACTTGGAATATATCCGAAATACATCTTACCGGTTGTATTGTGGATGTTAAATGGGCTTACGAAAATAACCGAAATGGTTGGATTGAAGAATGTGCGCTTCTGGCGCGAGTAAGCGAGTGTGAACGAGCGAGCGAGCGTGCGCTTCTGGCGCTAGATTACGCGTCACTATCGCCATCACCTCCCTCGTCATCCTCATACAGGATGCGACACTTCCGCCACCCCTTGGTCGTCAGTTTCCCGAACTTCTTCGTCATATAATCGTATAGCTCATTGCCCTTCGGGATATTCTTGCCGTGTTGAATGACATACCATTTCTTAAACTCTTCGTATACTTCGGTCTTCTTGATATACGTTTCTTCGTCTGCGGGGCGAATCTTGTCGCGCAAGAACTCCGACAGATAATCCTGTGTATTGCGATACTTGTTACTGCTCGCAGTCACGGCCGCACACGTCTTCACCCGTCCATCCGTTTCAAATGCCTTTTTGACGAGCATCGCCATAAATACATTTACCCACAATTTGATTTTCACATCCAGGTTCTTGTCGATAAGGAACTGATAAGGCTCTTCCGGGTCGTCGGTTTTCGGCTCTTCGCAGAATTTCGATTTATATGGACACAGGCGAATACGACGCCACGTTCCGTCATCATTGCTCTTGATGTCAAACAGCACATTCGTACACACAACCAACTTGAACTGCGGGACAAACGAAATCGTGTTTTTGAAGAGGGCGCGCGCAGTCATATCATCTCCACCTGTGATTTCCTTCAGGATACCTTCATTGATGCGGTCGCCCTTCGTAGGTTCCTGCATCACTGCGTATCGCACACCCTTGAGAACGGCGAGTTCCGGTGAAGCGCCGCCAATCATCGCGCGTTTCTGTGTAACCGCCGTAATGGGAAGGACCGCCTTATATTCGCCCATAACCGCCGACATCAATTCAATGAGTTTGGACTTGCCATTACTGCCACCACCGATATAAATATTGAAGGTTTGTTCGCGGTTTGTTCCGATAAGAACGGACGCCAGATGTTCCCACATATAATTCCGGAGTTCGGGCTCGGGGAAGAGTTGCGCCATAAAATCATTGATTTCGGCGATGAGTGCGCGGTGTTTTTCATCGTCCAGTGGGATGTAATCGATTTTCGTGGTTTTCGACAGGTTATCATCGGGTTGTCCACGGCGAAACGTTTTCGCGTTGAAATCAATGACGCCATTCTTGAAACACAGGAGTTCTGGTCGCGTGTCTATCTTGTCAATGAAATCCTTGTCGTAGAACTGTTCACGCACCTCGCGCATAATATTATTCTTGAAACTGGTCGTCTTCAGTTTGGTACAGATGTCGACGATACGGCGTGACCGTTTCCGCGCGGATGTGTATTGGTCAGATGTGGGGTCCAGCCCGGATGTCAAGTCCATTATCTCGCGGTGTTTCTTCGTATAAATGTCGTGCATATCTTTGGAAATCAGCGCACGAAGCGAGTTGCCTTGGTCGCATTCACACCACCGATTCTTCTCGAATTCATACCACTGATTATCTTTGACACTGACACAAACGAACCGGTCTTTGAAAATCGTATACAACACCGTCGCCAAATCTACATCCGTAGATGCGTCATTGGTCGTCTCGTTACAAATCGTCTGATGGATGAAATTGTCGATGGTTTCATTACGGATTCGGTTATAGTCTTCCGGGCAGTCATTTTTGGCCCAATACATGATGGACCGCCGGGTAAGACCGTCGGGGCTATAGGGGAAATTACACCACGTTTCATAATGGTTCATAATATTCGTATATGAGAACTTCGCGGACTTTGCGCTGAAAAGCATCCATGTCAGGAATAGTTTATCGTTGGTATTGTGAAGCGCGAGTCCGACGCGGAGCCATTTGTCGTATGGGTCGTAGTATTGCGACGGAAGGGCCATTGTGTAATAATGCGTCTCGCGGATTTCGTATTCTTTGGGTTCAAGCATATTCAGCATAACTTCGACCGCCATCGCGAGTTCAGAGTGGCACGTTATTTTATCCATCAGAATCACTCCGTTGTGTGACATCATTGCGTCGGTTGCGCCGCCACCATTTATACCGCCACCGCCACCGCCCGACCCCCCCGTGACCACAAGGCGAATACGTCTGCCTCCATCTGCGCCACCCGCTCCACCGCCGCCCGATCCACCGCCGCCCGCGCCGCCATTTCGCACCCCATTCATTCCACCACGTTGTTGATTCAGAAGCGCGTCATATTCCACCTTCAATACGGAATTTGTCTGTAATAATGTAAATACGGGATATTCGGTATCTACGCCCGTCGCCGTCTGGACGGATACTTTCGCGAAATTCTCCTTGACGTTGAATTTGCTCGTCTTCTCTTCCTGACACATCCACGCGCCATCGTCGTCGTCTGGGTCGTGCATCATAATGAAATGATACTTCAACATATACGCTTTGTGGCCGGGTTTACGCGAACCGTATAACTGCCAGTTGGTGTGGCCGCGCGATATTCCTTCATCAAGGACGTCATTCCACGAATTCGTAATTGGGAGGTCGGTCCATATTTCCGGGAGTTCTTTCAGCATTCGCGCGCGCAACATTCGCTGAATCGGGCGGTCCACCGTTGCGCCAATAATCATATGGATTCCGTCTTTTGTGACATCATCCAGTTGGTTTACATCGCTCTTTTCAAAGACATAAATCGGAATCTTGACATCCGCGGGGATGCCAACAAGCGTCTCCAGCGTTTGAATATACGACTGTATCATATCCAATATGTGTTCTTTCGAATGCTGGCGTTTGGTGATACTCGTTTCATATCTGAAATCAAAGTCCACGACAATGATGCCCTTCTCCGGATTCTGTTTTTCGGTGAGAAACTCTTGTTTTCCATTTTCAAATACATGCGAATAATACTTCTTCCAAAACACCGGCAATATCGCCGGAGGTATCGTATAAACACCGCCGTGGACGTTCAGTGACTTATCCCCGATGCGCGTATGTGTATATGCTTCGCCTGGCTTGGACGTGTGATGTTTCATAAATTGCTCGTATGTCATACCAGAGCAAAGAGACTGGTATGATGCGGTTGTAGGGTCGGTAGGCGTAGGCGTAGGCGTAGCCGCAGCCGTCCCTGACGCCGTCACGCCGTATAAAGTTGATGTCATTGTCCTGTAAATTCAAATTAGGTAGGTTTAAAGTTCAATTTTGTCCGAATTATGAATTGAAATTTCTAAAACCCCCGGTTTATATATTCCGGAGGTTTTATCTCTAAATCTGATCCCCCAAAAATGGTACCTTGACTTTTCATTCATGTAAACCCCCGAAAAAAGGGGGATGCTTTCATTTTCGTTTTTCTGGGCGCAGGACTTTTGTAAAAAAAGTGTTTTAGCCCGTAGATTTTTTTTTAGGGTTTCGGTTTTCGGTTTTGTGACGATATATGCTCACACTCTTTTTTATGAGAGCATAATGGTCACAATGTTTTCTCGTATTTATAGGTTTGTTGCTAGGGTTATCGTCACAAAACCCGCGAAAAAGGCGGGGTCGGCGGTGGTCGACAACGACGAGAAGGGAAAAATACATAAACACAATAATATAATCTATTGTAAAACCTCATTTCGATGGACCCTCCTCCTTCCACAGCCACACCCACGGCCACGGCCACACCCACGGCCACGGCCACACCCACGGCCACGGCCACGGTTGTCATCCCCAAAGACACTGTTACACGTCTACTTAAAGACATCCGCGATGTGATGACCGACTCCTCATTAGACGATTGTGGTATTATATATCGACACAGTGAAACAGATATACTTACCGGTTATGCGTGTATTGTTGGCCCGGCCGACACGCTTTATTTCGGCGGGTATTACTTCTTCGTCTTTAAGTTCCCTACGAACTACCCGCATTCGCCACCGATTGTTTCCTATTTGACGAATACAAAGAATATTCGGTTTCATCCCAATTTTTACACGAATAAGAAGGTGTGTGTGTCTATTGTGAATACGTGGCGCGGAGAACAATGGTCGGGGTGTCAGAATATTCGGTCTGTGTTGATGACGTTTCAGTCATTGTTGGATAAAGAGCCACTGCTTCACGAGCCAGGTATTCGCAGAGAGCACAGCGATTTCATTCCGTATCACACGATTGTTGAATATTACAATTATAAGTTTGCGTGTTTGACGTTATTGACTGAACTTACGACACACGTTAGTATTGAGCCGACACTCGTTCCGGATTTTCAGGAGTTCATGTTGCGCCATTTTAAAGAAAACAAAACGCATATTCGAGAGATTTTGGCGGAACGATGGAAGAAGTTTCCTGAAAAGAAAACCCTAACGACTGGGTTATATGGATGTATTACGGCCGCGATTTCATATGACACCATATTAGAACATTACGACGCTACGGTCGCGGCCGTATTGTAATACTTATATTATCACATAAACGACGGATACCGACTTAAATTGAAATTAATTGTATCTATATACAATATAGTAGATTACGTGCGATGCATTTCTGTTCGGTATGTTCCAATATGAATTATATCAGCATCACTCCTGAAAATGAGTTACAGTATTACTGTAGAAATTGTGGAAATATAGACAATACGATTGCTTCCGAGAATATATGTGTTTCAAAGGTCAATGTCCGGCATAAAACGACGCCGCAGACCTTTTCGCAAGTGGTGAATAAATATACGAAGCTGGACCCAACACTGCCGCGGATTCATACAATGCGCTGTCCTAATGACGAATGTTCTAGCAACCAGGGCAGCACTGGTGGCGGGGGTGTCGCACCCAAGTCGGAAATCATTTATGTTCGGTATGATGACACGAACCTGAAGTATGTATACTTGTGCGCGAAATGCGACAAGGTATGGAATACCGAGCAACAGTAACGGCGGCGACGGCCGCGGAATTTTAGTGAAAATAAAATATAGCATTATAGTATAACAATGAATCCTATTTCTTTTGCCAATGCCGAATCCGATGCGAAGAGTCTGAGATTGCCTTCGTATTCGCAAATCCGCCCCCACCTCGTCCAGCCCGTGAAGGATGTTATCAAGGTCATCAATGCGACCTGCCCCAAAATCACCACCAGCGGTATTAGTCTAGGTTGCCCGGCCACTCGTTAAATACCCGCGTGGAGCGAGCGAGCGACCGACCGATCGCCGTATTTTTATTGTTTTACTATTCATCCACGTAAAACAATAAATTGAAACATAATAAAGTGTGATAATTATATATACATAACGCAGCTAATGTCGAAACCTCTTTCACTTAAAAAACTGTTGCCAACTCCTGCTGCTGCGGCGGTGGACGCCGATGATTCTGAAAATGAAGAAGCCGCCCCGGTATTACCGGTAGACGACGATGATGATATAGCATCAGAATCGTCCGATGATGATACCCATACAACAAATGAGACGTCGTCGGTTGGTGACGACGATGACAACGATGACGCAGAACCAAGTGAAGGAGAAGAAGACGGTGATAGTGACGGTGGCGGCGAGGGCGGCGGCGAGGGCGGCGGTGATGGCGGCGAGGGCGTCGGTGAATCAAAAAAGAATGGAAAGAAACGGCGGACAGCCTCCAAGAAAAATACAGAAGATGACCTCACATTACTGGGGGTGCCGCACGGTATCCATTTTGACGACGACGAAGACGAAGACGAAGAAGACGACGATGAAAATGAGGATAAAGGCTCGTCGGAATATTTCCAGAAACTGAAATCAAATGTTCGTGAAAGTTATATTGCGACATATCACCCAGAATCATTCTCGCACAACTATGACGAAATCCAAACACTGTCGCGTGTCGTGCGAAATAGCGCCGGTATCATCGTGGATGATTTACACCGAACCATTCCGATTATGACGAAATATGAGAAAACGCGGATATTGGGGCAACGCGCAAAACAAATCAATGAAGGCGCACCCGCATTTATTAAGATTGATTCTACCGTAATTGACGGATACCTCATCGCGGTGAAGGAATTAGAACAAAAGAAGACCCCCTTTATTATTCGACGCCCATTACCAAATGGCGGTTCTGAATATTGGCGAATTCAAGATTTAGAGATACTTTAGACATCATTGACTGTCTTCTTCATAAGGATGAAATAATTTGCGTTGATATTTTTTTATACGTTGAGCTGATTCTTTCAAAAACGGCTTTTGTTTTTCGTCATATCCATCCAATGTAGATGACGAAGACCAGTTGCTAGATGTACCGGAATCATTTGCGGAGGAGGTAAGGTCGTCAAATGAAAATGGACTGCTATCTCCACAATTTTGTGGGTATTTGCTGGTGAAGCCGCTGGTATCGCCGTCGCTCTCGGTCTCGGTCTCGGACTTTTTGTGTTTATCACAACAACAACACCGGAAATATGATTTTATAATAGTAAAAAAATTACGAGACATCTTTTTACTATTTCAATAGTATTATTCTTTATGTCGTATTATCTCAGCACTTCCAACGCTTTCCGCATTCCAAGCACGTGACAAATGTCGTCATAGGCTCATCAGCCGAACGAGTCTGAAGCTGATAATACGTGCATTTCTTGGATTTACACTTATTACACGTGAAATTGTCGGTGGATGCTTCAATGTTCGGCTCGTATTTCTGTTTGTCGCGAACCTTTTTGTCTTCAATGAGTTGTTTCCATTTGTCGGGGCAAATTTCCTGGTGCGTCATAAATGCGAGTTCGGGTGCTTTGATATTTCCGGATATAACGGCGCTTGATACGTCTGGTTTCTTCAAGTTGATATACACAGAACGCAGTCGGTCAATATATAATGTGATGAAGAATGGGTTGGACCATTTTTTCACAATATTGTTTTTGGTTGCGTGCTGAATGGTCCAATTGAATATGCCTTTTTCGATATTGGACGCGATGGTGCCGGTGTCGGTGCCGGTGCCGCCTAGAAGCGCCTCAATTCGTTTGCGCACTTCGGCGCGAAAGTTGTCAGGATACGCAATCGTTTGAATAAATGACATCGGATGTATTAATTGTATAACTATAGATTTCTTTATTCAATTTTACGGACCCGACCGGTCGTTAGTCATACGAGTCTTCACTTAATTCCGACTCACTTTCTTGCGCTACGACGGGTTCTTCAACCGTCTTTTTGGGTTTTCCGCCCACTGTGGGCTTCTTAACCGCGGCTTGTCGCTTCGGTTTGGCAATAATCTTTGCTACAATTTCACCCCCATCCGTATCAGAAGTCGTAGACGATTCCGTCTCTGTTTCGGTTATAAACTCGCCCTCGGTCGATTCTGATTTGCGCGTATTCCGTTTACAGCGCGGGGTGGCATCGTCCACGACAAACCCGTCCTTCAAATACCCGCTAGTCGTCTTTTTACACGCAGGAATGGAGTCCAGCTCATCCACTTCATTTTCATCCTCCGCCGCTGTAGCCGCCAAGTCCTCAAATCCGTCAAATAGTGACTCATATATCTTATTCCATAATTCAATTGTCATATCAATTGCGTTCTCCTTATCTATTCTGGCGACAAGTGCCATATTTCCAAAGAATAAATGTTCGTCTATTGGCGGCGGCAATTCGTATTTATTCTCTTGCCCTGCGCGTCCGTCGGATTTCGCCCAAATATCCACATAAATATACTTCGCGGTAGGCGCAGTGGCGACAGCGGCAGTGGCGTGTTTATTCTTGTATCTCCACGTATGACAACACACAAACCCTTCGGGATTCCTGTATCCACATTTTTTAGATAACAGTACGGCAAGCTCTCCAACGGTAGTCTCTTTATTCGGTTCAACTACACATTCCGAAAGAGAACTCGTTTTGGAGACAATAACAATTGTCGTTTTGGTCGCGGCCGAAGATGACGACGGTGACATGGTTGTGTATAGAATACGCGAATTGTTTCTATATTGTTTCGTGGCCGCGAAATGACATAAACATACGACGTGATATTATATAACACACGACAATGGATAAACCCAATAATTTCCGCGCACAAAAAAGGGGGCAAAATGCGCGACAAGCCATGATGATTTCCGGCCTCAGCACCATTTACAGAAACAATACAAGTACGCATTTTATTCAAACAAAGCAACAGACCGAGCCACGGATTTATATACTGGATATAACATTAGAAGAAATGTGTGCGCGATATTCGAAAATACATCAAATCATTGAAAGGGGTCGTCTTCGCCCGAAGGGAACTGAACTGTTTTTCGTAGATAAAAAAATGGAACATCTCGTTCTAACGCAAGACGCCATATATGAAATCCGCGCAAATGACGCCACGCGTCAACAGAATCTACACGAGCGCATTCCGGTGGACGGACAAGTTCGGATGATGGAAATCGCCAAGACGACGACGGGGATCCCGGTCCTGGTAGATGAAAGTTATTATGAATTGACGCCTCCCATCGCCAACGATACGCGCCACAATATTTCCGCAAATCACACCGTTGTACGGCATATTAAAAAAGTCGTTAAAACACATCCGAAATCAATGAGCGCATTCGTGTTTCTATTAAACGAGACGGAGACCGACGTCCTTGATTTTTATATGACTACCGAAAATGGCGTTATACCGAACCATTCGGATATATTAACCCGAACGTGTATCGACGATATTATTTCGTTTTTAGACCACTTCAAATTATGTTCGTAATATACACTTGAATACAATATAGTTACATCATAATCGTAATGTTGTGGTTCATTCAAAATATTCTCTTTTCTATCAGCTTAATTGTTATTATTCATTATTTGTATATTTATTTTGAAACTACATTGACCGCGCCAAAAGTGAAAGACTTAATACATTGCCCGAAACAGAAATATAAATCGCTGTTTGATACAATCAATAAAAATTTAGATAACGCAAAGTCGGTGCCGGCGCAATCGGCGCATTTAGGAATACACACGTATGATACAAGTATACACACGTATGATACAAGTGATATTATTCCCTCTTCCACGTCGTCGTCCTCGTCCATCCCAAGCGATATGAAGACGGATTTAAAAACATTCTTACGCGGAATTGGACTGAAATCCAAATCTTCAAGTGATAATTTTCGCCCGAGCTATGAAATGAGTTAAAGTGAACTCGCGTATAATATATATATACGCATACGCGATATTTATTATATGGCAACTCCCCGTTTTTACAATAATAATCATCGCAACGGCAACGGCAACGGCAACGGCGACGGCAACGGCGACGGCGTCTTGAATTCGCAAGACTCTGACAGTTTATTGGCAAGTTTTCCGAATACTCGACTTTCTTATGAAGCATCTATTCATAAGAACGAACCACTCGTGTCAGGTTATAAATGCTTTATTCTTCCAAAGGGAAAGCGGTGTGTGGCGTGGGTGACGGAATGGAAACGACGTAAAATAGTAGCAGTGATTGATATTGCTGGGGCGAATCACAGCGTCGGTGGCGTATCGCCTATCCTTCGCAGATTCCAACAAGAAAATAGCTGGTATCCCGGTTCTGTCCGTATCTATGATGCGTGTATGGATAGTTCACTCGCCTATGGAACTGTATTTGGCGGCGTGCTATTTCGGTTGACGGACAAGACGTGTTTCTCTATCCATACAATTTACTGGTATAAAGGGAATCCGATTCCTTCGCTCACATTATCCGGTCACGTTCGGTTATGTGAAACTATATTTGCGGAAAGAGAAATCCGGCAAGTTGCGTATACGAAACAAAAGAGCGTAGTATTTGGACTTCCTGTATTATGTAATAGTGAACAAGATGCCGAATCTATTGCGCAAGGGTTACCGTATCAAGTATACGCAATTCAGTATCGTTATAATACACACACAAGGGTGGTTCAGCGTATGAGTGATACGAACGACGCTAGAAATGGTCGTGTATCTGCGAAATTGCCTTTTGCTGCCGTCCCGGTCGCCGTCCCCATAGCGGCGGCGACGGCGACGGCGACGGTGACTGCGACTGCGACGGCGACGACTCAAATACCCTATATCCCGCCAACCGACGAAATGCTTACCAATATCCAGGCAACATTTATCGTCCGACCTAATATTCAAAATGATATATACGAGTTATTTGTTATGCCGTCTCGTGGACGCGAACCGGTGTTTCATAATTTCGCACATATACCGAGTTATAAAACGAGTGTTATGATGAATCGACTATTCCGCAATATTGCGGAAAATCAGAGTCTGGACGCATTAGAGGAAAGCGAAGACGAAACCGAATTTGAGAATACTGAACCTGACAAGTATGTTTCACTTCATAAGGAGTATATAATGGTGTGTCGGTTTCATAAACGGTTTTGTCGTTGGGTGCCGTTCCAGGTCGTCACTGCGGGGGGTGCGGGCGCGGGCGCGGGCGTTGTCACTGACCAACAAGTGAAACAGCACGAGTTTCGTTATTTGAACTCCAGGCGCATCACGCACGGTAAGAAATAGGTATAAATATAACTCGTATACTATCGTATACTGTCGTATACTATCGTATTTACTAGTCATTAGATGTCGTATACTGTGTCCTTTTCCCGTTCCTTGCCGTATCGGCGATTATCGAAAGTGTTTCTCGATTTGGCGCAACAAATGCCACGTGTCCGACCGTGTTATGCGGTTTCGTCGGCTTCTTCGCCGGCGGTTATATCGTTTCTTCGCGAATACCGTGTTCCAATGATTTGCCATAATGCGCGTCAAGTATCACTTGTCGGCGATAATTCGTTGGTGATTGCGGGAAGACGGTTCGTCGGTTCAAATGAATGTATTGTGCGGAGTGTAGGGGACCTCGCGGGTCGTGGGGCTCCGGCGAGGCCGCCTCGTGCTCCGGCTGCGCCTCCGCTATTGTGGGTTCATACCGCCATTTCACACGACGGTATCCATAACACAAGAGAAATGTTTGAATATATATGGGCACATAAGTATATCGTAAACGGTCTTGTATTTAATGTCAATAATTTCAGCAACCCGTTGAGTTATATTCCACCATCGATGTATAGCTATAAAATCGCTCTTGACTATCTATTTAGAAATATCATAGACCCGTTTGAGAAAGAATACGGCATTCCAACCCCCGCAATTATGATGGACGCTCGAGACCATATTACGCAAATGTCGCAGTTAGACGAACTTCATTCGCATATTCGTGGCTGTCGTCGAGAGAAGCAGCCCGCAATGCGTTTGATTCTCGGCGCATTGATTGACAATGAATGAATGAATGAGCGAGTAATAACGAGCGAGCGAGTAATAACGAGCGAATGAATATATAATATCCTATCCTATTATATATAATACCATCGCAATGTCATCACAATCAGACGCAATATCTAACGAACCACTCACTGGTGGCGCAAGAAAAAACCGTCTAGGCGGCGAACATATGAATCTTCAGCCATCCGCACCCATCAGTGGTCAGAAAATCCGCAGAATCAAACCGTTTGTTTTCAAGAACCAGACGAAATATTTAGCGCGTTTGCGTTCGTCTCCTTGCCGTTCAAAAACCCAGAAGAAGTGTAACAGTCGCAAATTGAGAGTGAGCTGTAAGTATGCTCGCGGAACCAAGCGCACATTTTGCCGCAGGCGTTCCAATAAGAATTATCGGTCGTAAACCATAACGGTTTATTATTATTATTATTATTATTATTGAAATACTAATAATAATATAGTTAGTATATAATAGTATTCTAATAATGTCGCAATATATGAATTCAAACCCCCTAGCCGAGCATAACGCGGGAATTGCGTTATCAAGCAAACAAATCCCTGTTGGCGGCGGTGGAACCGGGAATATGTATCAGGGCCAGGCTGGCCGCGCGTTTGTTCAAGGAGGAGGCGGGATGAGCCAGTTTCATTCATTTGATGGCGGGAATGTGGATAGCGCGTATGCGCGCGGGTCGTATGCGCCGGTCACGGTTGGTTATAACTCGGTAACGTCTGGTGGCGGTAGTCGTCGCAAACGCAGTAGTAAGAGTAAGAGTAAGCGAAAAGTTCGTAAAACCGGACGACGTAATAAAAAGTGTAATTGCGATATCGTTACTGGATTCGGGGGGCGTCGTAGTCGCCGTATGCGCACCTGCCGTCACTGTAAGTCGTGTCGCGGCAGTCGAAAGCACAGGAGTCAAAGCGGTGGAGGCGGATGGGGCGCGCCTTACGGCAGTAGTGCCGCGTCAGGCGTAAATGCTGGGTATTCTATCGGGGGGCCCGGGTCAGGTGTCACACCAAGCACGACCGCTCTAGCAAATCCTGCGGCTCCTACCGCATATAATAGTTGCCATCCTGTATCCTAGGACTCCGGTCGTCGTGACTCCGTGACTCCGACTCCGACTGTGTCGTCGTGTCCGTTCACTCCGTGACTCCGTGACTTCGTTACTCCGTGACTTCGTTACTCCGTGACTCCGTGACTCCGTTCACTCCGTTAACTGAAACATACACTTTCCATTCATCTTCGGAATGGTCGACTTTATTTTGGATTTGGCGCTTGTTTCTGTCGTCACCGAGAGAACACCCGTCTCTTCATCAATTTCAATAATATCCGCATCGGCCAGAGTCGCCGCGGACGCCGACTTCATTGACGCCACAGCCTTCGGCTCATATTTCACCGTCCAGTTATTTTTATAATACCCCTCCGTGTCTGTAATTATGATACGGTATTTCTGTTTGATATAATAGGTCTGGCGTTTCAGCCACTGGCTGCGGAATACATCCTGTGGGTCGATGATATCAATCACGAGGGGGGAGGCGTGTTTCACGCGCAGGATGCGCCCAACGGACTGACACACATCCGTTTTCGGCGACGCCATAATCAGTGTCGTCAATGTCTTGATATCCAACCCCTCCGACGCCATCGCATACGTCGCTATAATCACCTTCTTGCTCTCACTCAATTTCAGCGCGGCCTCTTTCATCCCGCCCACATAATACCCAACCGACGCGATTTTCCGGTGTTCTATCGCGTCGTGGAAATACTCTAGGAGAGACCGATTATGCGCCAGTATCATCACTTGTTGGTCCGGGTTCGTCGCCAGCTCATTTTGTAGCACGTCCAGGACAAACTCGCTCCGCCTATTGTAATTACACACTTTAGAAATCATCGTGCTGAATTTGGGGTTGCCGCGATAGTCATATTCGGTTTCATTGAATTCGGGGTCGTTTACCTTATACTGAATCCCCTTCACAATCACCGAGTGGGTCGTCGTGTCGTTCTTCTCTTTATGGACCACGTCCCCCAGGAAATGTTTGAATACTTTTGTCAGTCCATCCTTGCGCACCATTGTGCCGGAAAGGCCGAGCGTGTATTTTGTAACTATTTTCATCATACACCGGCAGAATACTTCCGCGGACATATGATGGCATTCGTCGTAGACTGTGAGACCAAATGTGTCAAACATATCTCTCGGATACTCCTTCATTGAAAGAGATTGGAGCATCCCGATGACGATGTCTTTATCGTCGATATCCACGATTTGTCCTTGAATCATTCCGACACGAGCAGCTGGCAGGAACTGCTGTATTCTCTCAATCCACTGATTCAAAAGGAAACTTTTATGGACGACGACGAGTGTCTTCACGCGAAGCCTGGCGATGATATTGAGCGCCATAACGGTCTTCCCTTTGCCCGGGTCTACATCTAGAAGCCCGCCGCCGCCCATCCCCGCATTTTCCGGTCGGGTGACTTGATGAATATACTTGTCCACGATTATATTTTGATATTCGCGCATCTCGCCGGAGAATACGAGAGATTCGGATACAGGCGCGCCGGGGGGGATTCGCGTTTCTTCAGGGATGCCATATATTTTGGTTCCATAAAACCGCGGAATATATATCTTTTTAGAACATTCGCGGTAAATCGGGAATTTAGGGGCTTGGACTGGCGCTTTAGGCACATATGCGCCAACGGTGAGTTCGTCTCTCAACAATGTAAGGTCGGCTGTGTCCATACATTCTTTGAGAAGGGTATATCCGCGAGGGCCGTAATACGACGACACGGCGACGGCGACGGCGGCGGTCATCGGTCGGTCGATCGGTCGGTCTGTATAGATTTAAAACAAAGACTCCGAGAGATTTCAATTCTATTAGGTTTAGTTTTAGAATAATATATCATATAATAGTAATAACACTTTAATCAAGTTAAAATCATAATGGATA